CCGACACGAACAGCCCCAGCAGGTCGGCCGACTCACCTTCCTCGGGCTTGGTGTTGAGCAGGCTGACCACCTTCTGGCCCAGGCGCTTGACGACGTACGTCTCCTGGGCGTCGGCGTAGATCTCGTCCGTCGCGTCGGCGTCATCGGTGATGACTTCGAACCAGATCTCGTTCTTGGCCAACCAGTTGACCAGGTTGGCGTCCGTCTCGGTCGGGGCGCTCTTGCCCTGGACGACGAACCAGAACTGGTCGTCGCCCGCCCTTGTCCACAGATCCTTGAGCGTCTCGGTGAGTTCCTTGCGGGACATCTCCCCATCACCGAGGACTACGTGCATTGCCACAGCAGATTCTCCTTCATCGTTGGTTTCCTCGTTGCGAACGCAAGGCCGCAAACCTAATCGAGTCGGTGGTGACTAGCAACAGGTCTGCGATGAGCATGACGAGCATCGCAGCCGCTCCCCAGCCCAAGCCGTACCACCAGTGATCGTAATCGATGAGCGCCTGACCACCGACCCCCAGGCCGAATGGAAGCAGCTTCCAGAACCATTCAGGCCCATCTAGCAGGCCTTGCGCCACACTCCAGACACCCCACACAGCCATTATCACGATGGTGTACTCCATGTGCGGAGGCAGGTTAGCCGAGCAAGACCCCCGGTGAGGTGACCGTGTGGACGGCGTTGTCTGGCTGCAGGATGGGAACGTAGGTGAGCACCACGTTGGCAGCCGTGTGGGTATTGGTGGCGTTGGCCGGAACCAGAGGCGTGTTGGGGACAGCAACTATGACAACAGCGCCACCAGTATGAGCGTGGGTGGCGCTCTGGACGATGAGTGCAGGCTGGATCGTGACGTGACTGGCCGAGTGAGCGTGCAGGCTGTTGCTGGCGATGATGCCCCAGGGGTTGAGGATGCCCTGGAGGTCGTTGATCGGGTCCAACCGGTAACTCAACACGCCGGTCCTGGTCGGGACCGGGAGCCTCAGGTCGTTGGGATACAGCACGTCCATGTGGGGAGTCACGACGGTGCCTGCGGGCACCCACTCGTAGCAGATCCCCTGCTTGGCCATCACCTCATCCGTGATGAGAGTCGTGTCGGAGATCTGGCGGGCGAACATCCGACCGAACACGGCCTGCTTGTGGTTGTACCAGAAGCTGTAGCTGGCACCCTGACGCACCTCGCCGCCGTACCAGGTGAAGTCCTCGCGAGCGCCGTAGTCGGTGTCACCGTCGAAGTACGGCCAGTCCTTGAGGTAGCCCTTCTCGCAGAGCACTTGGTCGATGGTGATATCACCGCCGTCGCACTCGATACGCAGCAGCGCCTGATACGTCTGTACGGGGGTGCGGCATACAGCGATATGGACGAACGTGTTGGGGTCAAGCTGCCATGTCTCCTTGCCCCAATCCACCGCCGCCTCTTCGAAGTCATCGTCCCACCAGACGAGGCCGACCTTGACGTTGCCGACGCCACGGGCCATGAACTGGATCGTCCAGCGCTCCTCGCGCATGGTGGGGAACAGGTTGGACTCGGCCACCACGATGCCTCCGTACTGGAAGCGACCGGCGAAACGTCCAGCGGCGATGGGTGGGTTGGTAAGGGGCACACGGGAAGCCGTGCCGTTGGTCGTCCAGTAGCCGGTCGGCGGGCTGGCCAGTTCGAAGCTGGGGTTGGCGATCATGTTGGCCCGCTGTGGGTACAGCCAGACGTGCTGGGTGTGGGATGGTTCGAACGCTGGTGGCCCGAGCGACAGCAGCAGCGGCCCCTCGGAGATCGTGACGATGGTGCCCCCCGCCTGTGGAGCATCGGCCCAGTTGAACATCCAGCGGTTGGACACCGCCCCGAGCGTGGAGTCAGGTGACGCGGTGATGGCGTCGCCGTTCTGGACGACTCGCATCTCACCAGCGAACGGTGTGTTGGTGACGAAGATCAGCGTGTTGTCGGGCCGCAGGAACGCTGCCGCCTTGACCTCACTGGGAGCCAGGTTGTTGAAGGGGAACGACGAGAACACCACGTAGTTGCTCTTGCCCTCGTCACGCACACCAACCGTGATCGTGTTGGCCAACGGTGGGCCTCCGGTGGTCACCGGGATCCACCCCGGCGTGGCCAGCAGTTGCGTCACCGTTGTCATACCGATGTACCGGCTGTCGTTGTCTTCGAAGTTGGGAGCCTCTCGGAACAGCACCAGCTTGACCACCGAGCCATTGATGATCCCCGGCGACGCCGACAGAGCGGTGATGAACGCAGTGGAGAAGAATGCTGTCATGGCTGCACCTGTTGTGGGCCTGCGGAGGGCGGTGTGCCCAGAACGTAACCCTTGAAGGGCACGGACGGATCGTCGGACCCGAGCAGTTCCCCGGCATCGCCAACGGTGAGGTACTGGTCGGGCGGCGTCACGGCGACGGCCTTGCCCGCACGGTCCAGCACGTAGGTCGATGCCCCGGAGATGTCGATCCACTTCGACACGGCCCCACCACCTGACGGTCGGCCGGTGAAGAAGATGACCGGCGTCATGTACACCGCCCCAGTCGGTGCGGTTCCCTGGACAACGACGCTGTACCAACCAGAGCCGACAGCGGCGACCGGGCTGATGCCGGTGGCCTTGGAAAGGTAGTCGGTGGCCTGACCACCAGCGCCGTACCACAGCAGGTAGCAGTTGACCGCCGCCGCTGGTGTCTCCTGGGCGACCTGCACAGTGAAACCGTAGGAGGTGCCAGGCTCCACCGGGATACCCGAGTACAGCGGTATCACAGCATCCTGCAGGGTCCATGTCCCTCCAGCGTTGACCGTGTAGTGCGGCCCGTTGCCACAGACCAGCGCCAGGTTCGTCGTCTCGGTGGCCTTCGGGGTGACCACTCTCATCGTGCCCCGTCCGATATTGGCTCCCGTGTAGCTGCCGCCGTAGGACAGAGCCGCCGTTGTGGTGTTGAGGTCAGAGTCCAACAGGTCGGTCGCATCCGCCAGGTAGCCCCACGACCCGGTGCCGGTGTAGAAGTCGGAGTCGTCGGGCAGGAGCATGATGTTGGTGCCCATGGAGATGTCGCACAGCCACTTCGTCCCGGCTTCGATCACGTGCTGGAGAGCAGGAATCGTCCCCCTCTGCTGTAACAACAGTGGGAGGGCGGCGAGGATCCCTCGGTACCGGACATCACCACTGCCCGTCCGGTAGGGGACACCGAAGTTCTGGCCCACTCCCTTGAGCAGAGCCATCGGAGACTTGTCCACGTGGTACGTCTGCTGCCACTGCTCCACGTACTCGCGGGTCAGGTCAAGTTCCGAGCCGAAGATGTCGAACAGCTTGCGCAGTGGGCCGGTTCCCTCCTTGATGTTGGAGTCGGTGTACCGGTAGAAGGGCGGGATGGTGTTCCACAAGTGCTCGTTGTGGCCGTAGTTGCGAGGGATCAGCACCTGGCCGGTCATACCCACGATCCAGTCGAGCTTCGTCGTGCGGAAGAAGAGTGTGTAGTAGTAGAACTGCCCCGGCTGCAGGGGCTTGTCGTACACGACCGGTGGAGGCACGTTGATCGTGGCCGGGATGATCTCGGTCATCGCCGTGTCGGTGGCGATGGTCCACGTCCTGGCCCGAGGGTCGATCCACGTGGTGCCGGTGCCGGGGTAATCCTCGGAGTCGTAGCGCCACTGCACCTGGAGGCCCACCGGCTGCGACAGGTCACGGAACTCCACCCAGGCGATGTTGCCCTCCCACTGGGTGCTGCCCACACCATCTGAACGTGCGCCGATGGACAGGCGTGAGGTGGTGGCGTTGAAGGTGTCGGCTATCGGCGCACCGGCCACCGTGATTCGGGTGCCCTCGGTCCAGGTGGTGCCGTCGTCCACTGAGGTGATCGCCACGACGTAGGGAGAAGCGTCGTCCTTGGTGAAGCGCACACCGATACAGACCAGGTCACCGCTCGTCTTGGGCAGGGCGTCCAGTTCCGCCTTGGTGGCGAGGATCGCTGGTGTGGCCCAGCCGTCAGCGGCGCCGTCGAGCGACCACTGGATCTTCAACGAGCCGTCGATGTCCAGGTACACGACCCACGAACGACCACCAGCCACGGGCTGCCACACCGCCGCCAGGTACTGCACGTGCGAGGCGGCGAGGATGCTGACGCAGCCCGAGATCTCCGTGTTGTTGATGATGCGCTGGATCGGGGTGGACCAGGCATACCCCAGTTTGGGGGAGATGACAGCGGGAGTCTCCGGCGTCGAGAAGTCGGGACGCCCAGCCCGGAACACCGTCTGGCCGTCGTTGACCGTGGCCGGGTAGCCGAAGCCAGACCGAACCAGCGCGACCTCGGCCCACTCTTCTTTGACGGTGATCGGCCAGCCCCAGGCGATCTCTGCGATCCCGATGGCTGTGGTCTGACGGGTGCCGTCCGGTAGCTCGTAGGAGACTTCACTGTGACCGGCCCAGCGAGTGGTGAGGTACGCCTTGTTGGTGGCCTCATCGAAGGACTCGGTGGTGGTCGGGTAGCGCAACGCTGTCTGTTGCAGCGTCTGCACCGTCGATCCACGGACGTAGTCGCCGCCAGCAATGATGCCGTAGGCCTGGCGCTGGGTCTGGAAGGCAGGATCGTCGGTGCCGTCTGGCCACCATGGGTCGTCACTCACCGGTCACCTCCTTCATGATGTCGTCGGTCGGCACCAGGGCGAGCACCCCGGCGACGGCGGCGGCGACACCCGACACGGCCGAGAAGACCAACGCCAGCATCGACACGTGCGACACGAACTCCACCTTGTCCAGCCACTCCAGCTTGATCGCCAAGATCCAGATGACGAGGGAGGCGACCAGCATCACGCCGTTGACGACGATGCTGGTGATGGCGATGGGCAGAGCGAGCCGCCTGATCAACGGGATCATGTTCCGGGGACACCACCCGTCGCCCACACCCACAACCCATCGTGGGTGCGCTTCTCTTCGGTCCAGTCGGTCGGGTAGTTGACCTCTTCCTCTACGACCTCGGTCGGTTCGATGCGTGGGATCAGCAACGGTGGGGTGTCGATGTCGATCACCTCTCCCGTTGAGATATCAGTGGCCGGGTGGATGATGGAGATGGTCACCCGGTTGTCGTTGCCCGGAGTCGTGGTGCTTGGCGTAATCGTGGGCGTGGTGCCGGTGAGCAGTGCAGTATTGACCGTTACCTGGCTTACGTTGCCGTAACCGGTGTATGTCAACGTCTGCGCAGCCGTAGCAATGGTCGCTGTACCGGTTACTACGACCACACCTCCTGGGATGACAGCGTTGATCGCCGTCTGGATGGCGGCTGCTGCAGCGTTGTAGGCGATGGTGCCGGTGGTCAGGTTAGTACCGGCGACGTTAAGAGTCAGCGTGAAGGTGCCGCCCGAGATCGTGCCACCGGGGGTGAGCACCTGAACTTCGTTGACGATGGTCGTCCACTTGGGTGAAGAAGTCTTGACGACGCTGTACTGCCACCAGGTGGTGTTGTTGGTAGGCGCAGCAGTGATCACCAGCACCATCTGTGAGGCGGGATCGGCAACCTGACGGAGCACGATGGTGTCACCGATCACCACCGTTGACAGGGCGACAGTCTTATTCTCCAGGTCAGCGTCAGTGGCCGAGATGGCCATCGTCGTCGGAGCGGTGGCGTTGTTGAAGCGGAACCGACGTACGGCCGGGTCGGCCATGGTCAACGTGGGATCAAGCATCCATGTCTCGGTGAGGACATAGTTGGTGACACCCGAGCCGGTGACGGGAGCGAAGCCGTCCGGTGGCTCATCGGTGGAAAGCCAACGAACCTCGGCCCACTCGACACCCTGGATCGCCAGCGCCGCCCGGTAGATCCGCCCGATGGACACCCGCCACCCGAAGTCCACCCGGTCGAAGGCGAGCACCTGGCGGATGACGGACTCGACCTGTAGGCGCACCGTCGTCTGGTTGTAGCCATCGACCACGTGGACCTGCACCCGGATGAAGATGTCCAGCCACAGCGCAGCGACATCGGTCGGCTCTGCGTAGACCGTCGAGCCGACGATGATCTTGTCCTTCATGTAGTCCTCGACGGTGGCACACAGCTTGCCCATGTACCCGGCGTCGCCCTGACCACCAGTCGGCGCGATGGTCACATGCACCGCCGTGTAGATCGTCCCGTGGGCAACCGACTTGGCGACGCCCGCTACTTGCATCGCCAAGTCGGCGTAGTCGTTGAGAGTAATCGCACGGCTCTTGATCCGTGAGGCTGCACGGGGGATGGAGAAGCGCATGGCGTCGATGCCCTCGGGGTCGGTCCCCCCTACTGGTGAGGCCGGGTTGCGCACCGAGACACCCCACAGATCGATGTTGGGTGCCGTCGCCGCCGAGATGGTGTTGAGCTTCCCAGCCGGGACGCTGTTGGCTGCGGCACCCCTACCGAAGCGGTAGGACACGTACATCGTCGCTCCGACTGGCGGAATGCGGCCAGCAGAGTTGTCCCCGAACACGACGTGGGTGGTGTCGTTGTCATCCATGAAGGTGGTGAACACGGCCTGCGTGGGACGAGCCAGTGATAGGTCGGTTACGAAGGTCCACGGCAGCGTCTGGCCTGCTTCGTCCGAGCGGATGCTCACCGTGTTGAAGACCACACCCTTGTCCCGGATGAGGAACTCGGCGTTGGGGATGCCCAAGCTGACGCCCAGCACGATGTCGGTGACCAAGACGCCCTCGGTGGCCGTGATCGGGATGTCCTTGTCACCGGGGTTGAGGGTCAGCGCCTGGTCAGTTTCGAAGATGACGATGTTCGAAGAGTTGTCCGTCTCGTTGTACACCCGCACGTACTGCGGCAGGGCGACCGACTTCTCGGCGTTGGAGTCGAGCGAGAACATCAGCAGCACGCTGGCGGCTGACTGTCCGATAGGCCGGTATCCCAACATGTCAGCGATGTAGAGGATCGACTGCCTGCGCACGGCCGTGCCCAGGAACGCCTCGCTGGCGGTGCGGTCGATGTAGAAGTGCATCACGTCGCCCATGTAGGCGAACAACTCCAGCAGCAGGGTGCCGAAGTCGGAGGCCTCCCCGGCCGTCTCCCACTCGGGCATCAGCCCCTTGGCCAGGCCGATCAGTTGCGCACGGATGGCGGTGAAGTCGCGGCTGGTGTAGTCGAGCACCACCCTGGAACGGAAGGCGTCCTCGTTGTCGAGGGAGACGAGGATCCCGGTGTCGCTCATACTGTGTCTACTCCTTGAATCCCACGATTGATCTGCCGACGCAGGAACTCGGACGAGATCGGCACTGAGAGATTGACATCGGTTCCGTACAGGGAAGGTCGGTATGTTATGTCAACAACGACGAGGCCAGGATCGCCTTCACGGATGTTTATCGACCGCACGATGGCCCGCAGGACCAGTTGCTCCAGAGCCTGCCTGATCCGAGCGGCGGCGTCCTTCATCACCAACTCGTCGGACGGATCGAACAGTGCCGCCTGGATGTCGCAGCCGTAGCGAGGGCGCATCACCCGCTCGCCCTGGTTGGTCATCAAGGCATCGATGACCTGACCACGGACGAGGTCTTCGTACGACCGGTTCTCTTCGATCTTGCCGTTCAGGGAGAGGTTGAAGGGGTAACGAAGCGCTCTCACACCACGCTCCGCAACCGGGAGTCGTTCCACGACGAGATCCATTGACCATCTTGGAGCGAGAGAGTTGGGTAGGGCGATCCTTGGGCCTGCCAGAAGGACTTGTACGTGTTCCGGCTGATCTCGGTATCGGATCCAGGACGGACGAGACGCAGGTTGGTCTGGTACTGCGACGAGTCCATCTTGTGCTGCACCACCTGCACCACCCAGCGCCCGTCGTACTTGGTGCGCAGCGAGGTTGCGTTAGTGGTGACGACATCGACGCACATCCCCGGATAGATGTCGGCGTCACCCCATATCCGTGCGTCGGCCCGCTGCTTCCAGTCGGACAGGCGTGACTTGGCCGACTCGGTGTAGATCCGGGCCTCCTCGGCGTCTCGGATCACAGCGGTGGTGATGAACTTGTACTCCTTGAACTGACCGATCTCCTTGGCCACCTGCACGTCACCGTTGTCGGTGAAGTAGGCAACCTGGCCACCCATCGACTGGGGCACCTCGTCGGACTTCTCGGAGGGTGTGAACTCGATGAGGTGGCGGTCGTCATTGAGCAAGGTGTCCTCGCTCTTGTCCTTCGAAACGAGCCGGGTGTACGCCCCCTGCTCTCGCATCAGGACAGCCGGGTCGTAACACAACAGCACACCCTGGCGGTTGAACAGGGACCAGCCGATGCGCTTGACAACCTTGACGGCCTGCTCCCAGTTCGTCTCCTCGGTCTGCGCGATGGACTCCCATAGGTGGGTATCAGGGTGACTGTAGAAACCAAGGCCGCCGTAGGCCGCCAGCACCTCCACCACGGACGGGATCGTCCGCTTGAGCCAGAACCGTGGGCTGCCCTTCTGCATCGGCTGGGTCGCCCCCAGGATCTGCAGCGAGAAGGTGAGGTTGCCCTTGCCCGACTGGTCGATGGTGACGCCGACGATGTAGCCGCAGAACAGTTCCGTCCGTGGCGCCTGGCCGAAGTAGAAGCTGATCGCTGAGTCGAGCATCCCCTCGGTGTCGGTGAGCGTTGACGACGAGCACGACAGCAGCGCCATGTCGTGGGCATGGTCGCCCATGACTACGGTCGCTTCCTTGACGGTGATTTCGAACTCGGATCCGTTGAGCCGGGGGTGGAAGATCGGCACCCGGCCGCGGGTGGATCGATACGTCGGTTTGGAACTGACATCGGTCATGCTCATGACGGGATCCTCAGGTAGTCACCCATCATCAGGTCAAGCGGGTACCAGATCTTGGGGTTGACTTCAGCGACTTCCCACCACCGTGTTGAGTCATCAAGGAATTTGTAGGCGAGGAAGGGGAAGTGCTCCTCGGCCTTGGCGTAGTACTCAGCCTGAGGTGGTGATGGCAACAAGATGTTGAGGAGATACGTAGCGTCGGCCGACGACTGCACGAAGCGCAGGTTGCCCTCCACATCCTCCAGGATGGGATGGCCGTACTGGTCGTAGAAGTGCTTCAACACCGAGTGAGTCTCGGCCTCTTCGTAGCGGGAACCCTTGGGGATCATGCGTCCCTCGCAGCATTCGATTGCGGATTGTTCTGCGCGTTGTAGTTCATGTCGCCACCAACGGGCATCGGGCGCACGCAGAAGTAGGGACTGGAAGGCATGGAGGCATCACGCAGGCCGACCTGGACACCGCTGCGGGGGTGGGAGCTAGCCGCTTCGAAGCACTTGATCCCGTTTCCGGAGAAGGAGTCGAAGAAGCGGATGTGTCCGGGCTTGATGATGATGTCGCCGTACTGCAGGTCGGAGGAGTTGATCCTCTGCACGTTCTTGTAGTTGTTGGACTCCCAGTGGCTGATGATGGCGTGCGTACCTGGGTATCCACTCCCGAAGATCTGATCAGAGATACCGATGGCGTGGTACGCCGCTTCCACCAGACCCGAGCAGTCGGCCGACGTGGGAAGGTTGTACCTGGCCGCACCAGTGTCTGCACCGCTGTAGCGGGTCTGTCCTTCGACCACGTGGGCCTTGGCCCAGTTGAGCGCCTGCGCCCTGACGTTGGCACCAGCGGTGTTGGCGATGCCAGCTTGGGTGGCGTACGCCGCGTCCTGGTTTTCGGGGTCGGCGGCGGCGTTGATCACCAGTTCGTTGACGGTGAGGAACGACTCTCGGTCCTTGAACTCGGAGAAGGGGATCGCCGCCTCGGCCTGGAACTCCTCGGCCTTGTACTCGGTCATGTCCTTGACCGGCCCCAGGTACACGGCACGCATCGTCAACTGGATCCTCATCCGGACGGGTGTCATCCGGTGGGTGAACTTCTCGAAGGTCACACGGGCATTCAGCGGACGGCCCTGCACCGTCAGTTGCGGTGAGAACACGACCGTGATGTCACGGGGGTTGACCATCATCACGCCGTTGTCCGGTATTGTGTTAGCAGGAGCGCTGGCGGGGTCGGGGAAGACGTTGCGAACCACCATGTCGAAGAACTGGTAGTCCACGAAGACACCGGGGTGGTTGGGGTCGGCTGCTTCTTCCTGGCGGTCGAAGAACAGTTCGAAGGAGAAGTCCAGGATGCTGGGCGGGGCCACCAGGTTGCCCGACTGGTACACGGTGTTGAACGGGTCCAGCGCACCCTGGTCCAGGTACGACACGTAGTCCCTGGAGATGATCTCCGGGTTGTACATGAAGTAGAGCCGAGCCTCGGACATGGGCTTGCCCGTCTCACGCTGTGCTCTGCGGATGTACCCCCGCAAGATCCGTGCCGGGTAGTGGACACCTCCCACACTGGAGTCGGTCAGGGCCAGCGATGGGTGCAGCCGACCGGCCGCACCGCTGGCGAATGGCGGGTTGGATCGGTTCCCGGTGACGATGTCGCCTGATTGAAACCACTCATAGGCGAAGTTCTGCTGCAGTTGATCCTGGGTCATCCCAGTACCCGGCATGAACGCTGTAGGGATGTCGGCACGGTTGTAGGCCGGTGCTGTCGTCCACCCGTACGGCTTGGTGGCCAGGCCGGAAGGTCGGAAGGCGTTCTTGATGTTGTACTGGTACGCCATCAGTTGTTCCTCAGCATCCGGGTGCGCATCTCGTCCTCAAGGTGGTCAGCGATCATCGTCACGGTGCGGCGCATGTCGATGCCGCCCTGTTGGCCGCTGTTGCCGCCGCTGATCTGGAACGTGTTGTTGAACACCAGCGAGTTGCTGTTCGTGTGTTGGTCCACCGCCGACGAGTAGTAGTGGGCCGACGATCCGGTATCACCCAGGGTGAAGGGCCGTGTCTCTTGTGATACCGGTGTAATCTCCGCTCCGTAGTCGAGATCGCCCAGTCCTGCCTGGGCAACGAGCTTCGCCGCCCTGGTCTGATCGGTGCTTTCGAAGGGGCTGGCGAACCCGCCGTGGATGCTGTGAGTCCTGTTGTCGGTGTTGTCGGAGTTGGCCCAACCAGGACGGAGGGGCAAGCCCCAGTAAGCGCTCTGCTTGCTGAAGTTCCACGTCATGAAGTTGCCCGAGTCGTGGTAGATGTCATAGGCGACGTTGGCGTTCTTCTGGATGTCCAGCAGATCATTAGCGGAGTAGCCCATGGAGGCGATCCGGTCCCTGTGGGCCTTCCTGTTGATCTGCATCAACCCCTTGTCTTCGCCGTTGGGGTTCGCAGCATCAGGCCTCCACGATGACTCACGACCGGCGATACCGGTGGCCTTCACCAAGGCGTCTCCCGTGAACCCAGCGTTGTGTAAGGCACGGGCTGCCTGCATACCTGCTGCATCGGTACCGGCCGAACCACCGCTACTGATGGCACCATTAGGAAGCGTCGCACCGTAGGGGGTAGTGGTGGTGGGGTCGTAAGCGCCCGCAGACCCAAAGGGGTTCAGACCACTGCCTGCGTTCTGCCGGTACCACTCGGTGGAGCCGTAGGCAGGAGACGAGATCACACTGGTGTTGGCTTGCCCGCCTGTTGAGATACCGTGAGTCCTGGAGTAGTTGAGGAACTTCTCGTAGACGTTGATCGGTGCCAGACCGGCAGCGTTCGTGGCGGCAGTCGCGTCGTCACTGACAATCGCACCCTGCATCATGTTCAGCAGCGTGGTGACGAGGCCAGCAATGGCCGGGATCTGCTCATCCGGACCACGACCAGCGATCATCGTCTTCAGGTCTTTGCCGATGTCGAACACGCCCAGGAAGTCCTTGGCGAACTCCTCCAGGAAGTCTCCGATACCCGACTCAGGATCGCCCATGCCGACGTGCCACGGCTCGCCCATGTTGGCACCGGAGTGCAGGCCGAACTTGGAGGCGTTGGCCTGGATCCATCCGTACTCGCTGGACGGGCCGAGGTCGGCTGCCATCCCACGGGTGTGCGCCGAGGGCTTGCCCGACACCTTGCCGACACCACGCTTCTTGAGCCGCTGCTGCATGGCGTTGTCACGCAGACCGGAGTTGACCTTCAGCCTGGGGTTGGCAGCCAGCATGTCGCCAACCTTGCGGCGCATGTCCGGATGCAGACCGGCTACCCCTGTACCACCGGTATCGGTGTACATGTCACCAATGTCTCCGGTGGGGAAGTCGTCGGTGGTAGCGATGTCCTGGGCAAGCTGTTGCCACTCAGTGGCCTGCGTACTGACATTGGGATCTTGGTGCGCTATCGCATAGTTCAGCGACGCCGCCTTCTCGCTGTCAGACAGGTCATGTTTTGCTACCTCTGCCAGCATCCACCTCCGCAAGCTGTCCGGACCACCAGCGCCCGCCTCCTGCGGAGTTTGTGCGTTCGGTACGTTAATGTTGCTGGTCGAAGGGGGCGGGTTCGGCATGATGCCGCCGCCAGGTTGGCTGGGATCCAATACATCAGCCGTTATGTCAGTGCCACCACCGAACAGCCCGCCGTAGCCCAGTACTCCACCAGCCAGCGCCCCACCGGTACCGGAGCGCTCCAAGAACTGCATCATCAACTGCTCGACGGTGTCGGGCAGGAACTGCATGAAGTTGAGGTTGCCGCTGCCCATCGCGCCGGGGAGCAGTTGGGTGAGGAAGTCCGAGAACGTCTGGTTGAACCACTGGTTGGCCTGCTCCTTGTTGGAGTAGGCACCTGACATCAGGCTGGCCAGGTCGAACTGGCCCGTTGTCATAGCAGTGGTCGCCTGGAGGCGGTTCCACAGCACGTCGTTCTGCGGCTGGATCTCGATCTTGGCGTCGGTGGTCTTCTTGGTGCCTGCCGTCTTCTTGAGGGCGTAGCTCCACCAGTACTCGCGCATCTCCTGGGGCACGCCGTTCAGTTCGAACCAGGCGTCGATGTTCGATCCGGGGAAGTACTGGGCCAGCAACTCGCCGTGGCTGAAGCCCTGGCCTCCGGTGCCACCGGTACGCAGACCCTCCAACCAGCGCATGACGGACTCGGCCCACTCGGACAGTGACTTCTGGCCACCGCCCTGCTTGATCATGCCGAAGGCGCCACCCGTGGTCATCTGAGCTTGCTGCTGGGCCTTGGTGTTGGAGGCAAACCCACCTATGGTCCCGGCGATCTGCGCCACCGGGGTACCAGGCGTGATCATCTGCGCTTCGCGCACGCCTGCGAAGAAGCCCGCAGCACGGGGAGCGTTGCCCTCTTCGGTGCCCTGCCAGTTGTACTGCGCTCCGTAGCCGGAAGATCCTGAGTAGAGCGAGAGCAGGTCCGAGATGGTTCCCTGGATCTTGCCGGGGATGTCGGCCATCTGGCTGAGGATCCCGTTCGCCCCACCCATCTCGGTGTTGGTGGCGAAGGCCTGACGGCTCATCGCCGCACTGGATGTCAGCGCCGTCTGGCGGTTCGTCTCCAACTGGGAGCGCATGAAGCGCAACGGGAACATCGCCAGGTTCTTCAGGAAACTGTCGGTGGCCTCTTCGGTCGTGCCACCGAGGCCGACCATGGAGCCGGTGAGATCGACACCGACAGGAGGCACACCACCGCCACCGCCGCCACCTCCACCGCCCCCTCCACCTCCTGGTGGTGGGTTGTTGGGGTTGTTGCCGCCGCCTAGCGCGATCTGTGGACCGGCCGCAGCGATAGCCGCCGAGGCCGAAGCGGTGGCGGCGGCAGCCCATCCCGAACCACCGCCGCCGCCACCGCCACCGCCACCGTGTACTCCACCGAGAGCACCTGATACACCGGTAACAGCGGATGTCGCAGCAGAAGCGCTCTGCGCGATTTCTGCGAACATCGTGTTGATCGGGTTGGTGAGCATGTACTTGCTCGACCCGAGGGTGCGCAGTGCTGCGGTCAGCCCACCGAGTGCGCTGGTGACCTCGTTGATCTGTCCTGCCGCCGAGGACAGCCCCGGCAGGTCCATGTGGACAGCAGAAGAGACGGCCGGGACCAGAGATCTCCCTGCCGCAGGCGGTTCATGCCCTGGGGTGTCATCAGACACGCCGCTTCTCCATCTTCCAGTTGCCCATCTTCAGCCAGTACTTGCGTTCGCGTGCGTTCAACCCACGGACCTCGTTCAGGGTCCAGCCTGGGTAGAACGTTGAGATAACGTCGTAGTTGAGGTACAAGCTCTGTATGTCAGGGGCGAAAGATGTCCCCCCAGCCGAGGTTCAGGAGTTGTTCGGCCTGGCACACAGCGCACGTGGTGGTCACCCCCAAGTCAATAGACGGCTGCCGACTGACGAGGTCAGCCAGCAGGGCGCTCCGATCCTTCATGGAGAGCGAGCGGGCAAACCCCATGGGGTCGGCCACCATCCCTCCGTTGAGCTTGGTGATCACCCGAGACAGGATGATCGTGTTCTGCTCAGCGACCGTGGCGCCCTTGCGCCCGAACGCCTCGCGTTGGTCTTCACCTGTCACCAACCTGACGACGAGGTCGGCCCCCTTGACCGTCCGGTAGTCGAACACGTCGAGGGACTTGGCCGGGTCGATCTCCTTCGGCTTGAAGTCCTCGGTCAGCAGCAGTTCGACATCCTGGCGCTCCCGGCACATCGAACAGGTGAACGAGATCGTCTTGGACTCCCCGAACGTCGCGGTGACGATGCCCAAGAAGAGTTGCTCGCGCTCTCCGATCAGCAGCATCCGCAACCAGGTCTGCCGTTCCGGGATCGGCAGCGACTGGATGTCGAAGTCATCGATGCTGACGGTGCCGAGGGCGATGACCTGATCGAACAGGTCGTTGCCGTCCTTGGTCCGAGCGAGTACCTCCTCGTCGGATCCGTTCAACTCCCGGAAGGAGGCTTGCTTCTTGAAGGTTCCGCTCACGTACAGGCCACGGGGAAGGATGATCGTGGTATCCGGTGCCTCTGGAATGAGAGGCACCGGACCCGCGATGGCGTCCTTGGCGGCTGCGAGCTTCGACTGCTTGTCTTGGACTAGTTGTTCAGACGTGAAGAGGTCATCAACGTCGGTCACGATTCATACTCCAGTATCACAATTGGTTGGTCAGAAGCCCTGCGGGCGGGCCACACCGCTGCGCAGGTTGGCAGCGTCGTCGTTGCCGAAGAACACGTCGAAGCCTTCGTGGTGGACCGTCATCTGGTGGATCAGCACCGAGTTGTCCATGGCATTGAGGCCGTTGAACCCGACGCTGGCAGCCCAGCAGTTGTAGAAGGCGAAGGCGAGCACCGACCCCGAGGTGTCCTTGGTCGAACCAGAGGCTGGCCCGTCCGTCACCGGGTGGTCGAGGATGCGCACCGCCATGTCGAAGCGGAACTCCTCCCCGAAGCCGATGGTCCCCTGGCCCCACTGGACCGAGAACATCTGCTTGGCGAGATTCCACATACCTGGCTTTGTATAGAAGACTCCCGCACTCATAGTGAGGGGGGCGAAATCTGTCTGTCCGGGGAGCTTGTGTGGGTTGGTATTCCAGCCGCCTTCGCGGTATGGAACCATCTCCGTGTTCATGGAGATCCCCTCCACCGTCATGAAGCCCATCTCTGCGATCTGCGTCATCATCGCTGCTGACGAGTGGAAGAGTTGGACTTGATACTTGAAGTTGCGGACGGGATCGGCACGAAGTCGAGTCCGTTCCGCAATGCTTGGCACTGTGGGCATGTGTTACTCCTTCCTGCCTACGCTGCCGGGACGACTTCGGACGAGAACGTGCCGCGGTCGTACTGGGTGATCCGGATGATCACGAATTCGGCGGGGTACTGCAGAGCGACCCCGACCTCCATGCGGACTTCGCCAGCGGCGATGACTGATGGAGAGTTGATGGTGTCGTCACAACGGATGTAGTACGCCTCGTTGGTGTTGGCCCCCTTGAGGCCACCGGCCTCCCACAACGGACGGAGGATGCGATCCGCCGCCATCGTCAGGCTGCTCCACAGGCGCTGGTCGTTGTTCTCGAAGACCGCGAACTGGGTCGTGCGGCGCAGGACTTCCTTGATGTAGATCAAGGTGCGGCGGGCGCTGATGTAGCGGTCCACCCCGTAGGTCTTGCGAGTCCGTGCGCCCATCACGCAGATGCCCGCTCCCACCACGGAGCGGATGACGTTGACGTTCTGGCTGTTGAGGTCGCCCAGTTCGGTGTCGGTGAACTTGGTCTGCACGCCGACAGCGTTGGAGATCGTGGCGATGACACCAGCCGGGGCGCGGAACACGCCGACCGTTGCATCGACACGGGCATGGACGCCCATCACCGCACCACCCGGTGGGATGGCCACCACGTCGCCCATCCGCTGGGGATGGGGGATCAGGATCCACGGGCCGTACGACGCCGAGTAGCTATCACCCGTGTTGGTCGCCAGGGTGGTCGCAATCGTCGTCTTGTAGCCCGCCGAGGTCTGGTTGGGGATCCGGGGCGGGGCCGAGTCGTTGACCACGAACACGTCCTGGCGGTCGGTGAACACCGTCGAAGGCACGGTGGCCGACACGTAGGTGGTGGCCGTCTGATCGCTGTTGATCTTGGCGATGTCGTTGTGATAGCCGACGATGTTGACCGTGACCGGGCCTTCGATCTTGACCACTTGCGAGGTGGCCGAGGTCAGTGCCGAGGCGTCCGGGATGCCGGGATCGATGCCACCAGTCAGGGCGACGGCCGTCGAGGTGGCAACGGGTTGTCCCTGGATGTCGTTGGAGTCGGTGATCCGGATGTACTGGGAGCCAGACGCCGGGTCGTTGATCACCGTGTCCACACGCCGAGTGCCGGGGATCTCACCCTTGATCGTCAGCCCCGAGAACGTCTCGACCACTTCGTCGTAGCCCTCGGAGTTGGTGATGATGACCTGCAGGGCGAACACGTTGTCGGCGTTGGGTGCAACGCCCACCGTGGACTGCGTGGCCAGGTTGTACTTGATCCGGTTGCCCCAGGTACCAGCCGACAGGGCGTTGATCTTGAAGGCTGCCAACGGGGACTCGGCAGCGTCACCACCGTTGACGGTGATCGTCGCCTTCGTTCCCTGCTGACCGACCACGGTCGGAGCAGCACGGATCACCCAGCAGGCGCGCCCGCCAGACTGGAAGTACGAGTAGACGCTGAAAGGCAGGTATGACTGCACCTTCGTGATCGGCGGGATCGGTGCGCCGGTACCGGCGAACTTGCCCGCCACCCACACACCAGCCGCAGTGTGCGGCGTGAAGTTGGCGAACGAACCGTCCGTCAGGGTGACGTACTGACCGGCCGTGAACGCAGCCCCGGAGTACGGGGTGGCGTACTTGCCGTCGCCGTACGTGGCGTTGGCCTTGATCGCGGCGAGGTTGGCCGGGATCGGAGCGGTCAGTCGTGCGGTGACATCGTTGGGGTCGATGGCAGCGGGTGGGGTGATTGGAGAGAACCCACCGAAGATCGTCACGTAGTCAGACCACGAATCGATTCGTTGGGGGTCGTTGATCGGACCCTTCTCGGCAACCCCGACGAAGCAGGCGACGGTGAACGTCGATGCCGTGTCGGATGGGCTGACCAGCAGGCTCTCTTCCAGGTATACGCCTGGCCGTCTGTAGGTGATGGGCATGTCGCTCCTTCTGCGATACGTGATGACGACAGAGTGCGACGACGAGTGCTACGAGCCAGGCGGCAGTATCCCTAGATTGGTTGGGGGACTTCTTCCCCTTCGTGGACGATGTGGAAGTACTCGCCCTGGGCATCACGCTGTGATTGCGTGAACGTCTCCAGAGGAGTCGAGTGACCCTTGATGATGGTGTTGTAGTACTGATCGAACATGTCCCGATCCACCACCGGGATGAGCACCCGGAGAGCCTTGTAGGCCCAGGAGTCGAGGATGCGATCCTGCGGGATCTCGGCCATCATCTGGATCGTGTACACCTTGCGGAAGATCCGCTTGGTCCCCGACTCCGTTGTCTCGGAGAGATCTGAGGCGGCGGCTTGCACGAACTCCGTGCGCCGCCACGTCTCGTCCATCGGGTTCCAGATCCAGAAGGGGCGCACCGGGAAGACATCGGTGCGGAAGATCGACTGCAGGTAGCGGTCGTGCAGAGCGCTGCGGGCATGCACGGCAACCTGATACATGAGTTTGAACGGCAGGTAGTTGCGGATGTTCCAGTTCTGCGTGGCCCACCCACCAGGCGGTTCTGGTAACTCCGGAGCGACTGACGGCCGATAGGGCTGCGTCTCGATGTGGTCACTGTGGAACAGGTCGAAGGCCGGTTCGGCCTCCAGCAGGTCGATGGTGAAGAAGGGGTACTTGATCTGGCGCTCGCCCTCGGGCCAGCGGAACCACACGCCCACGTCGATGGAGGAGCCGGGGTCACGGCCGGGAACGGTGATGCCGGTCAGGTACTTCTTGAGCGCCTCGTCCTCCGAGAGCAGGAAGCCCTGGTGGGTGATGATGTCCGGTTCGTCACGGAACGGCCTGATCGCCATCAGGTGACCTTCGTCAGCTTGGGACCACCGACATTCATCTGCGGCCCGTAGACGCTGTCCATGTGGTCTTGCATGGAGCGCGAGGCGTCCTCGGTAGCTGACGACAGGTCACGAAGAATGGGGTGCGGCGGGCGCTCAGCGTCGCCGTACTCCAGGATCGATGCCTCGGAGGCGAACACGGGATCCTGCACTCCGATGACGAGATGACCGTCCTGGGACCACAACGTGATGTTGTCGGCCATGGAGGTCCAGTCCTCGTCGGCCCGAGCCGTATCGACCACCCTCTGGTGGAACACCTGGGCGGCGTTCTCAGCGGCTTCGATAGAGGTGACCATGAGTCCTTCGACGTAGCGCTGGACGGCGTCCACCCATCCAGCGGCGATCTCGATAGACGCCACACCGGCTCCCATGGTCTAGTCAGTTGAGACACCGACCCGCTTGGCCGCTGTCGATAGCGAGGTTACTGCAGTGACCGGATGAAGGCGAGTAATGCCGACACCTTCTCTGCGGTATGGGCATCCATGGTCACGGTGTAGCCGGTGGGGTGCCCCGTCTCGTTGGTCGTCTCCGGACCCTGGACGAAGACCGAGGTGTCGATCTCGCTGGCCTGGGTGATGATCTCTTCCAGGATGGAGGTGTTCACCGCCAGGCGTGAAGTGAGGTTGGCAACGTCGATGCCGATGGACTGGATAGCCCGTGCTCCGATGGGGTCGATCATCGGGCGATTATGTCACCAGTACCCGTTGGCTATCGCCGCCACCGTGTGCGCCTGCTGATAGTTGTACGTCTCGTAGCCGTTGACGGTGATCGTGCCAGTGGCCCGGTAGTTACTAGTGGCGGGACCGCTGGCCCAGCCGGTGCCCCGGCAGATCATCCCGGTGATGCCGCCGTTGCCCCAGTAGTCGGCCACGTCCACCGTGGTGTCAATCGACTGCACCAGCCAGGAGAACCGCTCGTTCTGACCTGAGTTGGAGAGGCGGTAGATCTCCCGGTTGTTGTAGGGAGACAGGGCCGAAGTGAAACCGGCGTATGCCGAGATCTGGTAGCGCACCGTCTGGACCGCCCGGTTGGTGGGCACGGCGTAGCCGACGAGGGCATCCTTGTAGCCGTTGACCGAAACGGCCGTGGAGAACGGGCGGGTGTCAGTCTCGGTGGTGTAGGTGGTGACGGCGTCCTTGCCCATCTTGATCTGGAGCGGGCCGCTCCACCCACTGGAGAGGCCCGATGCCGAGATGGCTCGCACGTAGACCCGGTAGGCCGTGTTCTGCACGACCTCGGTGAAGTCGGCCGAAGGGGACACCGTGTCCTGCCTCGTCGCGACCCTGGCGGTGTCGTTGGAGTTGTTGATGGCGACCTCGTAGGTCGATACCGCAGCACCACCAGCCCCCGCCGCCCACTTGAAGCTCACCGCATCGTGGGTGGCCCAGGCGTTGACCGCCAGGTTGATCGGGTTGGCTGGGTTGCCGAGGTAGCCGGTGTCGATCCACGAACCGGCCCAGCCGATCTTCATCGTGGACGGAGACACCCATGCCCCACCCCAGCCGATCTTGAGCTTGCCCTCGGGGAAGGCCCGCCACGTGCCGTCCGTGTGACGGAGCTTGACCGTCGCCATCAGGGGGACACCCAAATGGTCCCGTTGGGATAGTCGGCTGCCGAGATTGCTGCGGAGGTGTAGACGACGGGACCGCCATACCCGAGTACGGCGGTGTTGTCGTCGTTGTAGAACTGGATCGCCCGCTCGTTCATCACCCTCGGCGTCGAATAGAAGTCGTGGTAGGTGGCCACCGACTGGATGGACGTGTCGAGCACGTGGATGTAGGACGCGCCGAGGGTGCCGGTGCCGGGATCGCGCTTCCTCATGATCGATCCGTTGGTGTTGCCGTAGAAGTAGCCCCACGACACCACGTAGCCAGAAGCGGCCGACGTGTAGTTGCCAGGGAAGTCCACACCGTTGATGGACGATCCGACGCCACCGGTCAGGGCGCCGGATGCAGCGATGGTGGCGGCGCTGACCGAGGTGGCGGTGAGCGTGCCGACCGCCAACGTCTTGCCAGTGGCTGTGAGCACGGTGCCCGAGCCGGTCAGCGTCAGGCTGGGGGCGGTGATCGGGGAGTCCGAGACGAGATCGGTCGTGGTGGTGGTCAACAAGACAGCCTTGGTGCCGGTCTTGATGGTCACTCCGGTATCGGCCACCGTGAGCGTGCCGCCGTTGATGGCGAACGACGTGTCGGTGGACATACCGGTGGCCGAGAACGTCAGACCCTTGCCACCGGCAGCCGAGTGGCCCAGCTTCACCGCTGTGGTGGTGTCGGTGATGGCGTCGAGGTTGACCGGTGACGCCTTGTAGGCCTTCCAGGTGCCGGTCTTGGAGCGATACTCCAGGAGATCGGTGGTGTTGTTGTAGATGAACTGGCCGACCTGGGGCGTCAGAATCTTGGCGTCACGCTGGGCAGCGGTGGCGAAGCGCAGGATCGTGCGGTCCTGGATCCAGTCGGTATCGACCTCACGCCAGTTGTGCTTGTAGTCCTTCCAGTCGGCAACGCCGTACGGTGCCTCTGGCGGAAGGGGATCGACAATGGTCATGGGGGACTCCTAGATCACCAGAATCACGATGAAGGCCACGTTGGCCTTGGCGTTGGGGAGTGTGCCGGTACCGGAGATCCAGGAGATCGGCACCGTGGCGTCGGAAGCACCGATGGTCGCAGAGCCGGTCACGTTGAAGCGATGAATGGCGGAAACGTTGTCCCAGTCGTTGATGCGGATCTGGCAACCAACACTGAGCATGCGGAAGACTTGGGTGCGGTCGGCCCCATCGTTGTCCAGCAGACGGAAGACAGCGCTGTGGGCGAGCGAGAGGTTGGCGTTGTCGAAGCGCACCTGGTTGCCGGTGGGCGGCGGTGCGGCGTTGGAGTACTGCCAGGAGTAGCTGTTGAAGAGGTACTCGGGCTTGTCTTCCACGACGGTGAGGCGAGCGTCGAGCGTGGCCAGGTAGGCGTTGAGATCGTCACCCCAGTCCTGCATCCCGATCACGGGTGGTGTGTTACTCATCTCTAACCTCCGTATGGGCCTTCACCGTAGTGGCCGCTGCCGTAGCCAGTTTCTGGAATCGGCAGTGGCACCGTCATCACCGACCCTGGACCGAAGTCGAACTGCATGTCGTCGGCCGGGTACGTCTCGATACCGGTGATGCCGATGATCACATCTTCGCCCTTGGCCCGCCCTCGGATCTGGAAGGCGCTGACTTCCCAGTAGCGGTTGTCGTAGTAGAAGAGGTCGTGTGCCCGGTCTTCCCGCCAGATCTCGGACGGTGATGCGTCAGTGATCCGGTTGCCGTGAGCCTCGGTGACCGAAACCCCAGCCTCGTAGAGATCGCGAGCAGACACGGCCAGACGAATGCGCAGAGTTGGGCGGCGACCTTCCGGGGCGTAGTCCTCGGTGGCTTCTGACTGATCGACCCACAGGACGGGGATCCGAAGACCCGGTTGATAACGTCGGTACCCCTCGTCGTAGACGTTGTCATACTCTGAGTTGGTGCCGTCGAACTTGTAGTAGATGATCGCTTCACCGATGTCCTCCTGGTAGCGACCGAAGTGCTTCCAGATCTCACGGACCTCACGTCGAACGTCCATCAGATGTGCTTCTCCCAGTTGGGATGAGCCTTCTTGGCGAGCTTGATGCGGTCGGGCGTGATCGACTCCGGCGTGTACTTAGCTCCCTCACTGCCGAACTCGTCGTGGTGGACCGGCAACCCGCTGACATCGATACGCCAGCGGTCGTAGCCATAGTGCGTGGCGTCGTGCATGCTGGAGCCGTACTCGGAGTAGCCGTGCGGCGACATGTACACGCCAGACGGCATGGTTCGGGCGTTCTCGGCGTAACCCATCGTCCCCGGAGATCGGGCGAGCAACCCCCGCCCTCGGATGGAGTCACGGCTTCTGACCGGTGCTTCGTGGTAGAGGAACTGCTTGCCGTTAACGGCTTCATGGGCGGGCATCAGGACTTCCTCCGTGGCAACTTGCCGCCAACAGAGCGCGCCCAAGCATCACCGGAGTCAGTCCGATCAGCGCTGTGAGCAGGCTTGACGATGTGAGGATTCTCAGCAGCCAGTCGATGGCCCTCGTTCCATAGAGCCGTACCAATGCCTTGACGAGGCTCCATGGCCTGGATGAAGTGGATGCCCTTGTGGCTCCACGACATGTGGCCGATCTCGGTGTCACCCTTGACCGCCGCCAGTCGGTGTTGGTCGAAGGAGATACCAGACTCGGACGGCGGGTAGTGCTTGTACTGGAACTGCACGTCGGAAAGCTTCTCATGGGCTGGCATCACGCACCGCTAGTACCAAGAGTCGTCCAGCCGATCTCACGCCACCCCGGATACCTGCGGTACATATCCGCTGGTGTGAGCGCCTCGGTCACATCGATGACATCGACGCTGTCCCCCCCTGGGCCTTCCATCACACCGTCCGGGATGGGGGGCAGCAGGCGCTTGGGCCAACGTGGATCGTCGGCCTCACGGTCCCGATACAGGGGTACGAGCCTGTTAGTCAGGTATGCCACTCGACGCAGCTTGAACTGCTCCAGCGCACCCAGGCCGATGTTCAGAGCCGCCGCCCGCTCGTTGTACTGGCCCTGCCAGTAGTTGAGCATCTGCAGCACCTGCTGGAAACGCTGGCGGGCCGGGATGTACATGCCCTCCGGTGTTGACACATCGATGTCCATGGAGAACTCCAGGCACAACGACCACAACGCCCGCACCACCGCCGACATGGCGGTGACCTCCACGTAGACGCCTTCCAGATCGTCAACGTCGCCGGTCGTGTTGTACAACACCTCTTCGGCTGCCGAGCCAGCATGGAGGGCAAGCTCGCTGTCGCTGAACCAGGTGTAGTAGTAGCCCGACACCAACACCCGCTTGTTCAGGGCCGAGGTGTCGGTGAGCTTGAGCAGGCCGTTGCGGTCATCCAGATCCCAGTCCGTGGTCGGCGTGGAGATGATGTCGGTGGACGGCGGTGGCTCCGGGGTGCCCAGGAAGACCTGGAGCGAGGCGGGCGAGATCATCGGGTGGGGCAACCTGATGGTCAGCACGTTCATCGGCCCCTGTTCGACTTCGAAGTACTTGGGGAAGTCGCGCAGGTAGGTGCGGGCGGTTCCGGCGATGCTGGCTACTGACATGTCACAACCTCATCCAGAGTCGGGTCGATGCCGAGACGCCATCGGGGAGAGGGTCATCAGGTTCACCGGGGCGCACCACCAAAGTGCCGGTGTTGTCCAGGCGCAACGGCCCATCGGCCTCGTTGGTGTCGAACCAGGCGATCAGGTTGGGATCGCCGTCGCCACGGTCCTGCACCAGCACCATCTGGTAGTCGGTGTCACCGGGCACCACCTGGAAGAAGGCCGGGTAGCCGACGCAGGCGCCGCCCTCCAGTACGGCACGGCCCTGGATCTCGGTGCGGGCAACCTCTGTCCCGTCGAGGTCGGACAGTTTCTTCTGCAGGACATCCAGGGAGGAGTCCTTCCGCAGGACGCCGAGGATCGAATGGACCTGCCAATTGAACTTGCCAGCCGCCAGCAAGTCAACGACCTGCGAGTACTTGCTGTTGGCCATCTGATACCTCCGTATCAAGAGTAGATGATGAGGGCCATACCAGGGCCGAACCGCAGTAGATCCTGCTCACTGGCGTGCCGCCCAGGTAGACGGCCAAAGCCTGGTTGAGAACGACGATGCCCCGCATGTCCACCTCGGGCGAGGTGATCAGGTGCGATGTCGCCTGGACGAGGAGGAAGGCCACCCCGGTGAGGATGAGATTGCTGGTGGCGGTGTGACCGTGCTGGGCCGAGTCGATGGCCAGGAACTGGTCCTGGGTCAGCCCGACGTTGGTCGAGGTGACAGCGTGGAGGCTCGCAGCAACGACCAGTGATGACCCACCGGACAGTGACGGGATGTTGTCGGCGGTGTGGGCGTGGGTGGAGAAGGCAACGACGAGGACGTGCTGCTGTGTCAGCGTGACGTTGTCGGAGGTGACGGCATGGACCGCATCGGCAACCACCACGCTGAAGGTCTGGACGAGCGTTGGGCTGTCGGAGGTGAGGGCGTGAGCAGCCGCCTGCACGAACAGGTCGGCTACCGGCGAGACATTGCTCGCCGTGTGGATGTGGTAGCCGTCGCTGACGATCAGCGACGGCGTGATGATCAGGTTGTCGGCAGCGTGGGCATGGGTGGCGCTGGCCACCACCATTGACACGCCGAGCGGGGTGACGTTGTCTGCGCTGTGGGCGTGGGCGGCGTCCTGGACCGCCATTGACACACCGAGCGGCGCAACGTTGTCTGCTGTGTGGGCGTGGAACCCCGGCTGGACGATGAGCAAGGGGACGCCCGACAGCGACACGTCCTGGGCTTCATGCAGGTTGGTGGCGTTATCGACCAACAGCCCTGGCGTGATGATGACATCGGGAGAGGTAACAGCGTGCGCTGCGCTCTGGACCGCTGGGTCCACTCCGATGACGGGGCTTACCGAGGTATGGGCATGTACCGCAGAGGCAACGACGAGGTCCGGTACCGGATACAGCACCGGAGCATCAGCGAGGTGGACATGTGCCGCCGACTGGACCGCCAGGTCAACGACGAGATCGACATTGCCCGAGATGTGGACGTGGTTGGCGCTCTGGACAACGAGCACCACGTCGAGAGCGACATTGTCGGCGGTATGAAGATGAGCACCCGCCGCCACCACCAGGTTGGGGACCGGGTACAGCGGAGCAACGTTGTCAGCCGTGTGAGCGTGAGCAGCGCTATCGACGGCGATGTTGTGGGCCTGGGTGAGATCGACATTGCCAGCGCTGTGTAGATGGAGGGCGTTCTGGAGGGCCAGATCACCCTGCATCTGCAGGGTGGGAGCATCAGCCGTGTGCTGGTGTGTTGCACCCTGCACCACCATGTCCACGCCGAGAGGAGCGACGTTGGCAGCAGTGTGGTCGTGAACCGCCGACTGAACGACGAGGACGACATCGATGGCGACGTTGGCTGCCGTGTGGAGATGAACAGCGTCAGCAGGAGCCAGGACGACGTAGTTGAGGACAACATTGTCAGCGGTATGAACATGGACGCCGTCCACAACGGCGAGGCTGGAGCCGCCAGCAATGGCAACGTTGTCTGCCGTGTGCGCGTGTGTGGCGCTTTGAACGACGAGGCTGCTGTTCTCGACCAGCTTCGTGTCGGGGATGATGGAGGCCGGGTTGCTCAGTGTCCATGTACGACCGCGAGCATCGGTCCAACCAGCGCCACCGGCATACTCGGCAACGTCCATCCGCCACTGGACAGCCCCTGCGTTGGGGTTGGTGCCCGAGCGCATCTCGACCCAGTAGAACGAACCCTTGGGGGTGTTGTACGGAGCGTTGAACGACTGGGTCGGGCCGATGGTGATCGGGTAGTTCGTCACCCACGGTGTGTACGGGCCGTAGCCGTCATCGAAGTACGCAGCCGCCGTCCAGGTGACACCATCCACGGACCAGTACAGGTGCATGGTGTAATTCGGCGTCAGTGTGACAACGAACGCCCAGTACGGAACTGTGGGCGTCAGATTTGAGTCCCAGGTACCAGTGTTGATGACATCGTTGCCGCTGTAGACGGGGTCACCGATGGTGAACCATGGCAGGGTCCGGTTGTTAGCTGGATCGACTCGCAGGTTCGCCATGAACGTGAACGGGCCGTAGTCGTTCCACCAGTCACCGACACCAGCCGATGCGCTTTGGTAGGCGAGGTAGACATCCCGGAGGTTGGTGACCTTGGCCACGATGGTGAACGCTGGCGATGACAGCGGCCCTGGGTTTGGTGTCGTGATCTTCCCGAGCAGTGGTTCGTGGTATGGACCCGCCACTGGTGTGATGGTGTGATACCCGGAGTTGACCAGGAGCGTCGGCACCTGCACCAACACCACTGGGCCGGTGGTGTGCAGGTTGGTCGCAGACTGGACGACAAGATCGACACCGAGCGCAACGTTCGCCGCCGTGTGAACGTGTACCGCATCCTGGGTGACGAGGTTGATGCTGGGAACGACGAGAACGGCGTTGTCTGCGGCCTGTGCGTGACTCGCGCTCTGGACAGCCAGGTCAACGACAAGCGGAACATCGACAATGCCGCCACCACCAACCGGGGTGATGGTGGCGTAGAACGTGACAACCTGAGTGTCGGTACCACCGGACGGTGACCACACCGACGACAGGCCCGTTGAGTTGTCGTTGGACAGCGCTGGTCCACCAGGACCGGCGCCGTAGCGGAATCCCCAGGTGGGACTGCCGACCTCGTTGTACTTAATCGCCGCTCCGTAACGGACCCCGGCCGTCAGGGCAATCGAACAGGGCTTGGTGATCCAGCCACTGGAGGCTGGCATGGTCATGGGGACAATCGCCCCGATCCGGTTCGTCGGGTTACCCGTACCGCCGTCGATTTGGTAGATCGCCATCGACGGGTCACCGATGACGGTGTCGTCGTGGTAGATGGACATCGACGTGACCACGTCGCCAGCCGAGGCGACGTAGGTGAGGCTGGGGTGGATGAAGCACTGGCTGGCGTAACTGACCAACGCTGAAGCGGGGTTGGCGGCGATGGCGGTGATGCCTGCGTTGATGGGCGCTGCGCCACTGCCGTAGCCCGAGGTGACGGCGTGGGCGCCGTTGTCCACGACCAGGGTCGTGCTGGTGATGTAGGTGATGGTGACGTTGTCTGATACCGATGTATGGGACGCCGCTGCTACGACGAGGCTGACACCTACAGCAACGTTGTCGGCAACGTGAGCGTGCGTCGCCGCCTGGACTGCTATGTCAACACCGACAGCGATGTTGGCCGCTGTGTGAGCATGCAGAGCGTCAGCCACCACCAAGTTGGTGACCGTGATCTGCGTGAGGACCGTGTTGTCGGCAACGTGAGCGTGAGCGGCGTCCTGGACGACGAGGACGGTTGGAACGAACTGAGTGATCGTGATGTTGTCGGCCGCGTGAGCGTGAGCGGCATCCTGTACGAAGAGGTCGATGGGCGGTGTCGTGACGAGGTTGACGGTCGGCGTGACCGTGTAGGTCATGCTCGCCGTCGAATCGTTGCGGACCACCCGGAAGCGCAGTACATCGCCACCAGCGAGGTTGGCGGCGATCAGCTTCACCGAGTACAGGATCTCGGTGAAGTTGTTCGCGGCCCAGCCGATGTTCTGGACGTGGCCCAGTTCGGACACTTTGCCTGGCACGAACGTGCCCGTGCCACCAGTGAGCCGGTTGGTAGTAGCTTGACCCTCGGTCAGGTTGGGGTTGTCATACGGGAGCACAGGAGTCGTCGTGTAGATCGCGTGCATCGTGTCTACGCTGGCGTTCCCCGTCCAGTAGGGAGTCACTCCGTCGTCCCAGGTGTTGCAGAAGTTGCCCGGTCCTGGTGAAGAACCCGTGACGGTGTCTTGCACGGAGAGATTCAACGTGTTGGCGGCGGTTGTCCCCGACGGTGCCCGGAAACAAGCCTGATACGCCGTGGCAGCGTTGAGTTTGACCGTCCCGTCGAAGATGAACTCGTACCACGTCGGGGTGGTAGTGAGTGTTGTGATATCAATAGAGGTCGTTGAGACTGCCAGCGGCACGGTGTTGCTGCTGAACTCGTTGCCATAGACGTGGCACACAACTTGGCCGGTAGGGGTACCGGTCTTCGACAAGTGGAATGCAGCCTTGGTGATGTACTCCCCGTTGCCGATGAAGTACTGACCGATAACGCGTACCCCCGTGGGGGTGGTACCCAGATAACACGGCTTGTTCCCGGTCCTGTACGTCTCTGGCCACGACTGCAAGAGGGACGACGTGGGCGTCGCTACCGAGACGGTGGAGACATCGAAAATCTGGTCGTTCGCCAGAGCAGACCAGCCGGTGGTGTGTTGAGTGGCGTTTCCGCCGTGTGCCCCGGTGGTGTCCTGCGAGCACGCGAGAGTGTTGCTGGCGTCCGTGCCTGTCACCGACGTGAAGACCTCAACGACATACGGCGTTCCGTTGACGAGGGTGTACGTCGGGTCGAAGTCGAAGTAGACCCAGGAGAAGGCTGTGGAGATGGCCGAACAGGAGAGGACTGTCGTAGCGTTCGCCAGCGGTGTTCCCGTTCCGACACTGCTGGTCCCGTACGTGCCGCTATGGGCGTACAGGCGGGCCGACACGGTGCCGGGAGCAGTCCCGATCCGCTTCAACCACATCCCGACTCTCGACAGATTCTGGCCGTTACCGAGGAACGACTGCCCCCTGCCGATGGTCGTGAAGTTGATCTGGGCATCGACGCCTGCATTGGTTTCGGAGTACCAGTCGCACCGCTGTGCTACCGAAGCGGCGACGACAGATGTCCAGGCACCGTTGGCGTTGCGCTCCCATTGGAGTCGGTAGTCATCAGTGGCCGGAACGGTCTGGGAGTTCGTGGACTGCAACCGCACCCGGATCATCCCGTAGCCGTCGCCAGTAGAGGGGTTGGCAGTGAGAGCGGTGTCCTGGGCGGCGAGAGCGGCGGCACCGGACTCAGTACCGGCCTCGTCGTAGAGACGGTACGCCGCTTGTGCGATAGTAGGTTCGGGGATCGGCTGGAGGACCGCACAGATGGAGCCGTTGCCAGCCGTCATCGCCCCGGCGTTGAGATACGTCTCATGTGTGCCGGTGGACAGCTTGTACTGGAAACCGCCGAAGTTGTTGGTGGCGGCGCTGCCGCCTGTGGACCCCACGCTATGGGGGACCGCTGGAGTCCACCCGTTGCAGCCAAACGGGACAGCAGCAGAGTTTGACCCGAACATGAAGCCGAGGGCGAGGTCATTAGTAGACGGCACAGTGCCACTGGTGGAACCGGACGCTTGTGTGATCGTTGTCGAGTAGGCGGTCCCAACTGTGTTACGGAGAATGGCCTGCGTTCCCGAGAACTCCGTGAACAGGATCGCCTTCTGTGTCACCGACGAGTCAAGGGTGACGGTGTAGGCGGCAGCCGACCAGTTGACGGTCGTCTGGATGCACCACATCTCACCTGAGGAGAAGGCACCAGCCGAGGTGGAGGTAGAGCGGGCTGCTCCGAGGAACAGCCAGTTGTTCGTCTCCCCGGCCATCTTGGTGATGGACGAGACGATGGGTTTGGAGGCCGTGGTGAAGTTGTCGAACAGGACGCAGGCAACGATCACGTTGCCCGCCGTCGTGGCACCCGTCGTCGTCAGGGCCAGCGTTGTACCGGCCGTCTTGTTGGAGGTGTTGCCCAGGTTCTGAACGAATGCTGGGATCACGGGGTTACCCCGCGACTATTCGTCGTCGGTGAAGTCCGAGTCGGCACCGATGGTGCCGTCGTCAACCTCCAGAGTGGTGGCACCAGGCTCTTCCTTCTCGCCCTCCTCGGGGGGAGGTGCGTCGTCGCTCACGTGGGTGCCGCGATCTCGACCTTCCAGGCCGGGATGTTCACCGTGTTGCCCGAGGTCAGCGCCTGGCTGGTGCAGGTGGTGACGTACTGCATCACCGAGGCGTTGTCGTGCAGGACGATGTGCGTCGCCGTGCCCGATGCCGAGATGCTGACACCGGACTTGGCTGCCATCGTGACCTTGCGGCCCGATGTATCGCCAGCGGCGATGGTGAAGTCGCCCGGAGCCATGGTGGCCTCGGCCAACCTGGCGGCGGCGATGGCTGCGTAGTTCGCCGGTTGCGACGAGCACACCGCCATCCTGATTGCGTTGTCGATCACGCCGAGTGCCGCGTCGAGAACGCTGTTGTCTACTGCTTTGGCCATTGGTATCTCCTTACGGCACTATCACATAGAGAGTGTTTGGGTCGGGATTGGTGAGGGCGTCGTACTGAGCCTGTGTCATCGACACCCATTTTGCATCTTGGCCGGGTGCTCCTGGTGGACCCGGAGGTCCGGGGACGCCAGGCAAGCCGTGGGGAGCAGTGACGCTGACCCCATTGCTGTTACCGGTGTAGACGGTGACCTGACGGCCGGGAACGGCGATGACGGTCATGGCACACGACCGTTGGGTCCGTACACACCAGTGGGTGTGACAATGACTGCCGTGTTGGAGGGCAGGGCATAGGGCGGTATCGGCAGCGAGTCAGTCGAGGTAACCCTGGGCACGATGTAGAAGTAGCCGTACAGCCAGGTCTTCACCTGGTCGGTGGGTGGCCAGTTCTCGTCGTGGATGTCTGGTCCAGGCGGTGGGTCGGTCAGGGTCGGGCCGTCGTAGGGGCTGACCGAGTGGAGATCCCAGGAGTACACGCCCGTGTAGCGGTTGCGCTGCCGGGGCAGGATCACTGATACCAGGGTCTGGTTGATGGTGTCCGGTGGGATGGGCGGAATCAGTTCCGTCGTGACCACGAAGTCGTGGGTGGACAGGGCGTAGTACCGGTGGTACATCCGGGCCTGGGCCTTCCACTCCCAGGTGGACATGTCGAGCGTGGGGTCGGCGGCGTTGACGAAGTACAGCGGCACGACCACGTCATCGCCCTGGTACATGTGCAGATCCAGCCGATCCGGGTACGACTTCCAGTCTTCGTCGCTGGTGCTAGCACCGACGGCGGCCACGCCGGAGCCGACGGACCCGCCGGAAATCACCGAAGGCGGTAAGAAGGGTATGACCTGTTGATACACCGGTTCAGGTGGCATCTCGGAGGCCTCCAGGAGTAGAGAAGTGCTGGTAGCGATCCTGGACTTGGTGTCCTGACCGAACCGGGAACCGACGTACGCGCCCATCAGGATCGGATGTAGGTGTAGATGGACAGGTTCATCGGCGTGATGTCGAAGGCGCTTCCGGCCCCCTGGTAGTCCTCGTTCGTACCGTGGTTGTGGCCAGCGATGGAGCCGGTGACGGTGTGGGTGTGGTCGCCGTCCTCATCGATCACGTGGGCGTGGTCCGAACCGTTCTCCAGAACATCGACCTCACCGATGGCGGGCATCGTCCACTGCGCCTTCTCGACTGAGTACGTGTGGTTGCGGTCGTTGAAGAGGGCATCGATCTTGTTGCGACCACCCCAGGCCACGGCGATGACCGGAGCCGGGGAGCCGAAGTTGTCCATGCCCTCATGCACGTGGGGGTGCTCGTTGACCCAGTGGATGTGCTTGCCGCTCTTGGCCATGCCGTGGATGTGCCCACCAGAACGGGAGATGCCGATGCCTGACGACAGCGCCTGGGCACCGATGGCGTCGGTGGTCACGTTGTGCTTGTGCTTGGGCATGTTCGACACCGTCAGCGTCACCTTGTTGTCTGTGCTGCCAGCGTCGGTGAACACCGGAACGTTCCACTTGGTGGTGAACGCCTTGCCCTCAGCGTTGGGCAACTTCATCGTGCGGTTGGGAGCGGTTCCCGAGCGCAGTCCCGCCAACCCCGTGAGGGTGAACAGGGTGGGGTACTGCGACTCGGTGATCGTTTGGCCCTGCAGGGGAACCCAGCCCAACGGGGTCATCACGGATGGAGGCTCCACGCTGGAGATCACAGAGCCGGTAGGCACCGCCCCCTCCAGGGTGGCGATCTCCTTCCAGCCGTTGTTCGTGCGGAGCCAGAGCTTGCCTGCGGCGTCTTGGAACAAGGTGCCGCTGTCGGCGGTGGACGGCAGCGGAGTCGCCCCGAACTGCAGGTTGGAGCCGGTGACCTGACCCGTGGCCGTGATCGGCCCGCCAGCAGTGACCGAGTTGCCCGCAGCGATGTCCTCATCAACGGCGAGGTACTTGATGATCCGCACCGTGTAGGCAGCCGAGCGGAACAGGCTGGCGTCGCCCTTCCAGGTGAGCACGCCGCCGCCGTTCATCATGAACTCGTCGCCCGTGCCGTTGCGGTTCTGCACCAGCGGGTCGCCCACCGGGATCTTGGTCAGCAGGGAGCGCGAGACGAACTTGCGCTTGTCCACCACGTTGTCGGATAGATTCGCCGTGCCGGTGGGGGCGTACACCGCCGCCAGCACGGTGACGTTGGTCGGCGGGTCCGGGAACACCGGATCAACCGCTGGCGTCCCGCCGATACGGACCAGGGAGCCGCCGTCGTCCACGGCAACGAGGTCGAAGCGGTCCTGGGATCCACCGACGCCGACGTTGACCGTCTGACCAGACGAGACGATGACGAGCTTGCCGTTGACGATGGCCAGGCCACCGAGCGAGCACTGGGCCGTCGATCCAGTGACGGTGATGAGACAGCCTTCGATCACGCCCCAGCGGGCGTGGGCCATCGTGTTGAAGTCGATCCGATCTGGCTCAGACATCCGGGGGTTCGTGACATCCGCCGCATTGGGGATGAGGAACCCGTCATGGGTCAGTGATGGCCGAGTCATTGTCGGCTGCTCCTATCCGCGATGGTGGATGTACCCCAGGTTGTTGAGATAACGAGCGATCTCGACAGGGATGCGGTACCGCTTGCCCGCCTCCAGGCGGTACGTGTAGTGCGGGTTCCCGTACGTGAACTCTTCGATGGTTTCGGCCATCCGGATCTCCACGTATCCCTTGCTGTCCACAGCAGAGGTCGGCCTGTCCTCCAGCGGTTCGACTTCGATCTCACGATGCCGGGGCTGGTTGGTCTGAAACCCGAGGTCTGACGGACGGGTGACCTCGCTCAGGGCGGGGTCCATGTCCGGATCGATCTCGACTTCGGCCTCTTGCTGCTGTCTCGTCGTTGCCACGATGGTGTTCTCCTTGATATCCCGGTATGAGATTACGTGATCAGGCCGAAGCGAGATCCTCTAGCTGTGCGATCAGCGTGGACCGGTTCTTGCCCGCTTCCTCGGCGGCGATCAGGTCTTCGACTTGGTCGGGGTTGGCCTCGGCGTACTCCACGACATCGGCCACCGAGTAGTCGGCCGGGTCGTAGGGCACCTGGGAGTCCAGCCACGACAGCAGGGATGAACGGGCCTTGCCCGCCAACTCGGCGTCGTAGATGGCTCCGGCCTCGTCGGGGTGTTCAGCGACGAACTCCTGCACCTCGGCCACGCTGTGGGCAGCCGGGTCGTAGCCGACAGCGATGTCGTCGGATGACTCATTTCCACCTTCTCTTCCTGCTGACAACAGGCCAGCCGAGGGGCCGGTGCCCGTCGCCACCGGAACGGTGACGGTGTAAACGCCAGCGGCCGGGTACTGCGCCGAATCCGACGTGACCGTGCCTCCCGACGCCGCCGACGTGACATCGGCTCCTGTGCAGGGGAAGGTGAACGTGGTGCCCGAGGGCGTGCTGGCGATGGTGAACGTCCCGTTGAAGGGAGCGACCATGCCGGTGATGACCACCGACTGGCCGACCTTGAAGCCGTGCGTGGCTGACGTAGTGAGGGTGGCGACGTTGGATGCCAGCGCCTTGTTCGACACGGTGCGTGGCACATTGGTGACAGTCAGCGTGGCCGTCTTGGTGGGCTGGGTCGGCCGGGTGGGATCACCGAAGGTGGTGCCGACAGCGGCGTAGGTGACCTCGGTCGGATCAGCCTTCACCTGTGGCGTGGGAGTGCCGTCAGGCGGGAAGGCCCAGGAGAAGTCCTGGTCGGGTCGGGTGGTGCTCTGGTCGAGCTTGTAGTCCCACTTCAGCCCATTGGTCGAGTTGACCGTGGCCATGACTGGCCCGGACTCCTGAACGCCTCGCGATCCCCAGGTGTTGGGTCCGTGGACGGCAACGATGCTCATGTGATACCTCCGTATCGACAGCGTGGGAGAGGGGTTTGACCCCCTCTCCCACTCACGCTGCGTTGGGCCTAGTTGGTGATGATCTTGACGACCGACGAGTCGGTGATGACTCCCCAGCCCCAGATGCTGTACCAGGCCAGAGCGTGCTCACGACCGAAGTCGAGCACGCCGCCGTCACGGAGTTCGACCGGCAGCGAGATGGCGTGGCCGAAGGCGTTGTCGCCCAGCATGATCGCCTCGTAGATGCCGTTCGACGGACCCCACGGCTCGCCCCAGCCAGGCAGCGCCGTCTCACCTGTGGGCAAGTCGTCCAGCGCAGCCGGGTCAGCGATATCGGGGTAGGGCGACGGGTCGGCAGCACCTTGAATGTCGCCACCGGTCACGCCGAGGGCGTTGCCACGCCAGTCCGGGTTGAACGGGTTGACCGAGGTGAGGTTCCCACCAGGGAGTTGTGGCCACAGGTCGGTGGCATCCACCGTGCCAGCGAGCGGGCTGGACACCTGCGTCGTCTCGATGAAGACCACGTCGTCCAGTCGGCCGACCTCTCCGAGCATGAAGTTGCCCGGTGCGGCATACTTGGTTACCTCGATCCATTCCGGAGTATCGCGCAGGCGACGACTCTGGTGTGGATGGATGAAACACACGTATGTTTCACCGAGGCGGGGGACGTTCTTGGTGGCCAGCACCTCGACGGCGTCCTTCACCGAGTACGGCGTGAGCCAGAAGTTGTCGTCCAGCGCCGGGGTGCCCGCAGAGGTCGTGACCTGGGCGAGGCCGGTGGCGGGGGTGCCGCCCTCGTACACGCCGTAGCCGACGTTGATGGCGGTCGGCTTGGCGTAGCCGAAGACCACCGACGTGGAGCGGGAGAGCGTCTGGCGAGCCTGGGAGTCCATGTACAGCGCCATGTTCCGGCCGAGCAGCCGGGACGACGACGCCATGATGTCATCGAAGCTGGCATTCAGCAGGAGTTCGGATACGGCGACGGCGAAGCCTTGCTCCTGCACCGTGATCGCGTACTGGTTCGCCGTGATCGCGTGGGTCTTCATCCGCACGCCTTCGATCAGCGGACCCGAGGGCATCGGGAGATTGTTGTATCGCATGAAGTTCACGGTCAATCCCGGCATCGTGCCGAGTTCCGTCTTCTTTACTGCGAATTGTTCGAACCGGAGTACCGGCATCGACTGGAACAGGATCTCCTTCGACCAGATCGTCTGGATCGCTGGACCCAGCATTGTCGATCCGGTCGCCACTGATCCCGAGTAGCCGACCGCCGTGTTGTCGAGGGTTGCCGTTCCACGATAGCCAACCGGCATGTCGTAGTTGGAGTATGGGCCTCCGGTCGCGAGCCTCGTTGTACCGGCGATACCGGATACGACAGGAAGTTCGCCACCGAGGCTGCCACCTGCTGGCATGGTGATCTCCTTCTGGAGCGTGGGGACGACGGGCGCCCCCTATGTGGGGTGATGTGTTACCCGTGTGATCAGCCCAGTCGGCGTGACTGGCTGGTCGCCTGAAGGAGTTGATTCCTGTACTTCTTGTACGTTTCCATGTCCATGCCACGAATGTCTTCGGGCGTCAACGATTCATACGACGGCAATTGCTCCATTGGACCAACAGGTGGGGCCGTGGGTGCGGCCCCTCTCGGTGCGAACGGAACCTGCGGTGGTTCCACGGCTGCGAAGTTGGCGAGGACAGAAGCTGTGCGCTCCTTCATCACCTCGATTGAGTGGTCGATCTCCTCGGGGGTGGCCCCTTGGATGAAGTCACGAAGTTCAGGAAGGATGTCGTTCGCTTCCTGAGCGATCCGGTCACGACGGTACAACTCGGCCTCTTGTAGCTGGCGCTCCTTCGCGAACACCTCACGGTCGGCGTTGTACCGCCCCTCCAGAGTGGCCAGTTGGCTGTTCCACTCCTGCTCCCGCTTCTCCAGAAGCTCCCGAACGCCAAGTTCGGTTTCCTCCTGGGCCTTCTGCGCGTTGGCTGCCTCCTGGGCAAGCCGTTCACGTTCGGCCTTCTCGGCCTCACGCTCTTGGCGCAACTGCTTGAGTTGCTCCGACATTTCCTCCAACCGGGGATAGAGCTTGTCCTTCTCCTGCTTGCGGGCGTTCTCCACGTCTTCGTCGGTCCACCGGTAGGCGGGCCGCTCTTCGGGAGGCGGCTGTTGGCGGGAGGGTGTGGGCTGGCTCACGGCCTGATCAGGCCGGGTCTGCTGGTAATCGACGGCGTAGCGCGGCTGAGCCGGATCGACGCCGACGAGTAGTCCCTGACCCGTCTCTGAGATGTTCCCCTGCGTGTTCGACATGTGTTCCCTCGGGTTGTCCCTGTGTTTCAGTTGGTATTTCTAGCACGGATGCCGCTGATATACGAGTATCTCATCGCTAAGGGACGTATCAGCGTCATCACGTCTGGTCATCCGACTCAAAGTCGGCTAGCTGTGGCGGCATGCCGCCGTACGCCAGGAACTGAAGCTCCTGGGCGATCTCGGGGTTGATCGGTGGCTGGGCGATCTGTGGGTTGCCCTCGGCATCGGCCCCCATCATCGGTGTGCCATCGGGCATCATGCCGGTAGCAGCCATGTTGAAGGCGGCGATCTGGTTCTGGACGAGGGTGAGGGCGCCCGCCTCCTTGGCATCCTCCATGACCTCTTCGAAGATCTCCCTGATCTTCTGGTCGGGGAACTGTGTGCCCAGGTCACGCAGGGCGCCACGCCTGGATTCAAGCTGCATCGCCATCAGCGCCTGGATCTCGTTGATCTTGAGCAGCCGGTCGATGGGCATCGGGCTGGGCCAGTCCACGTACGTGCGGTAGCTGACCGCCAACGTCGGGTCCAGTTGCTGCATCTGGTCGGCCTTGAGGTACGTGGAGGACCGCACCGGGTCGTACATCGTCAACTCGGGGGCGAAGACGAAGGCGTGGCGGATGATCAACTCGTTGACCCGTTCGAACAGCCGGGTGTAGTTGACCTTCTTGCGGTCGTGCTTCAGCATCAGCGGCTGGTACTGGATCGACAACGCCACGCCCGACGTGTTGGAGATCGGCTGCATCGTGCCGAGAGCAGTCGCTGGTACCCCGGTTAGCTCATGCATCGCCTGCTTCAGCAACTCCATGTAGCCCAGTGGCCCAGTGAAGTTGGTCTGTAGCTCCAACTGCTGGATCTTGGCGTCCTTGTTGGTGACGGCCCACACCTTGCGCGGACCCTTCTCCAGGTTCGACGCCTTGGCTCCTGTTATGACAGTGACCGGGCTGGCGTGGTAGTTGATGATGTCCGAGATCTCCGTGGCCTTCTCGTTGTACTCACGGTTCAGCGGGATGATGTCGATGATGTCTGCCAGACCCCATGGGCTGGAGGCCACTGTGATATTGGGGCAGAAGGCGACTGCTATCTCACCAATCGGGTTGGGCCGAGAGTCGATCATCTCGTCGTTGATGTACTCTTCGATCATGTCCTCCGTCATCAACTCGACGTAGGTCATGACCTGGCGTGTTCCGTCGCTGGCGGTCCCGAAGAACTTGTACTTGGTCTTGAACCGGATCATGCGGGAGCGGTCGTGCGGATGCCACTCCGGGAAGCAGAAGGCCGGGTTGATAGGAAGGATCCTGATGCGGCCCTCTTGCGGGACACCGGCCGGGTCAACGTATGGTGGCTCGTATGCCACCTTCACGAAGCAGTCGCCGCTCACCGAGCCAAGCTGCGCTAGCTCCATCAACACCTGTTGCTTGTTGTTATGAACTTCCCACACTTCCTTGAGCGTGTAGGGCGTGATCGCAGCGGTCGCTTCCGGGCTGTAGAAGTTGACGCCCTTGGTGAAGGAGAAGTTGACCAGGTAGTCGGAGAAGGCCTTGACCCAGTTGAAGGTGAGTTGTGGCTCCCCGATCTCGCGCTTGTACGCCCAGTGGTGCCCGAGGTACCACGCCCAGTTCGACGCGTAGCGGTTCATACGTGGGCCGTGGACTTCGAACTCCTCGTCGGCAAGCTCCACAAGCCCCAGCGGTGATATCGCAACGGTGAGGTCAGATGCCGCCGCCCGATAGCTGGGTGCGTTGAAGGCGACGGTCATACACGCCTACCGTACTGGCTATCCCAGTGGGGTTGCTGTTGCTGCTGCTGAGTCATGTAGGCGTCGTTCTCGTCGCGCTCTTGGCGGCTGGTCGTCACCTTGCCGCCCTGGTGCCGGTGCCCGTAGTCAGCAGGGTTGAACAGTTGCGGGTGAAGGTGGTCGGTTGCTGCCATCAGGGGAACGACGGAAATCTGTTGGTGGTCACGGGCTGCTGAGGTTCCGGGGTGCTGCGCTTGGTGTAGTCCCGGTACTGCACCGGGACATAGCTGCGGGGATTGGCGGTGTATGCCGCCATGATGCGATGGTGCCCGGAGACGATCTTCTGCTCGCCGCCTTCGTGGATCCCGAGCGTCACCGGGTACTCGACACCACGCTTGGCCACGTCGGCAGCCAGACCGTCAGCGGCGTTGTCCTTGCGCTTGGAAGTCCACATCTGGTCGTGTGACTTCCACCCGGCCGGGTGGCTGGGATCAACATCGGCCGATCTGTAGTCCTGCAGTAGCTCCCGTGCTGTCATGAACAGCTTGCCCTGGAGGTGATCGGTGGCAGCCATCAGAACAGGGTTCCCTGGTTCGGATCGTGCCTGGACTCCTGGTGGCCAGCGTGGAACTCTTCGGTGCGATCACGTGGGTGCAGTTCGGACAGCAGCGGTTCGTGGGCACTCTCGGTGATGGCCCCCCACTTCTCCAGGCCCGCCGCCGCACCGATCCGGTTCACATCCTTCTCACCGAAGTCGATGGCCTCGCCCAGGCTCATGCTCGACCTCAGCAAGTCCCACTTGGGGGTGTAGCCGATGTGCCTGCCGGTCTGCTGGTTCTCAATGGCGTGGACGTTGTCGAACATCGTCTGCTGAACGTGGGGCAGGATGGCCTGCTCGTCATCCAGCCGTCGAAACTCCGGGGTGCCGTGGACAGCATGGTGGACCAGATCGACGTAGTTGTTGTTGCCACGTGATTCGATGGTCGGCTCCCGGCCGGTGGGTTCATACTCATGTACGCCAGCCGGGGCGACGGCATGGTCACGCACCGTGGCTCCAGGCCGCAGACGCACCTCGGCCTCCATGTCCAGCCCCCACTGTGACTTGCCTGTCTTGAACTTGCCCTCTGAGTCCGTGTAATGCGAGCGGATGTTGCCGCCCTTCCACTCGCCCTCGGTGATGACCTGATCGCGAGACACGGTGGCCCGGTGGACGAAGCGGTCGTCGCCAGATCCACCAAGGCCGGTGTAGTGCGAGACGTTCTCGTCGGTTGACCAGTGGATACCGAGCGAACCGCCAGGGTCACCCTTCTGCATGCGGTAGACCGTCATGCTCTCGGGCGGATTCTTGGCCATCTCCTTGAACTGCTCCTTGCGGAGGTTGCTGGCCCGGTACTCCTCGTCGGACATGCGCTCCATCAGAACGTCGGCTTTGAGTAGGGCGACTTCATACGCATGTAGCTGCGGTACTGGTTCTTCTGCGGATTGCGCTGGTAGAACGCCGGGAACTGCTTGCTGGACATGGGCGGGAACGGATCGTTGACCGGGCGTGTGTCATGTTTCGCAGCGGCCAGCGTGACGTGATGACGCGACGCCTGGCGGCGGGGGCGACTCTCCCCCCGATACTCACTAGCCACGGAACCCCGGAGCGCCCTTGACGTGATAGCCCCGGCCGCTCTCGTTCTTCTCCAGCGCCGGTCCCTTGCCGAAGTCACCTCCACCACCAGGGCGGTACGAACCAACCACCCGTCCTGTTGACCACTTGCCGGAACTTTCCGTGGTGACGCCAGTACCAGGCTCATCGAACAACATGTCTTGGGAGATAAGGCCAGATAGCTGCGTGCTCTTGCCCACCTTCCGCTTGGGGTGGTTGGCCTTGTCCGGGGCCAACCTGCCATCGTCTCGGTGTCCACTAGCCATTGTGATACCTCCGTATCAGCCCTTCCAGGTTCCGCTGCGGCGCTCGTTCTCGCTGGCGGGTCCGTGGTGCGTGTAGCCCTGGCTGAGGTAGTCGCCGCCCTCGTTGTAGCGACTGACGTACTGGCGCCGGGTAGCGACGCCGCCCACGTCCACGACGGAGTTGTCGAACACCTCGCGATGCACCTTGCGGTCAGGGTTGTCAGCCTGGTTCGCCGCCAGCCGCCGACCGGACGACGACATCTTGTACTGGTGGGCCGGTGTTGACCGTTCCTTCTTGATGGCAGCGACCTGCTCAGCGCGCTTCACTTCTTCTTCGCTTCCTTCTTCAGGACGCCGCTGGCCTTCTTGATGGCCTTGCCCTCGGAGTCACCGGACTTCTCGGCCGACTCACGCACGTGCTCCCACTGACGGGACTTCTTGGCGGTGTTGGCCTTCTTGGTGTGTTCGGATGCGGGCATCAGATCCTCCCTCGCAGTAGCAAGATGACGAGCAGGATGATCAGGATCAGCAGGATGACGCCCCCGCCGATGTAGAGGCCACCAGCAAGTAGGGGAAACATCAGCCACCTCTCCTTCGGTCACGTTCACGGTCGTAGGCATCGGGGTCTTCGTTCATGGCGATGCCTTCGAAGTTGGGCTTGACCTTGTTCCACTTCGGGTCGGGTGGCCCGTACTCCGGGTAGCTGGCCATCGAACGGGAGAGGGCGTCGAACTCCGGCCCCCGAAAGCGTTCACGGTGAACCTGACGGTTGGGGTCGTTCTCTCTACGGTCAGCCATCGATACCTCTCTATGCCACGGTGCTCTGGTGGCGGTTCATGATCTGGCCCACCGGCCCGTAGCTGTTGGTGTAGCGGGGCTGGTTGTCCTGCGTGAACGCCACCACCGGGTCCGTCATGCGCTGAGGCATCTGGATCGACAGGTTGCCATGCATGCGGGCGGTGGCGTCCTGGGCGCTCATCCCGGCGTCGCGCATGCGCTCCCAGTTGCCCTGGATGACCGGCCCTGCGTCACGGCTGCTGATACCACCGTCAGTGCTGGGATGGACGATGCCGATGGAACTGGGCCGACGTGCAGGACTCATGGCGGTGTTGATACCTCTGGCCATCAGCGGGTGCTTTCTCTCCCACCCTTGGAGCGCTTGGCCTCACGGGTCTTGGCCGTGTCCTTCACACTCTTCGGAGCAGCATGGCGGGGTGCTTCCTTCTTGCCCTTGCCGAAGCTTCCCTTGTCCTTGCTGTCGGTGTGCTGGGCCTTCTCGGTCATGTCCAGTCCCCCTTGGTCTGTCGGTTGGCCACGTTCCACTGTGAACGCTGCAGGTTGCCGTTGGCAACGACGGGCCTCTTGTCCGTGACGATGCCCGATTGGTTGGTAGCCCGAGATGTCGGGTTGAGAGGTGTCTTCTTGGCCACCCTCTTGGACAAGGGTGCCTGGCGCTGTGGTCCGACAGGCATCACCGAGCGAACCTTGGGTTCTGTGCGTAGATCGCATCGTTGCGCTTGCTGCGCTGGCGCAACTCCACCGAGGCGGCAGCGCGAGAGGGACGGCGCTTCGTATCGGGTCGCTCCGTGGCATCCCACGATGCGATGTTGGGGGCCGGTGCTCCACCCCTCGCCGCCGAGATGTGGGCAGCCGCCTCGGATTGCTCCGTGGCCACCCGTGATGCCGACTGGGCCATGCGCCCACGCAGTTCGATGGAGGCAGCATGCTCGTTGGCATGATCGGCGGGCGTCTTGGTTGGGAACAGCGGGCCTTGGCCAGCCTTCGGGTCGGCCTTGGCCGGTAGCGCCCGCCAGTTGCTGGCGTAGCGGGTGGCCTCCCCGGTATCGACATCGAACAGCGGAACGTTCTCGCCTGGCTTGGGCGTCTGGCCAGCAGGAGCATTGGGCCGACCGGCAGCTTGAGCAGCGATGTGCGCCTCGCGCTTCTTCAGGTCGGGATCCTTGTCCATGTCCATGCGGTAGGAAGTCCATGACCCGCCCTGGACGGCAACGGCCGGAACACCAGCGCCAACGTTGCGCCCAGCGGCCCGTGCCCGGTCGGTGACGATGCCTGCAGCCCGGTTGTTGACCTCGTTGGACATGGCATGCAACGCCTCTTCCTTGGTGAGCTTGCGCTCACCCTTGGGAGTAGGCATGTACTTGTCACCACTACCGATGTTCATGACGTGCTCGTCAGAGCCGAGCAGCTTGGCCACCAAACTTGGTGAGCGAGCACTCTGGCCGACTTCCTTGCCCTCCACATCACGGGGCAAGGCCAATGACTGGGCCATCGCCCAGGTGTCCTGGGCCGTCGTGCCCTCATGGAGCTTCATCCCCGCATCGATCCTGGCGTTATCCCGTGCCGACTGCTCCGGGAAGAACTGCTCAGCGGCCACGGACGGACGATGCGGCACGTCGGGCTGGTGACCGGTGTTCAAGATGCCCTGGGTGACGTGCGCCTTGCCGTAGGGATCGGCTTCGTACTCGGGGCCGAAGATCGTGGGCTGTTCGAAGTACGGGTGATTCTCGGGTATCGATTCGTGGACCCTGCGATTGAACTCGGACACGTCGTTGGCGTCGGGGGCATCCTCACCCATCGATGCCAGGCCAGCGCCGAGCAGGCTCTGGTGGGTGTAGGTGGGCACCTTGCCGGTTGGCCCTTGATCGGCCTGGGTCTTCTGGCCCCGGATCATCTCGGTGCCGGTGGCGACCTCGGTGCCGCCCTTGGCGATGCCTCCGAGATCGACGTTGCCCGTCAGGTGGTCCCGGTGACGGGCGAGCATCGCCACCTGCTTCGGAGTGAAGTCACTGAAGTTGCGATTCTGGCCGGGAGCCATGTCGAGGTCTTCCATCGCCTGACCATGGGACTTGCGAACATCAGGATCGGCGTTCTTGGGCAGCTTGGCCATCGTCAAGGACCGATCACCACGCCCGTGCTGGCCGTAGGAGATGGCCGTTGCCGCCGCTCGTTCCGACACCGGGTCGTTCTGCGGACTCATCGACGTGGAGCCGACAACGGTCTGGCGTGTATCGGCGCCCGTTACTTCGGCCACCTTGGCCAGTTCGCCGCCATGACTCTGGTACCAGTCACCACCCGCAGGGATCACCGTGCCCCTGCCCTCCTTGACGTGGGCGACCGAGGCCAGGGCCGATGCGGACAGCGACGACGGGCCGAGATCAGCATCGGTCACGCCGATGTTCCCGGACAGGGTGCGCTGCCCAGCCCGTGCGTAGTTGTCAGCCACACGCGCCGCAGCAACGTCCATCGTCACCGGGGTGGGGCTGTTGGTGAGGAGCGACGCTGCCGTGGTCATCTGCGCCGCACGGCGCTTCTCCTTGCCGATGTTGTCTACGTCGCCGCCCTTGGCCCCCGCAACACGCGCTGTTGCGTTGGCGGCGGCATTCGCCGCCATCGTGTGGGGGTTGGAGGCGATGTTCGTGAAGGCTGCCTCAGCCCGCGCCTTGCCCTCGGGAGAGAAGTCGGCCATCGTCGGCGGGCGACCGGTCGTCTCTCGGGGATGCAGCGGCGGTTGACCGTTGGCTTCGTCTCGACTCGTTCGGCCCATCAGCCCTTCCTTCCCCGTGGATCCCGCCACCCCTTGGAGATGGCCTTGGCCCGCCTGGCCTCCAACACGTCGGGCCGGAACGGCTGGAGTGCTGGCGGCATCGCGAACTTGTTGAGATACTTGCGGTGTACCTCTTTCAACACGTTCGGATCGGCGTTGATCATCTCGTAGCCGCTGTTGACCTCGGCAGACGGCTTGACCAGGTACTTCTGGATGTTGGAGACAGGGCGTCCCGCCGTGGCAGGGCCAAGTGCTCCAGAAGCTGCTCTAGCGCCTTTCGACCCGGCCGCGCCCACTGAGATGGGCTTGGCCATGGTGGGTCAGTCGCTGACTTGGGCGGGGTTGAGGCGACGGATGCGTGCCTCGCTCCCCACTTCGCGTTCGAAGCTGGCCGGTCCCTGACCGATGGAAGCGCCGATCACGAAGTCGTTCAGCATGGTGGGGGCTTCGATCCAGGTGGCGCTGCCGACATGGGCACGCTCACGCATCGTCTCGGCCTCGCCCTTCCAGACGGTGTACGGACGCTGACGAGCGTCGCCACCGGGATCGCCGTAGGCGCCCTGGCCGAAGTCGTTGGGAACGTCGGTGTCCGTGGCAACGCCCTCTTCGAAGCGGAGTGGACCACGTCGAGCGTTGTTCACTGCCATGACGTGCTCATAGCCGCTCGCAGGTGCGTAGCTCATTGATTGCCTCCTTAGGCCGGTATCACCCGAGCATAGACCAGGCAAACCTCTGTATCGAGGTTTCCTGGAGCGCTCTGAGGAGTCCCCGCCAAAGTGTAAAGCCGAATCTTGTGACGTTCGTCACAAGTCATCCCCGGCGAGTGAAGAACGGCGAGTCCATCTGCTCTACGACGGGGACGGCATCGTCCATCGTGCAGGCCGCAGCCAGGGCCAGGCTGTCCACGTAGTCCTCATGAGCCTCACGCTCGTCGGGGGCTTCTACCAGGAGGTATTGGCCCTTCATCACCTTCTCCACGTCCACCATCTGCTGACGGAAGCGTCGCCACACCCTGGTGCGCCGTGCCTTGGAGTGGCCGGGGTAGATCAGCATCTGGCGTTGTATCAACTGGATGAGGTGCTTCCAGCGGTCGGCCTGGTTCTTGGCATCGGACGGGTACGGCCGAACTTCGGCCCGCGATCCGATCAGTCGGGCCATGCGGTCGGCAACGGCGCTGCCCATGCCCTGGGCATCGACGCCAACGTGGGAGATCCAGTACGGCTCAAGGAAGTCGAGAATTTCGAAGTACTGCTCCTCCCAGGCTGTGTTGTGGATCTCCAGCCAGTTGAGGATGCGGTGCTCCCGGTACCCGGCCGGGTCGGGGAAGTCCCAGTCCACCCAACACACGGTGACGACGGTGGAGTCCTTCACACGGGCCGGGTCGATGCCCACCACGCAGGGAGAACGGTGCCATGCCTTGACTAAGCCCATCGACTTGTCAGCAAGGGCGTCCAGGTCGTCCTCGGTGATGAGCATGCCTCGCTCAAGCATCCACTTGAGCCGGTATGACATCTGGAACTCTTCGGAGTCCTCCCCGAGACGGAGCTTCTCCTTGTCGATGAACTTCTTGTAGAACGGGTTGTACCGGGAGACGACTCGGTCGTCGTACTCAAAGTGGTTGGCCCGCTTACCCCGCTGACGGCGCTTGTTGAGGTTGATGGCCTTGTAGAAGTCACCCTTGTGATACCCAGGGGTGCCGATCTTGACCATCGTGCCGCCCGTGGCCGCGAGCATGGGGTGGATCGACTTGCGGATGACCTGCTCGTCGGCGTCCTGGCACTCGTCCACCACGATGATGTGATACGTGGAGCCTTCGATCTTGGCCCGAGGGTTGGCGGTCTGGCGTCTGCAGTAGGAGCCGTTGGAGAGTCGCACGACCTTGGACTTGCCATCGACCTTCTCATCGATCTCCGGGTCGGACAGGATCGATACCGCCCTATCGGAGGTCAGTCTCGACACGATGCGTGAGAACACCAGGTCAGACTGGTCATCGACCGGTGCGAACAGCCCGATCCACACGCCGTCCTTGAACCGCTCCAGCAGCGGGTAGGTCTTGGCCAGGATGGGCAGCAGGATCATGCAACCCGACAGGGTGACGGCCACGACCTCGCTCTTGCCTGACTGGCGGGCCATCAGCCCGGTGATCTCTTCGGCATCCCCCAGAATCAGACTTTCGATCACCCGGTAAGACATCGTGCGCTGGTACGGCCGCAGTTCGTGGCCCCACAGTTCCTCGCAGAAGATGATGGTGCGCCGGATCAACTGATCCAGGAAGTTGGCCATCTCCGGGTCGAGGTCATCGATGGTGTCCGAGTCCTGATCTTCCAGGAGGGTGGCTTCCTCAGCCGCCTCTTCGGCAGCGAGTTCGGCCTCTTCCTCATCGGTGAGGTCGTAGCCCAGGTCCGTGATCAGATCAGAGATACCTACGACCATACACGGGTAAACCAAAGGCCACCCGAAGGTGGCCTTTGGTCCCACTTACCGAAACAGGATCACTCCAAGCTTCGCTGCTGATCAGTGTAGCAGATGACTCAACGTTTCCGACCCCTTGCGGGCTGTTTTCGGGGGATCGTACGCTTGCGGGGTTCGGTGGCCTGGTCGGCCTCCAGCGCCCGCTTGGCATCCTGGAACGACAGCAACGTGCGTCTGACCAAACGCTGGTACGGCTCCAGCCACATGGTGTGGCGAGTCTTCGCCTCCAGTATCTCAACAAGCCAGTTGTACGACCCGGAGTCCAGGTAGACCGTGTAGATCGGCCCATCTTCCAGGTGTTCTATGGCGACGAGGCGCTTTTCCCTAGCTGTCGGCACGCGCCATCTTGCGCCGGTTGGCGTAGTACTCGTCGTTGATCTTCACGCAGGCATCCCCCAGGCAGCCCTTCTGGCGGCGGTAGAGGGAGGCGTGAGGGCACTCGGCCGAATCGCTGTCAGGGTCCACTCCGCAGACGTGCTCTTCTGACACAACGATGGGCAGCGACTTACGGCCAGGGCGCTCCCGCAACAGGAGTTCCACCTGGGCCTCCACACGGGCCAGCCGTGTATTCAGGTTCTCTTTCGACATTGTCTCATCCCAAGGGGGTGTTGAGGTCCGGGTTCACGTGGATCTGCCAAACGACGCCGCCCGGAGCGATGCCCATCATGGAACCGGTGCCATCCGGCTCACGGACCTGCCACGTGACCTTGTCCCGTGATTCGGAAGCATCACGGAAGCTTTCGATCAAGTCAAGCGCGTCGCCAGCGGATTCGGCGTCGGTGGAGCGAACGGTCTGCATGTCGCCCATCGCTCCCTTGCGCAGTTCGATGGTGTAGTGCTTGTACACAGGCCACTCCAGGTGTAGTTCTTGCTGCTCGTACTCGGTGTCCCCGAAGTAGAGCTTGGTGGGTTGTTTGGTCATAAGTCAAGGATACCGGTTCTTTGCCTAGTTCTCAACCCGGTCCTGTAACACCTGTACGGCGTCAAGGGCTTGGCGGATCTGGACTTCCATCTCCTGCAGCAGCCAAGCCGGGTCCAGTTCCTTGTGTGTGATACCACGAAACAGTTCCGCCGTCCTGCTGAGGGATGTCTCCAGCGCTAGCTCCAGATCCGGGGTCGGTAACCGTCCCAGCTTGGAAGTCCCACTGGATCGTGGCCGTGGCCCCGTCGCCTTGCGTCTCAGCATTCGTAGGTGTCCACTTCCCGATTTCCGTGGGCCGGTAGGAGAGGCCGAGGTGCAGAGCCTCTCGACGGTACCTGAACAGGCCCACGTGGAGCCAATGGTGTTGTGATACCCGTATACGGACTCCGTACGTGGACGCCCGGAACGGGATGCTGTCCTCCACCACCCAGGAGCCGGTGAGGAGCGCTCGATCCTGCGGATCCTCTTCGAAGGCCCAATACAGCGGTATGCCTCTGACTCTGATCATGTGCGCAGGCGGGAGCCGATGCCCTTGCGCTTCTCGTTGGAGGGGAAGTCCTCTTCGCCCTCCATCTTGCGGTAGACCTTGCCGTTCAGGCTGGAGTTGACGTGCTTGCCCTTGCTGGCCACACGGGCAAACGCCCGGTAGCCCTCGTAGTCCACGTTCTCGTAGATATGGCCTGGCCCCTTGCCGTTGGTCCACTGCACCTGCAGTTGGCGCTGGAGGTGGTCGAAGCGGAAGCGGCTCACCCGTGTGGAGCGAGGGGTTTCGATCCACGGGCCGAGGTCGTGCTGGACGCCGATCTCGACGCCTGCGTAGACATCCTCGGCCAGGGTGGGTGGCTTCTCTGGTCCCGCCGTCTTCCTGGGCATGAGATTAGACTAGCAAAGATTCGGTAACCTGGTATCACCATGAGCTTCGACATAGACGAACCCATCCTCTGCCACACCTTCGGCGTGGGCATGACGGTGGACGATGACAACCCGGCCATCTTCATCGTGATGGGTGAGAGTGAAGACGCTCCACCCACCCACGGGGTACTGATGACGGCCGAAGGCTTCGCTGACTTCATGAAGCGCTGTCTGGCGCTCGCCATGGAGGTCGCGTCCATCAACCGGGAACTGGACGGGCTGGAAGGCGCCGCCCGCCACGCTCGCTTGGAAGCGATCCAGGGGCGCTACTCTGCTGGCCTGAACTGAGTGGGTGGAGGGGCCGGGGTGCGATCCGGCCCCTCCAACAATCACACAAGGGCGTGATGGCCAGCCTGGGTGATGATCACCCAGGGTAACACAACGGATCAGAGCGTGGGTGGCAACTGCGGGGGTGGCCCCACCGGGATGGGTTCGAACGGCGTACCCGGAGGCACGACCGGCGCACCTGGCGGGAACGGCCCGTTGGGGTTGGCGCAAGCCGCCGACTCCGGTGGGTAGGTCACGAACGCCGTGGCGGTCGGGTTGACCGTGTACTCCAGGTTGATGCCCTCTCGCAGGAACTCATCGCTGGGGTCACGGATCCAGAAGCCGTCAGCGTTCAGGATCCAACCCGGCACGTCGGCAATCGACCCATCGGCGTTGATCACGCTGCCTGGGTAGAGCACGTCGGCCGTGGTCCCCGGCGTATAGACGAGCGGGAGCGTTCCCACCACGTTGCCGTTGATGTCCCGCATCGTCAGCGTCCCAGTCTGGCCCGCCAGCGACGGGAACTGGTTCAGGAACTGGATCCTGATGACCGGAACCTCGGCCACGCAAACCGACGCCGCTGCTCCGAATTGGAATGTCTCAGGGAGCGTCGTGGTAGTCGTCGTGGATGGGGATGACGTAGTCGTCGTCCCCGGCTGGGTAGTCGTGGTGCTCCCGCTCACGGTGGTCGAGGTGCTCGGCAAGGAGCTTGAGCTTGTCGATGTAGTCGATGGACTCGTCGTTGTCGAGGTCGTGGACGATGTCGTGGACGGAGCGGTCGTCGTAGTCGTGCTTGGCGCTGTCGTCGTACTCGCCGTCGTCGTCGTGGTCGTCGGGGCGGCTGTCGTGGTCGTGGTGCTTGATGTCGTCACCCCCGTCGTCGTGGTCTGCTGGGGGAGGGTAGTGGTAGTCGATGTGCTCGTCGTTGGCGCCACCGTTGTCGAAGTCGTCGTAGACGAGGTTGTAGGCGACGTAGTGGAGGTCGTCGTGGACGGCGCGGAAGTCGTAGTGGTCGAGGATGTCGTAGTTGTACCCGGCGTCGTGGTGGTGGTAGTCGTCTCGGCCACGCAGCCCTCGGGGAACGCCAGCGGGCCAGCGGTGGCCGTCTCGGCCCCCAACGTGTACGTGATCAGGGCGATGTCACCCGCTCCGGTCGGCCACGGGACGTTGGTCGTCCCTCCTGAGTTGAAGATCAGGGGGACCGAACCTCCGGTCGAGAAGCTCAGGGTGCCGGTCTGGCCAGCCAGGTCGGGGCGCAGGCCAAACGTGATGGTGATCACGGCTTGGCCGTTTACGCACGCTGGTACGGCGGGGACGGCGAACAGGCTGATGCGGGGGATCGTCGTCGTGGTGGTCGTACCCGGCTGCGTCGTGGTCGTCGTGGTAGTAGGGGCGACCGAAGAGGTGGTGGTAGATGAGGTCGAGCTTGATGTCGTCGTTGTACCCCCAGTGTCGGGCGGGGGACACTCGTCCACGTCAGGCTCGTCCTGACCCACGTCGTAGGCCAGCGAGTAGCTGCGGCCCTGGGAGTCGTTGAAGTAGTTGCCGGGTTCGCGTCCGGGCTTGTAGTCCACGCTGATCGGGTTGTTGCCGGTCTGCAGGCGCTCGTCCACGCCAGGCGTGCCGACGTACTTGCAGACGAAGACCTTCTTGCCCTCGGTCGTCGTCGTGACGCCGCCGCTGGTGGTCGTGGTGGCGCCACCGGCCGTGGTGGTCGTCGCCCCACCTGAGGTGGTGGTCGTGGTGCCCTCGTCGTCACCCTGGGGCTGGGTGGTCGTCGTGGAGGCGTGAGTGGTCGTGGTGTAGTGGGCGTGGGTCGTGGTCGGCTCGTTGTCACCGCCACCTACTGGGAGCAGGTTCTCGTCAGGCTGCTCCACAACCCGCTGCTCCTGGTTGTCGGCCTCCTGGTCGTCGGCAGCCTGCTCCTGAGCTTCCGGCTCCGGGTCGTCGGCCTGCTCTTGGTCGTCGGCCTGTTGCTCCTGGTCGTCCTGTTGCTGGACGGCGAGGGTCGTGCCCGTCGTTGTGGTGACATCATCGTCGGCCTGGAGTGATACTGCCGGAACTGCAGCCACCACCCCGGTCAACACAGCGATTGCGGCCGCTACCCGGAGTTTCATGGGCAGGATGTTACCCCACTAAGGGGGGTTCAAACAGAGGTAAGAGAAGGGGTAAGATGCCGCCCCTATGGACACAGCAAACATCAAGACCCAGTTGCAGCAGTTCGGCCAGGAACTCAAGACCGAGATCCAGAGCGCCAACGTCGGTGAGGATGTCAAGCAGCAACTCGCCACCAAGATCGACCAGAAGCTGGACGAACTCGGCGCCCGCATCGGCGGCGACCAGTCCCAGGGCCAGACGCAGTCGGCCGCTTCCCAGCCGGGAGTCTGACGGATCGCTCCGTCGCCGGGTCAGAGTTGACGCTCGGTCCCCGGCGACGGAGTTTCTGGCAGGGGCACGACCTCTGCCTTCTTGTGCTTCTTCTTCAAGTGAGCTTCAAGTAGGGCTACGCCATCGTTGTCGGCGGGAACGGTGTAGCCGCACGTGGTGCAGACGAACTCGTAGCCCTTGGTCATGGAGCGGGCGACGGGAATCGAACCCGTGTTTCGACCTTGGCAAGGTCGTGTACTACCTCTGTACGACGCCCGCTAGCGCCCCGAGGCTCCCTTCTTGAACGCCTTCGTGGCCGTCTTGTTGGTGATCACCCTGGGATTGCGCACTACCGGCTTGGCTGCCGTCTTCTTGGCTGCCCGCTTGATCGGACGCTTCTTCACCGGCTGCAGGTTGGCCCGGTAGACGAGGGCCGACACCTGGGCCAACTGTTGTCTCAACATCTCGTTCTGCACGCGCAGATCGTTGACGAACTTGAGACGCTCGTAGAAGTGGGGGCTGGTCAGGACGGTGAGGATCACCCGTCCTGCTGTGTCAACGACGACGGCCTTGTGCGCTTCCGGGACACCGTGGAAGTCAACGATCTCTCGGATCATCCCCAGTAGTTCGTCACCGTCCGTCGTCATCGGCTACTCCAGGTCTACGGCATCCGGGCTGAACCACTGGCTGCCGGTACCACCCATCACCAGTGGGTCATCGAACTGTATCTTGACCGTGAGCCAGGGCTTGATCGGCCCTGGGTCTTGTAGCTGAGCGATGAAGCCCGGTAGCACCTTGTCGGCCACCGTCACCGTGACTCGGTCGCCTGGCTGGTAGAAGTGTTGTGTCATGTAGCTAGTATACCTTATTGATGTGTTATTCGGGCGGTTCGTCCAGGAACACAATCTGCGTCTTGCCGTCGTGCCCGTGTACATGCCTTACAGAGTCCATCCCCCTGTCGTAGTGGACGACGGACGACGGCCACTGGCTCGTCCAGTGGAGCACGACGACGCCGTCGCTGAACTCAACTCCTTCGGCCACGGTACCAGTCCCTGATACCCCTGTTATGTCAACCGTCCGCTCCAGTATGAACCTTCTCATTCCTCAACGTCTCCAACAACTGCCTCGTCTTCAACACCTTGGTAGGGATCGCCGCCTTCTGGTTCTTCGGTTCCGGCACCTTGGGCATCCTCTTCGGTGGCTTGTAGTTGGCTGTCCGTGGGTTGATCGACCTCGACATCTCTGAGCACCTCGGTGAGTGGGCGGGGACGGATATCCGGTGTCGTCGGTTCGATGCGGATCGTCCAGTGAGACAACGGGTGGTCCCGCCAGACGAAATCGATGTCACGGAAGACGACGCCACGGAACTGGTGGTTCTCTCGGAACATGGCCAGGTCATGGAGATCGTGCAGCACCTGCTGCAGTTCTTCCATCACCACTTGGTAGGACAGTGAACGACTCATGGCCTGAGAGTACGTGGGTTACACCCAGTCGTCGGGGATCGGCGCTATGTCCCAGCGCCGTGCCTCGTCCTTGAAGACAGCCGCCATGCCCCGGAGCACTTCACGTTGGGTCATGCAGTCGGCCTGTGTTATGTCAATAGGAGCATTCCACTCCGGGGACACCTTGTCTGGCTCGTCGGGACGGCTGGCCAGGCGGCTCAGCAAGTCTTTGTTGTCAGCCATCACGCTCCTTCAAGTGGCTCACGTCATACCCGGCTTCGGCCTCGTCGGCTAACGCCTGTATCTCGGCATCGGTGAGCACCTTGCCGGTCTTGGTGCGGTACGTCAGCTTCTCCAGAACCTGAGTCTGCTTGCCCATGATCTCGGCGTGCGTGTCCATCCGGAGTTGGGCATTCTCATGCCACTCGGTGTGCGTCTCCTGATCGATCTCGGCCACCAACGCAGCGCACACGCCGCAGCGGGTGAACAGCCACTTGTCCATGCGGTAGGCGTCGAAGTACCTCATTGGCCCATCTCGTCGTAGTCGGGGTGATCTGGTCCCCAGCGTCGGCCGAGGTAGGCGTCGCACTCGGCCTTCAACTCCATCACGTACTCGGCTTCTTCCCTGGAGCCGACCTCGAACTCGGTCACCTCCAAGATCGAGTTGAGGTACCCACGGCTCACCCGCTGATGGGTCGTGGCGGTGAACGATCCGCTCGACGCCGACGTGGTGAGCGTGTAGGCGGTGCGCTCGATGTGGTCGGCCAGCAGTTGGGCGATGAGGGCGATGTCAGCGACGAGGTCACCAGCCCACGGGGCCGTTTCCCAGGCCATCCGCGTCCGATCCTCCAACTCGCCCGCCTTGGCCCGGAGCAACCTGACGGCCCGCTCCGGGGTCAGCTTCTCATCGGGCGATGTCATTGGCCCTCCTTCCGCACCACACGCAGTAGCGGTGCTCTGGCTTCATGCACTGGTCGTCTTCGATCTGGTGGCCGTAGTGGTTGCAGAAGATGGCGTTGACGGCCTCTTCGACCAGGCTGTGAATCCAGTCGTCGCTGCCGTCCTCGGGGTACCCGTATTCCTCATCGATCACCGTGTCGGTGAGGAAGTTCTGGACGGCTTTGGTCCACTTCGGGCGTTCACTCACTGTGGTTCGCCTTCCAGTCGAGTAGGACCAACACGGCCGACGCCAGTTCGTGGACCGAACAAGGATGGCGGGTGTAGTGACAGTAGGCGCAGCGGTCGTAGCCGTTGTCCTCCTGGTTGGCCGGGGTGTGGAGATCGCGCTCGCTCTCGGCGTACTGGCGCATCTCGTCGTCGGTGTACTCGGCGTTGTTGACGATCATCTCGTCATCACCTTGACCAGGACGCCCAGCCAGATGATCGCCGCGATCACCAGCACCGTCGCCACGGCGGCACGCACTGCTGGATCGGTCATGCCCTCGCCCCTCGGTAACGAGCCGCCACCCGCTGCACGTCAGGGTGCTGAGCAAGGTCGTGCCCAATGATGTTCTCCCACCCGACAACCATGCGGCTGAGCACGTCCATGAGATCGTCGGCCAGCGCCATCTCCTGAGCCAGCCGGGACGGCGGCTTGGGCGGCTTTGGTGGATGCTTCACCCAGTTGTCCTGCAACGGCCTTCCCATCGCCAGGAATGTGCGCCCCGTGTGCTCATGCACGGTGGTACCGCCATTGGCGGTGACACACAGTTCTCCCACTTCTGCCTCACACCGGGGACACACGACGGTGAGGGGGTCAGAGAAGTTGGGATTGTTCCTCATGGAGCAACTATACCGTATCTTTGCAGTATCACACTACCAGGGCGGCTTTTCCTGCCTCGTTGATCTTCCACACCCGGCATTCGCCCAGGGCGCCCTCCCAATGGACCTCCATGTCCACCAGGCGGCGCCTGACCAGGCTCTCCAGGGTCTTGCGGGTCAGGCTGGGGCTGCACCACACCCACTTGGCTTCGTACTGCCACGGCCCCTTGTCCTGGAGCATCTTCAACACCGTGCGCTGGTTGTTGCCCAGGCCCAGCAACGACCTGTGTGTCATGTCGGTTCTTCGGGTATGACGGTGCGATGCATGCGCTCTGGATCTTCCTGTTGCTGTTGGCGTTGGTGGTGCTCGCCGTGGGATCGGCGCTGACCGGTAGGTGGCTGATCCAGCATGCCGTCGAACCGTACAAGGATCCGAACGCGCTAGTCGTCGCTGTAGTCCTCCGGGTCTGACTTGCCGCCCTGCTCCAGCCACGACCCGATGCCAAAGGCAAGTATCAGAAGTATCAGCATGAGGCCCGCCGTGGCTAGGAAGTCCACCCACGGGTTCATCACGATGAAGTCTGGCATCACCCCTCCCCCTATCGGTTGCTCTTCCAGACCGACCAGACGCACACCCCCAGCAGGATGACGGCCAGCACATTGAAGGCGGCGGCAAGGAGGGTCTTGGAGTTGTCGCTCACCCGCCGAGTATCTCTCACCGGGTGATGGCGCGCATCGCCCTTCCGGCCGTGACCGCCTGCTGCACGGTCTGCGTGCTGACGATGGAGTCGGCCCACACCAGATGGCACAGCCCCTTGCGGTCAGTGCCGATGAAGAACCGGCGCCCCGAGTTGAGCCAGGAGCGGGAGGTCTTGACCAGGCGGATCTGGTAATGCTTGATGGCGCCCCAGCGTGTGCGCACGTAGGCGATGTGGCCGGGGATCAGCTTGTCCTCGGCCGGGTCGGCCACCTTGGGCCACTGCTCGCGCTGGGCACGGGCCTCCACGATGACGGCCTTGGCCCTGGCCCGCTCGGTAGTTGGGCGGGGCGCCGGTCGCTGACGAGATTGTTGCGGTCGCGTCTTGGGGATCAGCTTGGTCCGGGGCATCTCTTCGGTCAGCAGCCCGTGGATCATCGTCTCGTCCTCTTCCGTCAGTACGAAAGGACGAGCGACCACCCGCTCGTAGTAGCTGTTCCCCACCAGGGGGTCGCCAGGGATCACGCCGTCATCTCCAGGTCGGGCAGTTGCATCAGCACCCGGCGATGCAGCGGCGTCGAGATCGCCGCAGGCACGTGCGGCCAGTGACGGCTGATGACCAGCAGCGGATCCTTGGTCCCCCACTTGGCCAGGCCGTAGCGCACCAGCCGGTGGCAAGCCGCCAGCATGTCCTCGACGGTGATGCCCATCTGACCGGCCCAGCGCTCGGCGTCGAACGTGATCTTGTGGTCGGTGGTCAACAGCAGGTCGATCTTGCGGGCCAGCAGGATCGCTGCCGGTCCCAGGTAGGGCAGCCATTCCTTCTCGACGTACTCGGAGCGGATCCGCTCGGTGTCGGGGCCGGGGCTGTCGTCGTCCTCGGTGGTCACCATGAACTTCTTCGGCGTACGCGGCTCCACCAGGTCAAGGGTGTCCAGGGTCATGACGCTCCTTCCATGCATTGGGGGCTGTACGGTATCACAACGTCCCTTAGCGACAAAGGCTTCACCAGGAGACGGCCACGAACCACCACACCAGCGCCGTGGCGATGACCAGGCAGATGATGGCGCAGATCACCGCCACCACCGTGATGCAGCCATCGAACACCGACACAGCCTTCACTTTAGGGGGCCGTGTAGTAGCCATAGACCATCCTCCATCCCCGGCCGTCGTCGGTGCTGACATGCCGGGAGACGCTGGTGTCCCAGGTGTCGTACAACACGCCATCCACCATGGCGGTGTAGGCCTTGCTGATCTTCAACACCAACGAGCCGCCCGGTAACTCATCCGGACGGACATGGACCGTCTCCACCTGGCCGATACCGGCCGTCGCCGTCCACACGAACCCCTTCGACTCGGCGTAGGCCGATACCACATCGTTGTGGGGCATGTGATCGGGCTTGCAGTGACGCGTCCCGTCCCGATACAGACGTTTGAGAGCGTTCGACTTACCAGCAAGCGCCCAGTCCCGTATCGCATCGCAGATCTCACGGTATGTCTGGTGATACTCGGCGCCCGTTGGGTGCGGCCCGTACTGCGCTATCGCGAAGCTGCGCACCACACAGGTGCCGTGGAACTCGGTCACCCGTGTGTCACCGGACTCCCGTCGCCCGCCGTCACTCACCACGAAGAAGTCTTCGGGCACCGGGACGAACTTGTAGGCCTTGCCCGTCCCTTCGTGGAGCCGGTAGCCGTAGCCCTCCAGGATCTCCCGTTGGCGCCTCGCCAACTCTTCGGCTTCACGCTGGGCATCGAACCCAGCCATCTTGACGTTCATGACGCCAGTCTAGCACGCAAAGGTACGGAACCTTAACTATTCCTTCCAGATCAACAGCCAGCGGCCACGCACGTACTCGGGCTGCACCCACTTGACGTGGAAGCTCACGGCAAAGCCCTCATCCCAGGGGGGCGGCTCCATCACCGTCTCCACGGGGAACGCCGCCTTACCACTCAGCGCCAGCACCACACCATCGTGCGGCCCACCGAACCATTCGGCTTCGATCACGGCTGGCACTCCAGTTCGTGGTTGGCCAGCCCGTTCTCGGTACGACACTGCTTGCCGCACCAAACACAGGTCAGGGCCATTCGGCGCTCGGCGGCAACGATCTCTGCCTCACGGCGTTCGGCATACCCCGGCTTGGCCATGTCCCTGAGCATCTTCATGGGCGACTTGCGCGTCGCCTCAATCGCCGCCTCGCGCCGTACCCGCCGAACCTCGTCGTCCTCACTCATCAACACACTCCCACTTGTCGTGCTCGGCAAGCTCGGCCGGGGTAGAGAATGTCACATCACAGTACGGGCACGTCAACAGCCCCTCGTTCTCCAGCCACTGCAGGTAGAACCGGCGCTGGGCCTCACGCACCCCAGGCGAGTTGGCCAAACTCCCCGTTTGAGCGGCCTCCAACATGCTGCGCCACACATCAACGGCAACCTCTACAGAGTCTTCCTCGTCACCCTCACCCTCATCTTCCGCCATCCCGGCAACGTACTAGCAACTTTGTCCCTTAGCGACATGAAGGGGATCAAGGGGATCTGAGTTACCGCGGCAGCGGTAGACCGGCCCCCGGAACTTCCCATACACCGGTTACAACAGGTAACAGCACTCCATACCACAGTTACGTACATCCAGCCAGTGCAAACTCTCAAACCACTCACAAACACTCCCAAACCGGCTGTTAAGCACTACGAGTTGACAGCACTACCCGAAAAGTGACGTTTCCGTTTGTATTTTCACCCTCAGCACGCTGGGGGTATGGTTTAGCCACTGTTGTCACAATGCGTATTCTAGCAACTCGCTGCACTACTCAGAGGGAGTTTAGGGCTTAAACCTACCCATGGGTGCTACAAAGCCCCTGGTGGGCCTTTGATCTTAATGTGGCGGGCGTAGCCCGCCATAGTATCAATTGGCCGCCGCTGTGCGGCGCCCATTTACTAGCAACTGCATGGCTGCGCAGCAGCCATACAGTCATGCGAGTTGCTAGTCCAATGGCCTTTAGGCCATTGGAGTTGACAGTATCGCACAGTTAGGCGGCCATGTCGCTATGCGACAATGAGCCATACAGGTGTATGTACACGACATCGAGCATGCGATACGTGCATGCCGATAGGCATGACCGTAGGGTGAGCAGGCATTGCGGTACGTGCTCTAGTTACTAGCGCACGTGCTAGAGGGTGTGCGTTAGTACCTACCTGGTGCTATGGCATGCTCTAAGAGGTTGCTAGGGCCGCCGATTGGTGCGCCCCCTGGGGGCACTGATGGCACTGGTGACACTGGTGAGCGTGACCAGGGCCGCGGTTGGGGCGCCCATACAGCGGTATGCGTGTGGACAGCTACGATGCCCTGAGACATGCCTGTGTGCCCGTAGAGCCACGCAGTTGCTAGTAGGGTACGCTGATACCACAGGGGGCGTTTGCGTCGCTCTCAGAGGCGTACAGAGGCCTCTCAGGGAAACGCCCTGCTAGCAACCGGTGAACGCAAACAGCCCCAGGGGGTTACCCTGGGGCTGCGTGAGGGGGGGATGGCTCAGGGCCGATACTGAGCCTGGGCCGATGGGTACCAGGCCTGCAGCAGGCTCTCAGTCAGCGTGTCCTCATCGATGGTCACCGGCCGACCGGCGTTCACCGCATCGCATATGGCGCTCTTCTCCTGCAGCACACCGAACAGGTGGCCGTCGATGGTCGGGGTGCCATCCTCCTGGCAGGCCTGGAGGATGTGCCAGGTGATGGCCTCGCCATCGATGGCCCGCTGCATGCTGATGCTGTCGGTGCGCAGGATGCGGTCCATGGCCTGTTTGAAGTCTCCCGCCGACCAGGGAAGCTGGGCGAACACCGCATCAGCCGCAGCCGTGAGGGTGACCCCGACCCCGGCCGCACCGATCTGTGCCAGGCAGACCATCGTGTCGCTGTCCTGGTTCTGGAAGTCATTGATGGTCGTCATGCGACGGTCGCCCGTGACCTTGCCATTGATGGTGCAGTAGCGGATGCCCTTGCTACCCAGGGCCACGCCGATGGTTTCCCAGGCTCGCGTGTGGTGGTAGAACACAACGACCTTGCGGCCCTGATCGACCAGTTGCTGCACGTAGTCCACGGTGGCGTGCGCCTTGGCGTTGCCCGCCTCCTGCCACAGTGCGAACATGCGCTGGGCCGCTTCCATCTTCGCCTTTGCGAAGTAGGCCTTCGGACCCTCATTGCGCATGACGGTGCCCAGGAAGTCATTGGCCAGTTCGTTGTACCGGCGCAGCATGCCATTCAGGGCGATGGGGACGACGACGATACCGCTGTTCGGCAGCAGGTCGCCCAGGTCGCTCTTCTCCCGGCGCACGTACACCGTGCTGCGCAGGTTGGAGTGAAGCTCGGCCGCACGTGTGAAGTCAGTACCGAACACGGTGAACTTGCGGCCCTTGGCCCACTTCTCCACGGGGGCGCAGTAGCGCCAGAGGAATCCGGATCCCTTGTGCGCACCAGGTGTGAGGGCCAGCAGCAGGTTCTCGCCACCCAGGTAGCTCAGTGGCACCATCGATTCGACCACGCGGTTGGTGAGCAACGTGCCAGTCATACCGACCAGGGGCGTGCCCTGGGCGCGCAGCGCCTCACCCAGCGCCATCATGACCTTGGCCCGACCGGTGGTCGCCTTGCCATTGCTGCCCTTGTCACGGTGGATCTCGTCACGCACCACAATCTTGGCGGCGCGGATGAAAGCGTTCGCCTCCAGCCGAGTCTTCTCATGGCCATCGCGGTCGGTGTAGGTCACGGTGCGCGTGGTCCACGCCTGCATGGTCTGAGAGTGGTCGCTGATCCAGTACACGTCAGCGATGGGGAGGCTCGCGAAGTCAGCCTTGATGCCCTTGATGTGGTGAAAGCGCAGGCCGGGGAAGGCGGCTTTCATGTCACCCATGTATCCGGCCTGGGTGACGGGCGGGGCGAAGACCACGCCGTAGCCACCGTTGGCGATGCGCTCAGCGATCAGGGCCAGGGCGACGCGAGTCTTGCCCATGCCCATGTCATCACCGATGACGGCGCAGCCGAACGATGCGAGGGCGTGATTGGCCGCGACGCGTGCAGCGGTCTGATGCGGCAACTCAGGTGCGAGCAGTCCGGGGGGCGGCGGGGCGATGGCAGTCAGGGCGCTGGACAGATCGAACATGACCGGATCCAGGCCGGTGGCCAGGGCCGCTGGCGTCGGTGCGACCACGGGAACGGCTTGCGCCGCCTGCGTGATCGATGAGGGAAACAGTGACATGGTGATAGCTCCGGGATACGGGAAGTGGGAAAGGTCAGTGTACAGCCTGCACCCTGGTATCACAACGTGCTGTGATACCAGGGTACCAGGGTACGAGCGGCAGGCTCAGCCCCAGGGCAGGCCGTTCTTCTTGGCGCACACCGGCCCGTAGCCCACGGCCACCGAACGGTTGTCGCCCTCATCGGTCAACTCCAGGTTGCAGAAGCAGCAGTGGTGCGTGGCCCAGCCCAGGCCAGCAGCCTCAGCGGCCGTGGCGGGGCGCCCGTTGCGCACCATGGCCATGCCACCCTTGACGTAGTCCCAGGACAGCTTCTCACCGGCAACCGGCGCAGCGATCAGGCGCATGGCGTACTGGTTGCCCGACGTGCGGCCCGTGCGGATCAGCCAGAAGGATGACCAGTCGCCCTCAGGGCCGACCACGTACAGCCCGTTGGCCAGGGGCGTGCGAGGCGCACCCTTGGCAGCGACCATGCGGCCTGCAGCCTCACGCTGGCGCTCGGTGAGCGTGCGACCAGCATCAGCCTGGCCCACCAGGCTCGCAGCGAACTCACGGTTGCGAGGCGACGCAGCCGCATCGTCAGCGATGGCTCGCAGCGCTTCGACCAGGTCGTCCTTCGGCGTGACAGCCTTGGCGATCAGGTTGCGGGCGGCGAACAGGTTGATCAGCATGGCGTAGGCGACGTTCTCGTCGGCCGTGCCAGCGATGACCTGGCCCAGGACGCTCATGTCCACGGTGGCCAGGGGATCGGATGCGAACGTGTGACCAGCGGCCAGCGCATCGATGCTGCGCACCGTGCCAGCGACCTGGGCGGCGATGGTGGGGGCGCACGTGGGGCAGATCGCGATCCACTTGCCAGAGGCATTGACGGCGGCGTAGCCGTGGCCCACTCGCGTGGCGTCCTTGCAGAAGAGGCACTGGCCATCGCGCTTGGTGGCGATGACTCGGCTGAATCGGGCGAGGCCTGGAGTGTTCATGGGAGTGATCCGATCTCCGCACGGTGGCGGGGTGAAGTGGTGACAGGGATCATGATAGGGCGCATACCCTGGTATCACAACACGGCGTTGCTAGAAACTCGGGAATCTTTCAGGGCATCCCTGACGACATAACGCGGAGCAGCCCTGATCCCGTCCCACCCGGATGCGGTAGCTCGGTGGCCTCGCGGCCCCGCTCGGAGTGGGCGCCCTCAGCAGGCGTCGTAGACCACGCCCGTGCCGTTGCACTCGGAGCAGATGTCCACCTCAGCGAGCATCGCCTTGGCGACGGGGCTGGCCAGGCCAGAGCCTGAGGTGAGCGCCCAGCAGGCGGTGCTCACGGCATCGGAGAATCGGCTGCCGGTGCAGTTCATGATGTAGTGCGCCTCTTGCGAAACGACGGGGCGCAACTCATCGGCAAGACCGGAGTTCACGAAGATCAACTCGGCCCTGGGGTTGCCCAGCGTGGTGGTGGTGGTGGTCATGGGATCAGTGTACAGGCGATACGTGGGTATCACAACACACTGTTGTGATACCCACGCAGATTTCTCAGACCTGCGTGCAGCCCTCCGCAGCCGCAGCCGCAGCGATCTCGTCACGCAGGCGGCGCATGCGCACCGCACGGGCGTCCTGCTCGGCGCGAGCGATGGGCGTGTTGCGGAACGCAGCCAGCAGGCCGTCGTTGCCACGGTTGTGGGCCATGATGATGACAGTCTTGTTGGGACCAGTCGTGACATTGATGCTGGCGAACCCGCTGCACAGGTTGCCGGTGGCGCTGTTCACAGCATCCACGGTGCGGGCGATGGTGTAGCCCAGCGCGAGCATGTCACCGATCTCGGTGGCTGCCCACGTCTCGGTGGCGTAGTCGGTGGTGAGGGTGAGGGTGTACATGGTGGTGAGTCCTGTCGGTCGGTGGTGATACCAGTGTATCGGGCGCACCGTGTTGTCACAACACGGTGCGCCTGATTTCTGATCAGACCAGCGTGGCGCCCTTGCGGGCGGCGAACCGGCCGAACGCTGCGAGCATGCCCTCGCGGCCGATGTCCTTCGACATGCGGGCGACAGCCTTGTACGTGCTGCGCTTACGGTCGTACGAGCCGCCCGGATGGTTCGGGAACGATGATGCTGCCAGGACGGTGCCGTCGCTGCGCAGCACGTAGAACGTGCGGACGATGCCGCCGACGCCCTGCAGGCCGTCGTTGTCCTCGGCCGTGTAGTCGCTGGTTGCCTCGGCAAGCTTGACTGCGCCGCGGGCTGAAATCTTGGCCATGGTGGTGGCTCCTTCGGTAGGTGGTGTGATACCAGTGTACAGGCATACACTGGTATCACAACACGGTGAGCAGGATTTCTTGGTGTCTCGTTCAGATGCTCCCGTCCATGTCGATACGGGCGACGATGGCGTCGGCCCGTGCGTACAGGGCGTCCACGTCGTCTTCGTCCAGGTACAGGCCAGCCTGCTCGGCAGCGTCGCTCAGCAGGGCGTACACAGCCTCCTGCATGGGCACCCACTCGTTGGCGCTGGCATCGCCAACGCTCAGGCCGTCCTCCAGGAAGGCGGCGCGGATCTGCTCGTTCGTGATCCGGATGCGGTTGATGGCGTCGTTGCCCACGTTCATGACGTGACCTCGACGGTCCAGCCGTCACGGGCGACCATCTCGTCGTAGTTGCGGAGGATGTACATGGTGGCCCATGCGATGAGCGCCTTGTCGGTGCGCTCCACGGTGGAGTCCATCTCCAGCGGCTCGGAAAGCTGCGGGTGGCTCAGGCGGTAGGTGATCATGGTGGTTCTCCCGGTAAGTGGTGGGTGGTGGGTGGCTCCCCGCCCGCAGGCGGGGAGCCGGTGCCCGAGTCTCAGGTCGGTGCCGCCTCTGTCGTGTGATACCAGTGTATCGAGCGCAGCGTGGTATCACAACACGCTGCGCCCGAATCTTTCAGGCGGTCACCCAGGGGGCGACGGCCCACACCAGGTCGGTGGTGCGCATGAACAGCCCGTTGGGGTACAGGTCGGTCAGCACGGTGACGGTGCCAGGCGTGTCGTGGAATTCGAAGCCGGTCACCACGTGGGGGATGTCGCTGGAATCAACGAACTCCTGGCCCACGCACAGGTGCGCAACCTCGCGGCGGATGTAAGTGGCTTGTGCGGTCATGGTGTCAGTGTACAGGGTGGCGAGTGTTGTCACAACACGGTGACCAGGATTTCTCCCGGCCACCGTGTGTCGTGCTCCCTACCACCAGGAGATCAGCCAGCGGTGAACACAGGCCTGCTGGTGCGCAGTGAGGCCTGGAAGAGCAGGTCGTAGATGGCCGTGCGGGCGGCGAACGCCGACGCACCGCTGCGGCGCAGGTTGCGGTAGTGGAACCGCAGGTACCAGGCCGTGTAGTTGTCCACGGTGATGGTGTTGGGCGCGTAGTCAGCGTTGCGCCGGAACTTGATGATTTCGCGGGTGATGGTCATGGTTGGCTCCTGGCCGGTAAGTGGTGGTGGTGTCAGTGTACAGGGTGCGCCGTGTTGTGACAACACGGCGCACCAGGTTTCTCAGGCCGTGGCCTGCGCCCCATCGATGAGGAAGGCCGTCAGGTCTGCGACCTGCGAGGGATCCAGGTCAACGACCTGGCCATCGGTGGTGTAGACCCACACGTGGCCCTCATCGGTGAACACGGCGCGAAGACTGTCGCCCGTGCCATCGGTGGCATTGAAGTTGGATACGAGTGCGTTCTGGAACATGGTGCTCTCCATTCGGTGGTGTGATACCAGGGTACAGGATGCACCCTGGTATCACAACACGGTCGGGCTGATTTCTCAGCGGGCGTTCACGGCGGCAACCGCCGCAGCGTGGCTGCCAGGGCACTCGCAACCGCCCATGGCGATCTGCAGGGCCGTGCAGGTGGGCAGGTGCCATTTGAACGACACCATCTGGCGGTCGATCTCCTGGGCGCCGTGCAGCAGGTTGGCTGCGAGCGTGCGAGCCTGCTCGGCGGTGAGGCGCAGGTCAGCCAGCACGCCGCCGTTGTCACGGTCGGTCACGCCGTCCTTCCACACCCGCACCATGACGGCGGGGCGCAGCTTGGCGTTCTGAACTTCGATCAGTTCGCCGTGGTCGGTGGCCTGGAGGGTTTGCATGTCGGTATCTCCCTGGTTCGGTCGGTGGTGTACCCCAGGATACAGGAGTTGCTAGCAACCACAACCTCGATACCCAGGTTTATACCTGTTTTTATCCACAGAGTTGTCCACAGGCTGTGGGCGCAGCCCCGCCCCTGGGCAGGGGAGCGGAGCGCGACCGGCCACGGCAAGGGAGGCGGATCCCCACGCCGTGACCGGCTACCCCAGGGGCGGCGGAACATCCCCCAGGGCAGTCGCCCGTAGGCGACGTGGATGAGTCTACACGCGTGGCGCCACCCGGCCCTGGGACACTGGATGCGATGCCCAGGGCCGGGTGACTCCCGCCCGTTGCCGGTGGGTGAGCGTAACACAACAGCAACGTGGCGAGTCAAGGCGCGAGCGTGCGTACGCGTGTTCGCCACCCGTGTAGGGGTGGGTAGGCGAGAGCGCCAGCGCTCTTACCTGGGTATCAGCGTTAGCGGTTGGTCAGTTATCCATGCCCCTAAAGACATGGCCCATGCCTCGTACGTAGTACTGCATGGCGGGTGCATCACACCTGGTAGATGGGCACGTGTACGCATGTAGTACTGCGTATGAGTCATGAGCCTTGCCTTCTAGGGAGCTTCTAGGGACACGCTTGTCCCGAACTTGGCCCGAATGATTCGACTCAGGGCGTGCGGATCTCGCCCGTCTCATCGTGTTCCAACCAGTATCCACAGGCGTCTGTTCCAAGGGTCCAGCCGCTGTCGCTGACCAGCACTGCATCCGGGCAGCCCTTGATCGTGGTGCCGTGGAGTGTTCCAAGGAAGACCATCCCATCGATGCCGTGGTCAGCAGTCTGCTTGGCAGCGGCCACCGTCATCTCTTCTTCCTTGATCACGTAGTCGAACAGGTCGCACTGCTGTTCCAAGCTAGGTGGTGTCATAGTCCCACCCGTAGTGCTCGGGGTGCTCTTCCTTCCAAGCAGTGCGGTGAGCATGGCTGCGATGCGGTTCCAAGAGGCGTTCCAACCAGGGCACCTGGGCGCAGAGAGCATGGGCGCAATCGTGACAGATCACGCACTCGTAGTCAGCAGGGGGCTGCATCATGCGAGGCTCGTTGTACTCAGGCTCCCAGTTGCGGTTCTCAATGGGGGTGACACCGTTCGGTGATGTCCTGGTCTTGTACTCACCATCCTCGCCACGCACCCAGCGATCCTCTGTGTTGTTGGGCAGCGTGGCCTGGAGGTTGTCCACGAACATGCCGTAGCCACCGTGGAAGCAGATCCACAGGCAGTTGTCGAAGGCGTACTCGGTATCAGGCATCGCCGTGTCAGGTGTAAGCGTGGTATCACACGCATAGCACTTAGTCATGGAAGCGTTCCAGCACCTTCTCGACCTCTTCGGGTGTGACTGTTCCAGTGACATCCTCATGGCTGTCAAGCTGCTTGGCCCACAACAGGGTGACTGCGATGGGGCACACCAGTTGCAGGCGCACGGCGTCGCCATCTTCGAAGTGGTCGTACAGCGGCTCGGTCAGTTCCAGGTGGCTGTCGCTGTCCAGCAGCACGTCCAGGCAGTCTTCCCAATGGGCACCACGCCAGTGTGGGTTGGCCGTGGTGAAGTGCTCCAGGGCCAACGCATTCTCGTTGGGCATGTTGTGGCGCACCCAGGCCAGGGCGTCGATGTATTGAGTCACTTGAACATTCCCTTCACGAAGTCCATTGCGAAGTAGCCCACCAGGAAGCTGATGAAGCCACGCTTGATCTTGACGGTGGTTGGTTCCAGCGTGCCGTTCTGTCGTTCGATCTCACGCTGGATGTGGTTGCGTTGCTGCACCAGGTCGGCGTACTGACGGCGCTGGCGCTGTGTGTCCTCGGTGCGGCTCATCGCTTCACCCAGCGTTCCCAGCGCTCTTGGAGGAAGTTCAGGATCATGAGTATCACAGTTCCACCACCACTTCGTTACCGACGTATGCCGCGCCGTGGTAGCAGTCCTCATCGCCGCACCACGGGCCGTTCAGGTGGGTCACCTTGTCCTCGGCACCCTTGCGGGTGTGGTGCAGGCTCACCAGTTCAGGCTCCCACACGTTCTGCCACACAGGATGCACCACACGGGGCTGCACCTGGGCCAGACGCTCTTGCAGGTCACTCATCGCTTCACCACCGACACGAATGCCACGATGACGATGCCCATGCAGATGAGTCCCAGCGCCATCACCGATCACCCCTGATGTCTTCCTCGTTGGGCACGTACTCGTCCAGGTACAGGATGCCGCCCTGGGTGAACACTTGGTAGTCGATGCTGCCCAGGTAGGTGGAGTCGTCATCCTCGGCCTGCAGACGGTCGAAGCGTGCGCAAATGGCACCCTCCAGCGTCTGCCACGCCGTGTAGATGGCGTGGTCGGGGTGGTCAGGCTCGCTGGCCTCCACCGGCACCACAGCGCGCATCGGCGGCGCTGGGCGCACGCCCAGGATGGTGTTGACGAAGTTGAGGCTCGGCCCGTTCTGCGAAGTGCAGAAGTCCTCCCACGCCTCTTGCTCGTCCTCTCTCGGATCGGTGGGCGGCTCGTCGTTGCGGTACATGTTGTGTCCTTCGTATCGGGTAAGTGGTGTGGTCAGTATACAAGCGTTACCGTGGTATCACAACACGTCGTTGCCATCACTTGACCTCAAAGTCGTCGTAGCCGATGCCGACCAGGGTCCGGTACCGATACCGGCCGGGAAGCTCGTCCACGAACTTCTTGCGGTCGTAGATCGACACGAAGAACATGCAGACCAGTTCCTTGGGGTCACGGCTGGCAACGCCGTGGAGCATGTAGACCTTCTTGGTCATGACGCCACCACCCGGAAGGTCGGATCGAAGTGCTCACCGAAGCTGAGGTTGCCATCGACATCCTCAATCTCGTACGGCTCACCGTTGATGACGATGATCGCCTCGGTGCCATCGGGCAGGATAAGGATGCGCGCCCAGCCCTCGGTGGGGAGCGCTTCGTTGCTGCGGATCTTGTAGCTCCCGCGGTGTGTGGTCAGTGCGTAGGTGGTGCTCATGCCGGTCCCGCCTGCATCTCGGAGCGCTCACGCATCAGCACTTCGATGGGCTGATCGTTGTCCAGGCTGTCGAACTGCTCTCGCACTTCGATCAGGTCGCTCTCGTCCAGGTCGTAGAGGGCGGCGTAGAACTCCGGCTCATACTTCCACGGCTTCTCGACGGCGTAGGCCACGTCCTTGGCCTCGTAGTTGTTGTCAGCCAGCCAGGCGGTGAGTCGGACCATGTTGTCGTGGTCGTCCCACCAGTAGTCATTGCTCATGTTGGTGTTGTCCTTGTCTTGGTAGGTGTTGTGTTATCAGTGTATCGGATGAGTGTTGTGTTACCAACGTCAGTTGGAGTAATCCCTGTCCTTGCCATCGAAGCCATCTTCGAAGCCACGCTTGAACTCAGCGAACGCTTCCTTGCCCTCTCGGGCCACGTCAGCGAACGTGAAGCGTGGGTCGAAGTCGTCGTGCTCGCGACGGTACTGACCAGTGAAGTAGCCGTCCTCGTAGTGCGTCATCGTGGTACCTCGTACGTCCTGACGTACTCATGCAGGTGGCCGTCCTTTTCGAAGATGCCTTCGATGGTGACTTCGATCCCTCCGGTGGCCTGGCCTTCGAACTCCACGGTGACGTTGAAGATGTCAGCGTGCTGCTGGCACTCGTCCACGAAGTTGGCCACGGTGAGCATGGTGTCTCGATCTAGTCCGTACATCACTCGACCTCCTGATAGGTGCGACGGTGGACGATGCTGTTGATGACCGGCTGGGCCAGCCCGCCATACATCTCGCCAAGCTCGCGCTGGCTGTACTTGCCGCTGGCGTACTTCGTGCGGATCTCACGCACCTGCTTGTCGGTGAGTGAGCGCTGGCGTGTGTTGGGCGTGCCCTTGGCTGGGCCACGCTGGGCCATGCCGTTGACGTGCTTGGCAGGCCTGAGCGTGTCCAGGGTGGCCCTGGCGCTGTCCAGGATCTCCTGGCGTTCACGCTGCTTCAACACGATCTGCTCTTGCAGCACTTCGATCTGATTGTCGATCCTGGCCACTCGTTTGAGCAGCGTCTCCATGTCGCTCATGACGCAACCTCTCCCTGCTGGGCCGAGAGCGATGCGAGCAGCGACGCCATCAGGTCAGCGGACGGGTCGATGTTGTGCTCGACCGGAGCAGGAGCCTCCACGCCTTGAGCCTTCTGATCGACGTAGGCCTGCGCCACGGGCGCATTGGTGTCCACCAGGGTGGGCGCATCGATGCCGATGGCGTCCACCAGCATGTTGGCGACGTTGCGCTCCGCATCGAAGATGGCCACGCTGGCCGGTGCCGTCGTGGGCTGGCGCACTGCGTCGGCCGTGTAGACCAGGAACAGGTTGCCATCAGCGTCCAGCAGGGCGTAGCGGGCCGGTCCACGCATGGCGACCTTGACCAGTGCGTACAGCTTGCGCTCACGCATGACGGTGGTGAGCAGGACGAACGCCTTCTCCACGGCGCCGTTGATCTTGCCCTTCTCGCGCTTGGGGCGCACCTGCTTGACGCCTTCGACCAGGTACTTGCCGAAGTCCTTGGCCTTGACGAAGCAGACGATCTCAGCCAGCCCACGTGGTGACGTGCAGGCGGCGATCTCGTCGTCGGTGAAGGTGACCCAGGCGCCGTTGCTGGCCTGAGCCATGCGGGTCACGTCGGTGGGGTGGACAACCTCGCCCGTGTCCTTGCGGATGACGGCGCGGCCCAGCGGGATGTTGGCGTCCCCCCGGTAGAACTCGGAGCGGGCGACCCTCGTCTCTTCGGTCCCCGTGAAGACGGAGAGCGGCATGACGAGCATCGGGCCGAAGCTCAGTGTGATAGTGGTGGTGGCCCTGACGGGCGCCCCAGCCAGAGCGGTGGGTGACATTGGTGTGTCCTTTCGGGACGATTCCGGTGAGTGGTACGTGTATCAGTGTACATGGTGTTGCTATCAACACCAACCTCCCAGCACAGGTATTGTTGAGATACCTGTGCTGGGAGAGAGCTATCAGGGCGCCGACACCAGCGCCTCAGCCTCACGCTGGCGCTGCTCTTCGGTGAGCATCACGAAGATGCTGCGAGCCTCCAGGATCTCTTCGACCACCGGGATCTCGTTGGCCTTGAACATACCGGTGAAGATCTGCACGCCCAGGGCGATGCCCATCTCCAGGATGTCCTGCTCCAGGTTGGCCAGGGCCGTGGTGCCGACCGGCGTGCGAAGCTGGTTGCTCTGACGGGCCAGGCGCAGGTAGTCGCCCAGCAGGCGCACGGCCTGGCTGTCGATCAGCTTGGCTTCGATGACCTTGTCGTAGTCCCAGCGGATGTGACGGAACCGGTTGATGAACGCCTCGTTCATCTCACCCATGCCCTTGTATCCCTCGTTGTACGTGCCGATGATCCACAGGTCGTAGCTGGCGTTCACCGTCTCGGGCATCAGCATGCCGCTGGTGCCATCGAAGGTGGTCTTCCACACGGCCTTGTTGCGGTTGGTGAACTCATGGCGGTGGTCAGCCAGCGGGTGGAGCGACGACGTGACTCGCGCATCGAATGCGTTGATCTCGTCCAGGTAGAGGATGCCACCGGCCAGCGCCGCCAACTCGACCAAGCCGGGGAGCCAGTGAAGCTCACCCATGTAGCTGGTCATCTGACCGAACAGGTCGAAGTCAGTGATGCCGCTGGATCCCGAGAGTGTGAACACGGGCATTGGCTTGGGCAGCCCCAGCATCTCGGACCACTCCACGGCCAGAACCTCAACGAGCATCGTCTTGCCCGACTGCGTCTCACCCTTCAACATGATGTTGGCGGGGCGCTCCTGGTTCTTCTTGCGGTACGCCTTGGTGGTGAAGCGCAGCAGCATCTCCACGTCGGTGGAGCCATCAGCCATGATGCGGTTGATGTACGCCTTGACCTTGGCCTTGCTCGGGCGCAGGTGATCCAGGCGCTCGTCCATCGGGTCGGTGATCGGCTGGATCATGTGGCTGAGCAGAAGGCCGCTGGCCTGTTGCTGAGTCATCGGCGCCACGCTCGGCTCGTACTCCGGGGCAGCAGCCACCGTGGGAACGGTAACGACCTGGGCCGGTGCGGTGGCGAAGCCTTCGGGCGTGTCGCTGAGCAGCCGGGGCAGCATGAAGATCTCTTCGCCGTGCGGGCCAGCGACCTTGATCTTGCGCTGGTTCACGGGATCGTCTTCGGCCCGGATGATGGTGTTGTCAACGATGGTGACAACCTCGTCTTCGTAGAGGCCTTTGAGCACCCGGTACTTGAAGCCTGGGATGAGTGAGGCTGCGAGAGCCATGGTGGTGATCCTTTCAGATCGGGGTAAGTGGTGCGGCAAACGATACAGCGGTTACAGCGGTAACACAACACGCTCGGCCAAGATTTCTCAGCGACCTGGGCAAACGCCGTTATCGATTGCGACTTCGAAACTGGCGATTTCTGGCCCTCTACCTGGTGTGATGATGCCTGTTGTGACAACACACGATGCCCCAGGATCGACGCAAACGCGTTTTGGGCAGTGTGGGTGCGGAACAGGGGTATCGGCCCTCACAGGGCCACACAGAGGCCTCTGGCGGGTTGCTAGCAGGTCACCCACTATCTCAACAGCCGTGTTGTGTTACGGGTGGGCATCCTGTATCGTGTCCTCCATGACCGCACGTACCCGCAAGCCTCGCAAGAAGGCGACCACCGACATCGGCCGGTCGATCCTGCAGCGTGAGCGTCAGCGGCTGGCCAAAGAGCAAGCTGATCTTGCCGAGAAGCTGGCTGAGGATGCCGCCCGCAGTCGTCGCGCCAACAGGACGAAGAAGAACAACCCGATCACCACGGCCGACAACGCCATGCAGCGCTCCATCGTGCGCCGTGTCGCTGGTGCCCTGGCGTCTGAGGGTGTGAACGTGCCCATCGAAGCGCACGTGATCCCCAACGAGCAGGGTGTCACGGCCTGGACTGACTTCGACCGGATCTACGCCGGGTATCACCTTCACGATGACGTGCGGATCACCGCCGCCGTGCTGCGTGGCGAGTTGTACCACGAAGGTGGCCACTGCCGCTTCACCGACCCGTTCGTTGACCTGGAGGTTGACGCCAAGAACGAGTGCGGATTCGAAGGCACCGTGGACGAGTTCCGCGTGGCCCTGGGTGGCCGTGACATGACACGGGGCGAGATGCACCGTGCGTGGAACGCCCTGGAGGATCAGCGGATGGAGACGGCCGTGGTGAGCGACAGCCCACGCAAGGCCGGATACCTCACTCCCATGATGCTGAGCGAGTTGGCCTACAGCCCCGAGATGGCGTGCGCCAACTGGCCGCTGATGGTGTGGCGCAAGTACCTGCCCCGCAAGATCCGCGACGGTGCGAAGGCGCTGTTCATGGCTGAGCACGGGCCGGATGTCGTGCGCCAGATCCAGATCGTCGTGACCCGCTACGTGCTGGCCACCACGGCCACCGACATGTACATGGCCACCGTGGAGATGGCTGAGATCTTCAAGACCATCCAGACGGCCTTCGACATCGATGACAAGGGTGCGGGCCATGATCGCCAGCGCTCCCGCCGTGGCACGCCTGGCAACAGTGAGCGCGAGATCCCCGTGTCCTCCGACATGATCGAAGAGAACGACGACGAGATCGAATCGATCCCCCAGCCCGGAGCGGGCAAGCCTTCCAAGGCTCCCAAGCAGGATGCTCCGAAGGCAGACGACGCCCAGGGCGCCGGTACCGATGCCACCGATGAGGAAGATGCCGAAGAGGGCGATGCTTCCAAGGGTGAGCAGGAGTCGGACGATGCTGGCGATGCCTCGCCTCAGGAAGAGGGCGGCGACAGCGGCACGCACGAAGACGACGGTGCCGATGTCAAGGAGCCGGAAGCTTCCAAGGATGAGTCGGACGACGACAGCGATGGCGTTGGCGACGACGAGGATGACGAGGAAGACGACGACGAGGATGACGACGACGGCCTGACCCAGGAAGATCTGGACGAGGCGCTGGCAGAGGCTGAGGAAGAGCGTCTGAACGATCCGACTCTCGACCAGGACGCGCAAGCGTTCCATGACGCCAAGAACGACACGGCCACGGCATTGAAGCCATACGTCGGCGGCATCTGCTCCAACCCGTTGGAAGTGGCAGAGGCCAACAACCTGGCTGATCAGATGCAGCGTGCTTTCGAGACGGCCACGGCCGAACTGCAGCCGATGTGGAAGGAGCAGCAGCGCCGGGGCATCCTCAACGTGCTGCGCTACGAGACGCGCCAGGCTGGCGATGTCGAGTTCTTCCGCAACTACGTGGACAACGGCAACCCTGGCTGCGACATCGCCGTCAGCGTCCTGCTGGACTACAGCGGTTCCATGGGCAGCGTGGAGGCTGAACTGGCCAAGGTCGCCTTCGCCTGCAAGCGGGCGGGCGATCTGCTGGGGATCCCGGTCACGGTGACCCTGTGGGATACCGACGCCCGTGTGTTGTGGGACGCCAGCGAGCGTGCCGAGCACCTGCCGGTCATCGATGCCCAGGGTGGCACCAACCCGCAGGTCGCTCTCAACGACCTGGACAACCAGCGGTTCGGCAAGGCCAAGCACGTGGTGCTGATCATGACGGACGACGCCTGGAACAACGGAGCGCCCACCCTGGCCAGCTACAAGTCTGAGGGTCGCCTGATCATCGGGCTGGGCTACACAGACGGCACCTACAGCCCGTACATCCAGGAGTCGATGGAGAAGAAGGGCGCCGACTTCGCCTACAGCATCAAGGATCTCGCAGAGATCCCCCGGCACCTGGAGCAGGCGCTCATCACCGTCGCCTGATACCCAGGTATCACAATCACCCAGGAGCCTCACCGTTAACTAGACGGTGAGGCTCCGACCTTCCAAGCCACACTGAGGAACCATGACCACGCCCATCAAGCTGAGCGACCCGACCAAGGCACGCCGCAACGGCATCCTGTCGTGCGACGAGTGCGGGCGAGAGATCTCCGTACTGGCCCACCAAGATCCGGAGTTGGGCGATGGCTGGCCACTGCATCGTTGCCCTGCCACCAACGGAGAGCCGCGAGCATTCGACCGGTTCGATGTTGTGATACCACTGCGGTAGCTGTACACTGGTGTTATGACCACAGTACCGATTGCAGTGCGGCCCACACCGCTGCCGTCACAGGCCAAGCCATGGGCCAAGGCGGGCGTTCACCTGCTGGTGCTCTACGCCATCTTCGGAGTGTTCCTGATTCGCTACTCCACCAACCTGAACAAGGGGCTGGACGAGGGCCGTGTCACCATGGCTGATGCCGGGATGCTGCCGTACATCGAAGGCACCGAGACAGTCAACACAGCGACCGGCCAGGTCACATCGGTCGGCCCGCTGAACTACGACCTGCGCCTAGCCCTGGGTGATGACTGGTTCACCGGTAGCTACACGGGCGCCGACAAGCATCACATCTGCGAAGTGTTCCGGGTGGACCCGGCCCAGGTGTGGCAGATGATCGCCACAAACCAGGGTTACGAGGACACGCCCGAGAACCGTGCGACCAGCGATGCGTTCTACGCTGAGCAGTGCGCCAAGAGCGGCGCCGCCTAGATCGCGCTCACCATCAACGCATATGAAAACCGGCTAGCCACGCGGGACCGGCGCAGGCATGGCAGAGCAGACGCTGCAGCCCCCCCGCATGGCTGGGGGGCTGTTTGCGTTCAGCGGTGTTCCAGGAAGTGCGTGCTGTGACGGCTGTGCTGGGTGACGTGCTTGCCCGCCTCGCGATACCGGGGGCGAGGATCCGGCCCAGCGGTGGGGAGACACACGGCAGCGTGCATGCTGCCCTTCATCACGTGCCCACCCTTCTGAGCAGGATCACAAACGGCGCCGCCGCGGACCACGTTGAGGGGCATGGGCGGCTGACGGTTGGGATCGTTCGCACGGTCGGGTGGACCCTTCGGCATCGATACAACAGTATCAGCCTTAGAGGATCTGAGCGAGTATGGGATGCATAGAGCGATATGCCTAGTGGCGTGTTGTGTTAACAGCGCACGCAGGGTACAATGAACGCATGGATGATCTCAATGCCAAGACCAACTGGCAGAACATGCAACGGAGCACGCCGTTCAAGGCTGAGGCCTACGCCCAGCAAGGCGAAGCTGCGTTCCAACCACAACAGCCCAACATGGGTGGCGCTGGCGCCGCAGCCGGGGAAGCCTTCGACAAGGGCACCAAGATCCTCATCGGTGCCGCCGCCGTCAAGGCCGGGGCGAACCATTACCAGCAGACCGGAGACGCCTCCCAGGCTCTACAGACCGGCGCCGTCGCCTACGTGCGCTGGATGGTCTTCTTCTTGGCCATCTGCATGTGGTTCGCTCTCTTCGCCGTCACCGGCCTGAACGGCGGGCGCTCTGCAGGCACGGCCAGCGTCGGCGGCGTCCACGCAGCCACGTTCAAGATGCTGCTGCTCTTCGGTATCACCCCGTTCCTCTTCGGAGTGAACTGGTGCCGCAACATCGACTTCTGCCTGTTCAGGCGTGGTCTGATCTACAAGCTCTACGCACCTATCGCCCAGGTGACTGAGATCATCCCAACGTGGGCACTTTATGCCCTACTGCTGGTTCCTGTTGTACTGTGATACCAGTACACTGATACGTCCAAGAAAGGACACCTAACCCATGGCAGAGAAGCTGCGAACGTTCGACTTCGACAAGCCGAGCGAACTCACCAGTTCAGAGAAGATCCAGTACCCATGGGATCAATGGCTGGATGGTGACATCTGGCAGTTGACCCAGGGCGAGGACTTCATGACGCATCCATTGATGATGGAGCGGATCATCCGTACCCGTGCCACCACTCGTCAGGCCAAGGTGCGCTTGCGCCACCAGCCCCTGCATGAAGGCAACGGGGATCCCTTCGGCATCCTGATCATCCAGCGCACCGACCGCATCGGTCCAGCCGACGCCAAGAAGGCAGAAGCGCGGGCCAAGCGTGAGGCCAAGAAGGCGGCTGCGGCTGCCGAGGCCGAGCAGTTGCTGGCCAACAGCGGCATCAAGACGGTCAAGTCACCGGCCAAGGTTGCCACGAACGGCAAGACGCCGCGCATCCAGCACCGCACGGTCAAGAACGTCAGCAAGCGTCCCGTGCGCAAGCCGGTCGCTGCCTAAGCCGCCATTGCGGAGCAACAGCCCCCCTTCGGGGGGCTGTTGTGCGTTCTAGTAACTAGTACAGCGTTCCCTGGCGGGGGTCAGGTGTGGGCGTTGTCGGCCGTGGCCGTGGTCCTGGACCCTTGCGCGACTGGTCAGTCCAGTTGTGCTCCGTCCCCTTCGGGCCGAACTGGTTCCAGTTGACGTGATCCATCTCATGTGGCTCACTGACGCCCAGCGTCAACTGCCTGCTCCCATACACGGGTAACGCCCCTGGCGGGTGGGTCATCACCGTGTTCGGTAGACGCTCCGAGGCGTGCTTGGCCCGCATCCTGTCCAGTCGCTTACCCATAGCTGAGTCCTTCAAAGGGGTCTTCGGGCTGGTGCTGACCAGTCTCGTTGAGCTTCATCATGCTGTGAACCATGTTCATCGTGGCGTCGCTGGGGTCGTAGATCCCGGCGTTCTGTGCGTGGTGCCGCAGGACGTGCGGGTGCATGTTCTTCACGTCGTCTGACTTGATGCCCCGAGCCTGCAGGTGCCCGACCAGCTTCTGCGCCTTGACCTGGCGGGCCATGTCCTCGTAGGGATTGTTGTCGGTCACGTCACCGGATCCCCTTCCATGTCCATCTCTTCGATGATCTCGTCAACGATCATCGGCCGGTCCAGCGCCCTGGCGTTGGTGCCCGCCTGCTCACCGAACAGACGCGAGATCAGCCCCGCCGACGCCGCCTGGCCAGCCTCACCGCTGGCGTCCACGCTGATGTGCAGCTTGGACGAGTTGTCTTCGATCTGCTTCCACTTGTCGATCAGGTCGAAGACACGGTCGATCTCCTTGCCCACCAGGGCATCAGGGGTGCCGAGCGCCTGCTCCGAGAAGGCGGCGAACAGCGCACGCTGGCCCTGAACCTCGACCAGCGAGCGCAGGAGCGCCTGTCGCTGATCCTTGGTCTTGATGACCACCGGGATGTTGTAGGCGCACCGTGCCCCTGGGTTGAACGCTGGGCATGACGCCGAGAGGATGCACGTGCTGCATTGCCGTGCCGACTCCTGGGTCACTTCGATGGTGCTGTACGACTCGGTCGTCTTGTTGCCCTCTGCATCCTCCGTCTCGGTGATGGTGGTCTGCAGACCGACCAACGGAAGGGGGCGAGTTGATACCGCACTGGTAGGTGTTTGGGCTGTTTGGTGCCCGGTCGTACGGGGGGCGCTGGCAACTCCACTGATCGGGATGACATTGCCTGGGGAGCCGTTGAAGGCCGGATTAGTAACTAGCGCATGCCCTGTCTGGCGTCCGATGGTGTTCAGATGTCGTTCCAAGGCCATCCACGACAGGACCGCGCACCTCACCGTCTCGGTGGGATCGTCGGCCAGAACGGCCGAGACATCGCACCCGAGCGCTTCGATGGCGTCGGCGTAGCGCTGCCGCTTGAGGTGCTTGTCTTCGGCGTTGAGGCGCACCAGCCTGTTACCCACCCATACCTGTGTTTCGCCGTGCTTCTGCACAGCCCACCAGGCGCTGGATACGACCGTATCGAACCGTTCCAAACCCTTGGACCGGCCGGTGAGTCCACCGAGCACGCCCATGGCTGGTAGCGCCGCCCGTGCCGTGCGCACAGCAGCGGCGTTGTCCACCACGGAATCAGGCAAGACGATGCCCTCGTAATCCTCTGCGAAGATACGAACCACGCTGGTGTCACGGCCGTCCCAAATGGGAAGGAACCCGAGATCGCTGTCCCTGATCCACGTATCGGTGGCCCAGTTGACTGGCCCTGCAACTGACTCACAGGCCACCTGGGATCCGGCCAACAGTTCCAATACAGGTTCCACTGGGCAAGAGGGGGTATCTGCGTAGACGATCCAGTCCAGACCGCCAAGACGGTCATTGGTGGCCCAGTCACCGTACTTTGAGGTGTGCCTGGCCAAGTTGTTGATGTTGATAGCGACACGCTCAACTCCACACTGCTTGAGAAGGTTCAGGTGGGTGGGCGCCTCTGCTCCAGCGAAGAAGATCTGCATGTGTCAACGCCCAGGGCCACGCCCACCGATGGTGCTGCGGACCTTCACCTTCGGTGGCTGCATCATGGTCTGCGAGTAGAACGACGACGAACGCCCACCAGGTTCCAAGGCGGGCATGGCTTGAGCCTCGCCGCCAGAAGAGACTGGTGACGGCCCACGGTTGACGGGGACGCCTGTTCCAAGCTCTCCCTCTCCACTGTCTCCGCTGGTACCCATGTAGAAGCTCGACCTTCTTCCTGGCCCGATCTCGGGCTGAATGACTTCGGCGTCTTCGATACCACCGTATGACGTAGAAAACTTCGCTCGCGAGGTCGGAGTGCTCGACGGCGCAGACGGCGCAGTCGGTTCGGTTGGCTCAGGGTTGCCGTCCACCGAACGGTATCCCTCCACGAATCCAGCAGCACGGGCGACGTTGCGGGTGGCCAACCCCTTGCCGAGAGGATGCGCCCACTTGGACGGCCCACGGGCTGCATCGAACTTGCCGAGGGTGGTGACCGAGGATGGGTTGAACGCCCCCTGCTGTGTTACTTGATCGTTCTGCTCCCACCAGCCCTTGCCGGTGCCCATGAACCCGGTAGCGCCGCCGCCACCCTTGCGCTGGCCCCCACGACGGGCAGCGACACGGTTGGCCTGGTACTGCTTGACCACCGGGTCGTCGGCCGAGAACAGGTTCATCTGGCTGGGGTCGTTGACCGACTTCGGCACGTTGGAGTTGCCGGTACCGGCGTTGACGATCTTGGTCTTGGGCGTGGGAGCGAAGTCGCCCGTGCCACGGACTGCGCTGCTCATCTCCCGGCTGCTCAGGTACTTGACCAGCTTCTGTCCACCTGGTTCGGCCAGGCGTGAGGCAACACGCTGACCCACGGCCCTGCTGGCCAGACGTTGTCCAGCCTCGCCTGCGGTGAAGTTGGCCACGCGGCGCCCGAGCGCCCCGGTGACTCCCTTGGTTACCCCGTACTCGACCGATTCCTTGGCGATACGAGGGCCGAAGGCTTCGAAAGCCGCTCCGAGAAGTCTGCCGAGCATTACTGCCTCCGGAATCCCCGGCCAGCTTCGTACTCGGCACGGTTCTGTTGAGCGAATGTTCCTGGTCCCACGGTGTGTGGTGCTGACTCACCGATGAAGTTGGAGTTGGCGGGTTCGGCGTAGAAGTGCGGGTTGCGCTTCTGCGGGAGCGCTCCCGGCCCGCCCACGATCTTGGTCTTGGGCTTGTCGCCACCAGGCGACAGGATGTTGCCGATGATCGGAATCTTGCGGATGATCCCGGCGAATGGCGTATGCGGGATGATGAGAGGCGCCAGCGCTCCGACCGCCAGACCAGCAAGTGTTCCAACACCGGGGACGATGGAGCCTGCCTCTGCACCAGCGAGCGCCCCTGCACCAGCCTCAGCAGCAGCGGTGGCTCCGACACGGGCTGCCGACAGTCCAGCGACCCGTGCCGCCGTCATCCCGACAGCGTTGCGAACCGTGGTTCCACCAGCCGCCCGAGCCACGGTGGCTCCGAGGTCAGCGCCCCAGCCCGCCTCCCAGGCTCCCTTGGCGAACGGAGCCATGCGGCTGCCGACCTTGTACGCGCCGTACGCAGCAGGGGCGTACTGGGCCGCATCACCGAGTAGGGAGCCATAGTCGTCACCGCTGGTATCAGACATGGCATACCTCCCTTAGGGCCGCGGATCCAGAGTATCAACAACGTCCGTCCACGGCCGGAACTGCTTGTCATCGGCACGCCAGCCAGGGGGGTGGACCGGCGCGCCGACCTTCAAAGTCAACACGCCCAGCGCTTGCACCGCATGGATCGTTTCGTCGTCGGAGTCCAGGTAGACGCCTATTTCCCAACCATTGGCGAGAAACTCACGAACTTGATCCGCTTTCCAGGACGGATATGTCATCGGGCTGTTCCAACACAGCACCCCTGACCAGGCATGGAGGTTCTCTCTGGACAGCCACCAGCGGGCGATCTCGTCGTTGGCTCTCGACAGGGCGAAAGTTCGGTATTGGGCACGGATACCGTCGTATAGCGGCTTCGCCCACTTCGTCGGCGCCGAGCGCTTCAGGTCTTCTTCGGCCGAGAGGGTTCCCTCGACAGCGATCAGCGCTGCGTTCACAACGGGGCGTTCGTCATCGGCACGTAGGACCAACCGGTGCCCTGGTTGGCCCACACGTTGCCGTACCGGTCATACGTGGGGTTGCCGGTGAGGTCGCCACGCAGCAGGGCCACTTCGGTGCCGCCGAAGGTGTTGGCCTCACCAATCCCTGAGCGGACGCTGACCGCCCGGAACAGCCCCTTGGCCAACTGAGCGCCATTGGCCGCGCCCACCTGCAGGTCGGCCGTGGAGTTGAACATGGCCAGACTCGACGGGTTGGGGTTGATCTTGGTACTACCCACCTGGCTCCACAGCGTCTGCGGGTCATAGAGCCAGAAGCGGATCTCGTCCTGAAGTGTGGTGATATCAAAGGTGAAGCTGACGCCAATCGCCACGGCTTGGCCAGGAGCGAAGTTGAGGGTGTAGTCGGTCAGCAGACCGGTGGTGGCGTTGTTGGTGCCGTCTCGCGAGGTCAACAGCGACATCTGGCCGTTGATCATCTGCCAGAGGTAGGAGCGCTGACCGGCTGCGCCCCACTTGCCGACCAACGTCTGCGTGCCGGTCGTCCAGCTATCCAGGGCCACCACGGCCATGATGGTGAAGGCGTACTGGTAATCCAGGTACGGAGAGTCAGCAGTGCGGGCGTAGGTGCCCGCCGTGCCGTCCAGGCGCAGAGACAGGTTCGACGGTGCCGGTGGTGCGACATCGGTGGCTTCTGTTCCAAGGGCTGCCCACTCTTCGGGCGTGTAGTTGGGCTTCCACACCTGGTTGGTCGTATCCCAGGACAGGGGGATGTTGCCCGAGACGCCGAAGTCGTACCAGAGGCCGTCCCGCAGGTTGAGACGCATCACGTGGTCATACAGCGGTATCCGCAAACCGGCCGTCGCCGTCGCCGGAGCGGTGTGACCTGCTTCTTCGACGGTGCCCGCCAGTGTGGGATCCACGTTGATCGTTGTGTCAACACACCACGGCCCAGGGTAGGAGACTGGGTCGGTGGTCGGATCCAACCAGGTGTCGCCGTAGCCGATGCCAGAGATCGGCCGGATGCGCGAGAGCAAGTTGCGCATCTTCCAGCCTTCGTCGTTGGATGCGCTGAGCGCTGGTACCTGGGTTTGCCCAGGCGGGATGTCCTGGAGGTTCCAATGGGCGTAGCCGTAGCTGATCAACTGCACCTTGAGGTCGGTGGCTGACGGCTCGTAGTGGATGGAGTTGGCGGCAGTGAGCGTCCAGGCACGACCACGGGGGTCGGTGTAGCTGGTGCCGGTACCGGGATACTCAGAGGCATCAAACTTCCACAGCAACTGACTGGCCACCGGTTGCAAGATCTTCTGACCTGCTGTCTGGTTGACGGTGACGGTCTGCGTGGTGCGGGCCGGGAAGGTGGTGACGGTGTCGTTGGGGATCAGCGAGTCATCGACATCTAGCACTGGCCCTTGGATGATCGAGTTCCACGACGTACGTGGATCGACCTGACAGATGACGTTGCTAGCAGTTTGCGTCACCGTCACGGTGCCACCAGTAGTAGCAGTGAAGCTGGTCGCCCCTGCCGTGGCGTTGGACTCGTTGATGTCGGCGCCAACGGTGCCCGCAAACCCGCTGCGGACGATGAGTCGGTACAGGTTGCCTGGATAGGGATAGATGGTCGGTGCCATCGTGTTGGTGATGATTGAAGTGAGGCCAGCACGTGTAACCGGAGCCACGATGTTCGTCCAACCGCTCGTCGGCTCGGTCGCAGCGTCGGGTGCGTACTCGGCGCTGAGCACCGTACTGCCCGACCCGTTGTCCACGTCGAGGCGGAACCTCAGCCAGACCGGCACGCCGTCAGTGAAGGCATTCCCCATCAGGGCGGTGTAGCTGAACTGCTGAGCGAGGGGACCACCGACCGTCCCGTTGAACAACCACTCCAAGGAGTTAAGAGAGTTGTTGAACCGAATACCGTAGGAGGTCGTTCCGGAGTTCCACTTGTCGAAGATGTAGCGGTAGTTGCCGGTGAAGGCCCAGGTAGTGGGGGCTATCCGACAGACGATCTCTATGTCACCAGTGATCTGCAGCCCCGCCGAGTTGGCGATCCCGAGTGTGTTACCAGTGGCATTGGGAAACGCGAAGGCCACTGGCTGACGTTGAGTGACAACAACCGTGCCACCTGTCGTCGCCGGGAACGAAGCAGCACCGATGGCGGTGATGTTGGACTCGTTGAAGTCGAACACAGTCGGCCCAGCGATGCCGTTGCGAATGATGGCTCTAGCTAATCTCCATCGACTGTTACGAGCCGGATCATCGGCACCGAGCCAGATGTTCTGTGTGTTATGACTGATGACCCGTCCCGGCGTACTAGTGAGCGTGCCGGTCAGCGCCGTCCACGTTGTCGGTTCGACTGGTGTGTTGGTCAGGTTGTACTCAATAGTCGATACCCAGGCACCGGATCCGTTGTCAGCATTCAACGTCGCCTTTAGCCAAACAAGTTGGTTGTTCGGGAAGATACCACCCGCATAGTTGACGGTCGATGTCATCGTCAACCCAGCGCCGTAGTAAACGATCCACTGCATCTGACGGAAGCTGGAGCGACGAAGAATGAAGCTCTGATTGCGCCAGACGATGGCATCAAGAGAAGATGCTGCATCCCAGTCAGGATGAGCAACCCGAACAACGATTTCCATTGTGTTAGCGTTCGTCGTCACACCTGTGCCAAGAACGGACAATGTGTTACCGGGAACGTTGGGGAACACGGCCCGGAGCGTGGAGGCGTCGATTCCGTTGCGGACGATCACTCGGGCAATCCGACCGGTGAAGGGTTCAATCGACCCGGCGCTGCGGGCACCGACCTCCACCGCGACGCCAGTAGTCGAGTCGAGCATGGCGCCAGCGGTGCCCGTGCCTGAGTTAAGAGCGGTCCACGATGTCGGCTCGGTCGCTTGATCAGCCGCCCAGTAGTAGGAGATGAGGCCAGTTGTCGCTACCCGCGTCACCTTCACCCACACCATCGTCCCGTTGGCCACAGGGATAGCTGTGCTGTTGATTCCTGCTGCTGGAAGGAAGGGGTTGAGGGCGAACACCCGTGCCGACGTAGCGACAAGGCGCCAACCCCGAGGCGAGCCGTCCTTGACGACGATGTTGTTGTTGCCTGTCCCCGTTCCCACGACACAACGAGTGACGATCTCCAGGTCGGCGGGGATGACCACTGATGTCACCGGGGTCACGTTCAGGTAGTTGCCAACGATGCCGGGGAACTGCATCGTCGCCCCGGCCACCGCTACACCAGTCGGATCAAGACCAGTACGTAGTTCGGCAGAGTAGATGCGACCCTGCCACCGGTTGTTCTGCGCCGTTGACCATGCACCGATGGTCAACGGAAGACTGAGATCGATGTTGTAGGGAAGAGCACCCGCTTGAACAACTTCGGGACCGACCGCAGTCCAGGTCGCTCCATTGTTGAACGAGACGTAGGCACGCCCTGCTGCCTGGTTGGCGCCGTTGTCCATGTTGAGATACATGGCGATGGTGACTTCAGCACCAGGTACGATTCCAGCAGCGGTCACCTGGCCTGTGTTGGCGATAGTCCCCGGCCTGAAGTTAAAACCATCACTGGTCGCGTGGTACCAGAGGCCACCATTGAAACCCATCCAACGGAACCCATACGTACCAGACCCCTGCATCTGAGCTATGCCGTACTCGGACTGAGTAACGAACCCGCTGCTGATCCTCACCTTGGCGGTCATCACCGTTCTGTTCGGCAGTGGCCCAGGGTCTGGCGTTGTGATGGTGCCGATGGTTGCGTCGAGGTAGCTCAACTCCCCGGTCGGCGGGGTCGATACCGGTGTATCAAGCGTTGACCAGTCGAAATCTCCTCGTAGCGCCGACACCTGAAACAGCCGGGGCATCCATCCGGCAGGGAGATACCACGGGACCGATGCCGCTTGTGATACCGGTGGGATGCCCATCTGCAGGCCACCCTGGTCGGCCTGGGTGGCGTAGGTGATGTTCTGAAGGTCGGAGTACTTCAGGTAGACGAAGAACGGCAGGTGGACGGCGGTCTGGCCACGCTCCACGGCACGGGCGATCTCGCGGTACATCCACGACATGAAGGGCTGAGCGTTGTAATCGTCGGGCAGCGAACGATTATCAAAGCTCAGCCCCTCATGGCCGTCAACGAACAGTACCCAGTCGTTCTCCTGGTAGTGGAACACCTTGGCAGCAGCTTCGAACTGCTCCTTGCGCCACAGCGCCGCCTCGGACTTGCTGTAGAAGAAGTTGCGCCCGCTGACGGCGTGCTCAGAGGCCGGGAAGCTCTCGGCCCAGTTGATGACCCAGTAGCGCTGCTCACCCGTGTTGATGTCCATGATGAACAGGTCATCCACGAAGAAGTCGAGCCAGCGCACCGACTTGCCCACGTCGTACTCCAGGTCACCGAACTGCGCGCCCACGATGCCGTGGATGACCGGTTCGGCCGTGACGGCCAGTGGTGACACACCTGGGTTCATGTCCCCGGCCAGCGGCGTGACCGACACGACCTCGGTCTGTGCCGCTAACTGCTGGGGATACTCAGGTACCAGCGTTTGGCCAAGTATCAGCGCTTCAGCTTCAGTTGCGGACACGACGGCCACGCTTGCGGTGTTCCAGCGCCTTGTTGATGTCGTAGCCGCCCTGCTTGCGGCGGATCTCCACCTGGACGTAGCTCTGGAAGTAAGGGCACATGTGGCAGAGGTAGACCCGCAGGTTGTTGGGCACAACGTGGACCCGGCCGTCGATCTTGTAGCTGGCCGCACCGATGCGCTTCTCGTCGGTCATGAAGTCCCGGCAGCCCGAGGACAGGTCGGGGTTGCCGTGGGCGTTGTAACACTTCGCCGCCCCCTCGCGGAACTCGTCGCTCTCTTCGAACTGGCGCTGGGTCTGCTCGTTCAACTCGGCCTTGATCTTGGTGACCACGTCCATGGTGTCCCAGGTCTTCTGGTCCACCTGCCAGACGTTGATCACCTGGCCGTTGACGAAGAGTTGCTCCTGCAGGTGGTGCTGGTGCTGCTCAACGAAGTGTTCCAAGACCGGGTCGTAGGCCGGAACCATGATCGGGTTGCCGTGCTCGTCCTTGTAGACGTACTCCTCACCCGACTCCCACTCCAGGCGGGCGACGGTCATCGGGGTCTTGGCGGGCGGGTCGGGGATGCGTTGGATGATTGCGCAGGGAGCGCAGGCGACGATGCGTGGCATTACTCGTTGTCCAGGATGTAGAGGCCCGCATCATCCACGGTGTTGTGATGTATCACCGGGATATAGCGGTTTGGATCTGTGTCCAAGCTAATGGCTACCCGGTGATGACCTTCAGCGATCTGGCCCTTCCTGGTCCCGCTGGAGTCAGGCCTGCCGAACTGATGCGAGAGGTGGACCGGCTGCTGCACGCCCTCGGCGGCGACGGAGCGGTACAACTTGCCGCCGCCCTCCTTCTTGGACTCGGTCAGCTTGCGGTCCATCACATCGGCGTGACTCTCCAGGCCGGTGGCGACGCCGCCTCGGGCTGGACGCTTGGGCATGCGATCCCACTCCGACGCCTGGTGAGACTGCATGATCTCGTTGCCCGTCATGAACATCGGCAACTGCTGCCACTGCTCGCCCAGGTGCGGAGCGTTCAGTTCTGCTTCGGCACGACTCGGCTTCTTGAAGTTCTCGGGTTGGGATAGGCCCATCAGCGCCCCTTGGCGTAGGGGTTCCTCGCCCGCTTCAGGGCGCCGTCCTTCTCGTAGTGACCGGTGGAGCAGGTCTTGCCCTCGTCAGCGCTCTTGAAATGCTTGCGGTTGGACGACTCGTACCCACACTCAGCGCAACAGTAGGACGCCGCCTCAGGGGCGGTGCCCGCTCCCTCCTGGAAGCTCTGGAAGTTGCGCCCCTTGAGCATCAGTACCGCGTTTCACTGACCTGCCCACGCACCTTGTTCTCGACCGGACGCATGGAGTGCTGGATGTGCGCCTCCAGGAAGGGTGGGTCAGCGTGTAGCTCAGCCTGGGCATACGTGGGCCAGGACAGGCGCTCCACCGGCCTGATCTCCACGTTCTTGCGATCAGGGGTGAGTTGGATGTAGGTGCGGTCGATGCTGCCTTGGGCGAAGGCCATGTTCATCGACTCGCTGTTGTTTACTGCCATTGTGTTACCCCGCAATGTTTGGGGAGGCGTTGAAGCCTCGGAGGGTGCCCGACCACATGTCTTCCTGGAAGTCCGTGCGTCGTGGCTTGCGAACTGTTCCCGACACCCACGACCTGATCTGTGGCTGCCACCTGTCCGTGTCGAGCACGTCATCGATGGTCAACTCAGTGGGGTCGTAGCCCTCCACCTGGGGAAACAATCCGCCAGCAGGAGGAGGAGGCACCTGCTGGCGGATCACCTCGGCTGGTACGGCCATCAACTGCATGGCGTAGGTGACGGTGTACTCGGCCTTCGACATGAAGGGACGAGGCTGCCAGGGTGGTTGGCGAGTGCCGTCCTCGTAGAAACGAAGACCTCCTGATGTGGACCCGGCTCCGATTGCATCGAAGATCTCGCGATCCACCCTGATAGCCACGTATGGAGACTATCCCACGTCAGTAACTCGACGTGGGGTTCTCCGGATCCGGGTAGACGTTGGGGTCACCGGGATACATCCCCTTGATGTGGTCGCCGGGTGGCGTCCAGTCCTCAGGCCTCGGGCGTCCCTCGGGAACGCCGGGGATCGGAGTCATCTGTGTCGAGACAGGTGCCTCCTCCGACTCATCGTCGCTGGGGAGAGGAGTCTTCACGTCGTCTGAGATGGGCTGACCGCTCGCAGCCCCCTGACCGGACGGGATCGTCTGACCCTGACCTGCGCCGCCGCCAGCCGACGAGACATCCTGCGATGTCCCACCGGCACCAGGTGATACCTCGGTCGTGCCCTTCTCGTCAGGCTCCTTGGACTTCGGTGAGCTTGCCATCACGGAACCCCGTCGTCGCCTTCGATGTCAGGCTCGTCGGGGTCGTCCTCGTCCGGATCGTACGGATCCGGAGGGACGCCGGGGATGTTGGGGTCACTCATCGTCGTCGTCGTCCACGTCCCGACCAGAGGCGACGAGGGCGGCGTCGTCCATGCCCAACATCTTCGCCTCCTTGGCCAGCTTCTCCTTGTCCTCGTCGGACAGGTTGGCGACGGCGCCTGCCATGCCCGCCTCGGGGGCGCTCATCCCGGACGGGAAGAACGGTCCCACCTCGGCTTCGGGTGGCATGCGGGTGACCCGCTGCTTCGGACCTTCGTCTTGTCCGTCGTCACCCTCTCGGGTATCGACTTCCTTGCTCTTGCTGGTGGCCATGGCCTATCTCCTTTGCAGGTAGTAGTCGGGATGATACATCACTATGTACTGGCGCCTGTTGGTAGTGCGAGCAGGCCGAGCGCCACGCAGGCCAGCCCAGCGACGACGAGGATCCAGTGGAAGTCCCACGTCGCTCCCCGTCCCACGACGAGGCGCACGGCTTCGATGGTGAACAGGATGAACGCCACCAAGAACATGATCTCGGCAAAGTCCGGGCTGTCCATGATCTCGGCAACCATTGTTGCAAGCATGGGTGTACTACTCCTTCATTATTGTGTTACTTGGGGTGGTAGGTCGGCGCTCAACCTTCCAGGAGAAGATGTTCTCGATTGGGAGTACCCCAACCATGACCATGCCGACCGCGAGTTGACCGAGTCGTTCCTCGGGGTTGATGAGGGCGTTGCCGATCACCCAGCACCCCAAGCCGAAGACAACGAGGCGACGAATGAACGTGAAGACGATCTCAACTGTCGTCACCCGTTGAGAAGACTCGTCCATGTCTTCTGCCCACACTGCCCATCGGCACCCAGTCCTCGGGCGGTTTGGAAGTTCTTGAGCGCCGTCTCAGTACCGGTACCGAACTGGCCGTCGAAGTTGGCCTGGTTGGCCGGGTTCATGGCCCCGTTGGCGCCCAGCATGCGCTGCATCCGCTTCACGTCCATACCCGTGGCGCCCTTGATGAGCGAGGGGATGCCGTTGCCCGCCTCCATGAACCAGTCCCAGCAGTCACGGTCACACACGCCGTCCTGCGTGGCGCCCTTGGTAGCAAGGAAGCGGTTGAGTGCCGCCTCGGTACCCGAGCCGAAGATGCCGTCGAAGTTCCCCATGTTGGCCGGGTCCATCTGGCCCGCCAGAGCGAGGAAGTGCTGCAGTCTCTTGACTGGCGTGCCCTGGTTGCCCTTCTTCAGGATGGGCATCTTGTTCATCAGGTCAGTGGCCCAGTTGGTGGTGGGCGGCGGCGTCGTGGTGGGAGGTGGGGTCGTGATCGGCGGTGGAGTCGTGGTAGGTGGCGGTGTGCCTGGGATCGCCCACTTGATCGGCGGCGGCGCCCCGGCCCGCAGCCATGCGCTCACGCTGTGCGGGAACTCGGTGAACTGGAAGTGCCACACCTCGCCACCCCACGTCGCCTGCTCCAGGCCGTACTCCTCGCAGTGCAGCGCCGCCCACTTGAGGTCACCGATGGCATCGACCGCAGCGGCGTAGCCCTGGACGAGATCTTCATGGAACGAGCGACCAGGTGGCGCAGCGTGAGCCGCACCCTTCTTCAACTGGTAGCGCTGGCCTTGGTAGAAGCAGCAACCACCCGACGACACGGTGTAGTGACGGTCGAGGAAGACTCGCTGTTGCTGGACCGTCGAACGACCGGCCCCACCGATGCCGAGCTTGCCCTCGCTGGCGAGCATCAGCCCATGCCAGCGCTTCCGGTACTCGGGATGGAGCATCTGCACCGACGAGCGGGCGAAGACCTCTTCGATGGTCTTCTGCGCTGGCGGGCTGTTGTAGCCGTCTGGATAGGTGACAGCCATCAGACCTCGTCTGGTTCCCTGGGGTCATACGGGTCCGTGACGTGCTCGTCAGGGATCTCGTCCTCGTCCTCGTCGTCCTCGTAGAACGGGTCGGGTTCGATGGTGCTCATCGCATCCTCGCCCTCAAGCCGCCGCCCATCGGTCGGGTGCCTACGCTGGGCGTGGTGGCGCTGAGGCCACCGCCCATGCCTGGCTGCATCGTGGACGGTGGACGAGGTGTTGGGAGTGACATCCCGCCGCCGCTGCCGGGACCGCGAGGCATCGCCGCACCACCTGGGTTCAGGTTGCCGGTGCCTCCACCCATGCTGCCCTTCATCGGCGTCAGCCCGCCGCCCATCTTGGGCATGTTGAACTTGGCCTGCGGGGCCATCGACATCTGTGACCTGTTGGCACGGGGTGCGAAGGATCCCCCCAGCCGCTCCATTCCTGGCATGTGCTGCTCCTATCGTCCGGGGTACGGCACCGCCATACCTGGGTTTCCTCTGGCTCCTGTCGCCCACGGAGGTGCTTGGCTTCGCAGCACCGGGACACGATCCGGGTTCGGAGGTGCTGCTGGGCCACCACCGTTGGCGTACCGTGACCCAACCGGGACTCCACGTGGGCCGACACGACGATCAGTCGGGTAACGCTCGTCCGCGAGGTATTCTCCGATGCCGGGTGGGCTGAAGCGCACACCGGCTGCCTGATACTGCAACCCTGTCCAGAGATTGAACTCCTTGGGCCAATAGTAGTCACGTTGGTCGATCCGCTCGCCCTTATGGATGCCCCTGGTGTTCGGACGGTTCTGTGTACGTGCCTTGAGGCCATCTAGCAGGCGGTCTTCACGCCGTGTGTTAATGGTACCCAGGTATCCGTCCGGGTAGGTGGCCTCGGGCGTGCGCCGCCAGTACATGCGGATGTTGTCGAGGTAGTCGTGACCCTTGGGCGTCGGCCCCAGTGTCTCAGCCTGACGGAACGGGGCATCGCTACCTGGGTAGTCGTGGCGCATCCAGTCGGTCATGGTGTCTCCACTACGAGGTTACGTCAGCCGTAGCTGGGGGTGTTGGAACCTCACCGTTGCCGAGATGAGCGGAGAACACCGACTCCCTTTCGCGCAGCGCAGCCAGGTCCGTCTGCTGCTCCTGCACAATCGCCAGCAACTCCAGGTTCTCCCCGACCAGTGCGGTGATGCGTTGACTCATCTGCTCCTTGACGAACTGGTTCCGCTTGACGATGCGGACAAGGTCATCCTTGCTGAACTCATCCAGTTGTGTGTCACTCATGGGTTCTCCTCGTTGTTGATCAGTTGTACTGCCGACAGGATCTGGCTGTCTGTGATGACGGCGGGGTCACTGCCTGGGTTTGGATTCCCGTTGAGCATGGCGTACTCGTAGGCGTCAGCGAAGCCAGGTGACGCTGCGATCCACCAGATGTGATCACGTGCCCACTCCAGCGGCTGATGGGTGTGGGGCACCTCAACCGCTGCAGACGCTGAGACGCGGGCGATGAACTCAGAGTCATTGGACAGTTGGGCCTGTGATAGGTAGCTCATGTCACTTCCACTTCGTATTGAGATAGTTGTTGACCTGAGTCAGTTCGGTGCTGTCGAGGACGTGGTCGTACTTGATCAACTCACCTATCGTGCCGGTGAACGGTTCGCTGAAGGCGTTCCCGATGTAGGCCAGAGCGGACGAAGCATTGAACGCCTGGTCGTTGGTGACGCTGAGTTGACTGACGCCATCCATGTAGCAGGTGAGCAGGCCGACCGCCGAGTACGTGACGATCAGCACAACGGTGGCGTTGGCCGTGACGACTGGGGTGGTCACCCCTAGCTCCACCACCTGGTTCTTCACGACGGACTGCTTGTGCGTGCTGGAGATGCGCCACTCCAGAGAACCAACGTAGGGGCTGCCGATGATCGCCCGGTAGGCAGCGGTGTTGGTGTGTTTGACGACGGCCACCGCCGTGAAGGGCTTCTGGTTGGCCCAGCCGTTGTTGATGTCGAAGCGGGTGCCGCCTGCGAAGACCAACGATTTGCGCCCCACCTTCAGGCCATCGCTCGCGATGGTGGGCTGGAACCCCGAGCCTGAGGTGGCATGGTTGGCGGCGCCCGACTTGTCGTTCCACTGGCTGACCAGACCGAAGGACTGGGTGATGGTGAGGACATCGTCGGCATCGAACCACCACAGCAACCCCGTCATAGGTGGTCCGGAGGCGTTGATCACACCAGAGGCAAGGATCCCGACTGCTAGTGGCATCAGGTGAGATCACCCGTGAGGATCCACCTGTCAGTGGCGAGCTTGATGAGCGACGCCATCGAACCAGGCGCACGCAGCACCGCTGAAGGGGTGGCGACAATCGTCGTCGTGCCTGGGGTGACAGCAGCGACGGTGATCTTCCCGGCCCCGGTCTGGAGGAAGTCGGTGCGATACCCGACAGGCAGAGCCAGGGTGGCGTTGGTCGGCACCGAGATGGTGATGGCTGTCGCTGCTGTGAACTCACGGGTCTGGTTCTCGTCAGCGAGGGTGATGGTGTAGGCCGTCGCCGCCGAGGATGCGGCGATGGTCTGGCGCTTGGCGGCATAGTTGGCATCGCCGTACTGCTTGGTGACAACCTGCAACGGATTAACGGGGTCGGCTCCCACCTCAAACGGCAGCGTCACCCAAACCCTGGCGTTCTCGACGGCGAGACGCGTGATGCCGCCGGTCTTCAATGAGATCGACCCTCCCGACGTTGCCGCCGACACGGAGAGGTCACCGAAGACTGCGTCACCGACGATCCCGGCACCAGCAGGCCAGGTCAACGCCCCCGTCATCACGTCGCCTGTCTTCAACACCCGCAAAGCATCGGCATTCCCCTGCGCAGTGCTCACCGGCTTGTTGGCGTCCGACGTGTTGTCCACGTTGGACAGAGCGAGCAGTGTCTTCACCGAGGCCACACTGAGGTCGGTGGCAGCAGCGGTGGCTCCGGTGGCGTTGCCCTTCAAGCTGCTGGCTGCCATCGTCGCCAACTTGACGTTGGTGACTGAGCCATCGGCCACCGTGGCCGTGATGGTCGTCCACTGCGTGTTGTAGTTGGTGGCATCGATCTTGGTCAGCGCCTGGCCTGCCGTGCCACCAACAGGAACGCCAACTCCTGGTGGTCCTGCCGCCCCGCTGCCAACGTCAACGTCAACGAACGTCACCGCACCAGTCGTTGTGTTAATGGCAGTGCAGCGCTTGATGCTAGGCATGACTCATCCCAGGTGGTGGATCTCTAGGCGCCCGGTGTTGGCATCCTCGGACAGGTTGGCGAGGGTCATGTAGTTGGTCGTGGCATCGGAGGTGGGCTTGAAGATGGCGACGCCCTTCCATGTCGAGCCGTCAACGACGTAGTTCGCCCAGCCAGCAGGCATGTCGATGGACTTGGCGGCACCATTCCAAGCGAGGTTGGCGTCGATGTTCGATCCACCTGACAGTTGGGGAGCCGAACCGTCAGCGGTGGTGACGGTGTGTCTATGCAGGTACATGGTGATGTCGCGGTCCACTCCATCGCCACCGTCCATGCGCTTCATCCACACCTTCCCCGACAGGATGGTGCGCCTCCCGCCGTAGTACAGAGCGGTGGTGGGCTTGTTGTTGTAGAACCAGCAGCCGGTGGCGTTGTACGCCGAGTTGGAGTAGTAGCCCTGGATGGGACGGCTGGTACCCATCGCATTCCAGGTGCCGTTGGCCCGGTAGTGGTTGGTGGAGTGCGCCGTGACGTAGGTGGGCGATGTGATAAGGGTGTATGGCGAGGCGTTGGTGTACGAGACGTTGACCGCAGGGTCGTACACGTAGACCCGGCAGTACACCGTCTGCCCTGCGCTGAAGGTACCGATATCGAGGGCGTACGATCCTGGGCCAGCCCCAGTCCAGTTCTGGACGATTGTCCAGTTGGCATTGTCGGTGGAACGGTCAACCCGGATCGCCACAGTGTCCCCACCCGTGGTGTAGCGCACGACCATACGACCATACGAACCTTCCGGCTGGAAGCTGGCGATCACCGGAACGGGTGGAGGCGTGGTATCAGGGGGAGCAGCAGTCGTGGCAGTCGTCGTGCGCTGCGGCGAGTACAGCAGGCCGGTGTCCCTCGTCCTGACCCCGAAGGTGTAGTTGGTCGAGGCAGCAAGGCCGGTGAAGGTGTACGACAGAGCGGTGGTGAAGCCCTTCGACGTGGAGCCGAGGAAGACCTCGTAGTCCCTACGATCCGGGGAGGCAGAGGCAGGCCAGGTCGCCACCGCCGAGTCGTAATCGACGGAACTCATCGTGATGGAAGTTGGCTGCACGGGGGCAGCGTTGTCGCTGGTGATCGTGTCGCTAACGGTGGTACCGAACAGGCCGGTGGAACCCTTGGACCTGATGCCGAAGGTGGTCGTCTCGTTCTCGGTGATCCCCGTCGCTGTGTAGGTCACCCCGGCTTGGGTCGTCACCAACACGCTGTTGACATACACCTCGTAGGTGTAACCGGTGCCGCCAGCCGCCGCCGTCCACGACACCGCCGAGTTCGTCGGCCCGGACGACGTGGCGGTCACCCCGGTGACACTGGCTGGCTTCGTGACGATGCTCACGGTGGGCGAGTACCCACCACTACCTGCTGCGTTGTTCGCCCTGAGGCGGTAGTAGTAGATGGTGTTGGCGGTACGCGCCGTGTCCGTGTACACATTGAGGGCTGCCGTGGTGGTGAGCACCGTGGGGAACGTCGTGCCATCCGTGCCACGTTCCAAGGAGATAGTGGAGATCGATTCAGAGGTTGCCCACTGCTGCCAGGAGAGATCCACGGCGAAGCCGGTGGCGGCGTTGCTGATAGTGAGCGTCTTCACGGTAGGTGCTTGCAACCCGAGCGGGGCGGTCTGGATCCACAGGTCACCGACCGCCAGACCGTTGGCGAACGTCGGCTGATTCTCCCCGACCCAGATGTCGGCCGAGTTGGCACCATCAGTGGGGTGAAGCTCCAGGATCTCCGGGTGGGTGTGTCCCCTGATGGCGTAAGCGATATCACCCTCGGTTGGAGTGAGATACTGCGGGTGCGGGTCGGCCTCGGCCACGTGGAGAGCGACCAGTCCAATCGGCTCGTACTTGTCGTCATGGTTGTGGACGATGTCGGCGTAGAGAGTGTCCGCTCTCTCCTCGGTGAGGTAGAGGGCGTCGGCCTCCGCTTGGTCGAGGTACTGGGAGTGGGGATCGTTGTAGACCTGCCCACCAGCCCCCGGAAGGGTGACCGGCACGGTGTACCCAGGTGGTGCCGTGGTGCCGTAGGTGATGGTGATCAGGTTGGGTGCCGCCTCGGTGTCGAGCACCTTCCACTTCTGGTTGAGGGCAGGGTCAACGTTCTTCAGGTTGATGTAGCTGTTCGGCAGGATGGAGTGATTCGGGCTGACCGTCAGTGTGACAACACCGTTCGGGTTCCACGACCAGCCACTCACCGCCCACGGGTCTTGGATCTGGTGGTTGATGACCTGCTGACGGATCTCTGCCTGGTGGTTGTGAACGACCGGCGCATAGAAGATGTCGCCCTCTGGCTGAGTGAGATACTGCGGGTGCGGGTCAGCGGCAGAGGTGTGAGCGAGGATCTGGTTCTTGACGTACGTCTCGGTCGAGAAGGGCACGTACTGGAAGAGCACCTGGCCGAGCGTCTGGCCCTTCACCGTGGCCTTGGTCGAGGTCACCGCCGTCGAGGCGATGTCGGCGTTCACCTTGGCGTAGCTGACCGTCAGCGCAGTCACCGCCGTGATCGTGTAGGTGCCGTCGAAGGTGGCATCCACGCCCTCCACGTCGATCATGGCACCAGGAAGGAGAGTGTGCGCGCTGACGGGAGGTGTAATCAGTGGCATCGTCAGCGTCAGGGTGGCAACGTTGGCGGTCAGCGCCTTGTTGTTCACGGCATAGCCGGGTATGGCAGCGACAACCCAGTCACCGTTGTTGAGGGTGATCTGTTCGTCGGCCACCAGCGGGTTGCCCGAGGGGTAGCGGCCCGAGGCATCGTCGGCAATGAAGTCCACCGTGCCGGTCGAGTTGCACACCCAGTACATGCCGTGGCGATAGACGGTGGAGCCACCGCTCCACTCCGGGTCGGGATACAACTGGGTGCGGGCCATCCCGCCGCCGACCAGCGTCAGGTTCCCTGGAGACGCCAGCGTCGGTGTAACAACAGTCTGTCCCGGCAGAGCGTCGGACCCCTTGAAGTCGAACGTCGGGATGCTATTGGTCGCTGACCAGACCCGATAGAGGTAGCCCGTGTAGTAGAACGTTGCTTGTCCACCAAGGCTTTGGGCTACCGCGATCTCGGACAGCAACTTCCCAGCCCACACGGCACTGCCGAGCGTGGTCCAGGTGGCGTTGACATCATCAAGCAGATCGAACCCAGCAGTACGCCAGTAGTGGGTGATGGTGTCGGTGGTTGGATCCCACGCAGCCCGGAGTTGGATCCGAGCAGGGGTGGTCGCGTTGTAGGCAGGCCACCCCGGAGTAGTGGTCACCGCTGTGAACACCGGAGGCAACAGAGCATCTGAGACGATGAGGTTGGCGGTGTTGATCGTGACGCGATCAGGGTCGCCGTAAGCAGCGTTGGGGAAGGTGAGAGTGAACGCTGTCGTGTGGGCGGGACCACCGGCCACCGTGATGGTGTTACCAGGAAGCGCTGTGTTGAGTGCGGTCTTGATGGTGGCAGCGGTGGCGTTCCAAGCGATGTCTCCCGTTGTCACACCAAGGAGCGTGAGGGTGAAGGTGCCAGCGGAGAACGTGCCACTGGGGGTGACGGTCTGCACCTCGTTCGGATAGGCGGTCGTTACCGAGGCATAGGTGGCGTCGGTGAGACGGACGTACGAGATGAGCGAGGTAGGGGTGAGGGTGAAGATCAGCGCGCCGTTGACCGGCCTCTGGTTGGTGCCGACACCGATGTTGGGCCGTGTGCAGTCGCAGCGGAACTCAACCGACGCATCGGTCGGCGGGTCGAAAGTCCAGCCGGTGATCGTGTTGGGGGTGGCGGCGTTGAACGGGATGTACCTGTTCTTGGCCGACAGGTACGACGCTGGATCGTAGGTGCCGACGTAGAGGAGGTCACCGAGCAGCGCCTCCATCTCCTCCTGGTTGGCGAAGTAGGTGGCGTGCTTGTCGTCCAGCATGTCGGCGTTGAGGCCGCTGCTGTCGGCGGTGTGACCGTCGTTGTTCTCATGCCAGACGCGGTATGTCCTGTACTTCAGGTTGGTGGAGTCGAGTGACAGCAGTGACGTGCCTCCCCCCGCAGTGCCAGAGGTGTCGCTGTGTGTCCCGCCCTGATACCAGTAGAAGGCGGTGGGCGCACGGAAGTACACCGTGTCCTGGCCCGAGCCGCCCACTCCCTGGACACCGAGGCCGAGGGTGGTGCTGGCGAGCAGGATGTGCTGGCCGGAACGGGAGCCGAAGGCAAGCTGGACGCCGTTGCCGGTGATGTTCAGGTTGCCGCTGACCGTGCCGCCCGTCAGTTGCAGGTACCCGGCGACAAGGGCCGCTGGTGTGACGGCCACGGTGGCGATGGGTGAGAGGGCAACAGCCTCGGCCACAGTGGACAGGCGGGTGGCCCCGACGACGGCAGTCGTGGAGACAGGGATCCCGATGCTGAACGATGCGGCGAGGGTGCCGCCACCCGTGAGCGGGCTGCTGACAGTGATGGCGACGGCCTTGTCGGCCTTGTTGTTGGTCAGGGTGCTGAGGTCGGTGACGAGGTTGGTGACATCGGACTGGACGATGTTGGCGAAGGCTCCGGTGACGGCGGCTCCCTGCGACTTCAGGAACTGACCAAGCGTGCCGGGACCAATCGTCGTCTGCGGATCGGTAGGAAGCGCACCAGCGGCGATGAGTCCGTTGGCGATGCTGTTGGTGCTACGCCCGGTACCACCATCAACTACTGATACATCGGTACCACCCTGGAGATAGAAGTCGGAGTCGGAGAGAGCAACCTGGAACTGGCTCGCCGTCCCGGTGATGGTGTTGTTCCCCAGGTTGATCGTCTTGCCGGTCAACGTCTCTGACCCAGCGATGGTGGCGAAGTCGTTGTCACTGAGAGCAGCGTTGAACAGAGCGGTGGTGCCCGTCACCGTGTTCCCCACCAGGTTGATCGATTTGTTGGTCAGCGTCTCGGTGCCAGCCAGAGTGGCGAAGTCGTTGTCGGTGAGTGCCGTGTTGAACTGGGCGGTGGTGCCACGAACGGTGTTACCACCCATGTCGATGGTCTTGCTGGTCAGCGTCTGGACGCCGGTCAACGTGACGAGCGCAGTCGTGTCAGGAATGCCGTGGATGGCGGTGGTGTCTGCTTCATGGGAAGCCAGAGCCGCCGTCGTGGCGATGTCGGCGTCGGTGATCGCAGCGTTGAACTGGGCGATGGTGCCGGTGAGTCCGGGGTTGGAGCCGAGCGCAATCGTCTTGTTGGTCAGGGTCTGCGTGCCCGTCGTCGTGACGAGGATGGAAGTGTCAGCGATGCCGTGGACGCTCGTCGTCGCCCCGGTGTGAGCGGAGAGCGTTGCTGCGCTGGCGGCACCGAGAGCGGTCAGCGCTCCCGCCGCCGAGGTAGCCCCCGTGCCCCCACCAGTGAGGGGGAGCGCCCCACCTGTGTACTCGGTGAGGTCGAGGATGACGGTGGCCTCGTTAGCGGCCGCTGTGACATCGAACCCAGCAGCGGTGAACAGCAGCGAGGTGAACGCCGAGCCGAGGACGGTGACGCCCTCTTTGACGGTGATACCAGAGATGCCGCCGCCAGCACCGGGAGGCAGCGCCCACTGTCCGTCAGCGCGGAGGAAGTTGACCGAACCACCACCGGAGTCGGAGGCGATGACGGTGCGAGCTTGGGACGGGGTGAGATCCTGAGGGTCACCGGTACCAGCAGCAACCCGACCCTTGAATGTGTTGGTGACGACGTTGCTGAGCTTGGTGTTGTCAACGGAGTCGTTGGTCAGATGGATGTTGCCGACGCTGTCGTCAGCCAACTCGGTGCCTGTGACAACATCAGGATTGATCTGCCAACTGGTCCCGGCCACCGTGATGTCACCCTTGTTGCCATCAGTGACACCGCTGCCGACGATGGCCTCACCACCGCCGCCGCCAAGACCTGATGTCCACACCGGGAACTCGGGATTGCCGCCCTGGAAGAGCACCCAGCCCATCCCGGTGGCGGGCGTCCCGAGGTAGTTGACGATCTGAACTGCCGTTTCCCCGAAGACCTGGGGGACGTAGGCGGTGATGACGGAAGACTCGTACTTGACTGCTCTCGCCCGGTAGATGGCGTCGTATGTCTTCGCCACCGGCCTACCTCAGGAACAGGTGAAACGTCTGTGCGCTGATCTCGTTGCCGGAATCCCCGGTGATCGTGTCGAACCCGATGGTGGTGGCGAGGTCACGCCCTCGCGTGGCCACCAGGCCACGGGCGATGGCGATGCCCTTGACCGCCTGGCAGATGGCCCCCGCCCCGATGGCCCGGACGATGGGCATCTGGTTCTGATCGAAGATCGCCTTGTTGATCGATGATGCCACTGCTTGGGGAGGGGTGGTAGCAGACACCCGCATCAGGTTCTCGACCTGTTCCGTCGCTGTTACCACTGGTGCTCCTAAGGGACATCGTTCCTCAAAGCACGGTATCAGGTCAGCCTGACCTCGGTATGGACCTTCGGCGGTTTCGGGAAGCTCCCGCCAACCCAAGTTGACTTTCAAAGGCCAGCGTGAGGAGGTGATTCAGGTACTTCACCGGCATGATCGCCACGTACTCGCCCACATCGGTGGTGCCCCGACGCTTGTGTATCACTGCCCCGGCGTCGTCTCCGGACGCTTCGACCTCGGCCTCCAACTCCCGCAACCACGTGCCGATGGCGGCACGCTCCGTGGTGCGCTTGCTGTTCTTGGCTTCGATGGTGAACGGGATCCGTTCGGACAGGCAGATGTCACCCTCGTCGGCGCTGCCCTTCTGCGTGCGACGGTGCGACCACGGCCAGCCATGAGCCTTCAGCCAGTTGACGATGTTGGTTTCGTGCTGGGTTCCAAGCTGCTTGGTTGGGTTGGCGATGGCTGATCCTCAGGGTGTTGCGTTGTCGTCGTCCCAGTACCCGTCACCAGGGTCGGTGCCGTTGACTCCGTGTACTGGGCAGGTCAGGTCAGCGATGCGGTAGCCCCCGATGTCATCAAACACAGGGCAGATGCAGTCGGGGGGGCGGGGGTCTTCTACACGTCGGGAAACTTCCATGCTTCATCTCCTGCGATCTCGGATTGACGTTGGAAGTAGTCAGCGATGGCAACGAACTGAGCACGGCGCTTGGGATCGTCGGTCAGATGGGTTGCCATGCCGACGATCCCAGCGTACGTGGCGAGAGCAGGAGCAGCGAAGAAATCTTGGCGACGGATGACAACAGCGTCATCGATCTCGGAGCCAGTGGAGAACGTGGCGTAGCCCTCCGATATCTTGATCACGTCGTCACGCTTGAACACCACGTACTTGTCGTCGTGGGGGGTTGGTACTTCGGCTAGGGGTTCCATCGGTTGTTCCTTCTCTCGGCAGGTGATGACGCAATGCGTCGTGATAGTTCTCGGCTGATGAGGTTGACGACACGCTCGCAGTTGGCGTAGACGTTCTGCGCTGCCTTGCGGTTGGCATACGCTGTTAACACATTGGCACGTGCCTGGGCCACGTCATCATCGGCAGCCATCTCTGCACGTTTGATCGTGACCTCGCCCTTGACAGCACGCATCATCACAATGGCTTCGGCGTAGCGCTGGGCACCCTCGGCCCGTGACTCGTCCACCTCGGCCTCGGACTGGCGGGTGGCGGCGAAGTTCTGCCAGGCGACGTACTCGGAGAACAGGATCATCAGATCCTGCTCGTCCAGGATGGTCAGGTCACGGGGGAGGTCGGGAACATCGAACTCAGGCGCTGCGCCCAAGGCCACGCCGACGCTTGGCGCTGGTGGTGCGCTTGATGTTGACCCGTTGCGTGGGATCACCCGCCTCTTCGATGGTGTCATTGATCCCCCAGCATGTTCTCCGGTACTCGCACGACCCGCATATCTTACCCTCCGGTCCCTCGGCCCAGGAAGGGCGATCTGGTGGCAACCCGGCAGCCACGCCTGTTGTCACACTGCGTGCCGTCTCCAACAGCGGTTCGATGAAGCTCTTGTTGTAGTCAACGACGAACTCCTTCACCGCTTGGGTGGGCTTGAACTCGTAGACGAACACAATGCGCTCGTACAGGGGCCAGGCCAGCCACAGGTACAACTGGCCCTGGCGCATGTGCGAAGGGAACGGGCGGTTGATCTCAAACCAGATGTCCTCGGCCGACTCACCGTTGAGATAACGCTGGTGCAGGCGGGGAGCGTCGAAGCGCAGCGTTCCCAGGCCGATGGACTTGATCTCCACCAGGCAGTCCAGGGTGGTGGCGGCGTCGGCGTGGCCCTGAATCAGCATCGTCTTGCGTTGAAGGGGATACTCCTTGTAGGTCAGGCGCTCGCTCAGGCAGAACTGGCACTGCTTGGGGGAGATGTCACCCCAACGGTGGCCGCACTCCCGACACTGGAAGTCACCGACGAGGATGCCCATCTCCCACATCCACTGCTGGTACTTGCCGTGGATGGCGTGGCCCTCTGCGAACACGTTCTCCATGCGGAACGATGGGTTGGCCTTGCTGGTCTTCTCGGTGGGCGTGTCGATGATGCGGTAGTAGTCGTGGCGTCCGCACCAATCCTTCTTGGCCATGTCGGACGGATGCATGTGGTGGGTCGAGCGCTCTGGGTTCTCCTCGATGCTCCTCATCACGTGACGCTCTAACCGGGGTAACAGCAGCCCCTTACCCTTGTACGTGTCCTTCAGCCGACCGAGCGCTGAAGGCCTCAAGCTCCTAGCCACACTCATGCCCCTCGTCGTGGACGACCAGCCGACGCCGTCCGATCTGCAGGTGCATCATCGGTAACCGCCCCATGTGCAGAGCGTTGGCCCGCAGCTTCTCCCAGTCCTCGGCCTTGATGGAGATGGACTTGCCGTCCGTCTGCTTCATCTCCCGCAGGTACACGTCGTCTACCACGTCGTTCTGGTGTACCCAGCCGGAACCGGAGCCAGGCTGGCGCTTGCCGCCCGTGCGCTTGGCGACGCGCTTCTCCTGATTTTTCCACTCACTCACGTGGGTGAGATACTACGACGACGCCGCTTGGGGGCTTCGGGGGGAGCCTCCAGCGGCTCACCAAGCACACGGTGGCGCACCTCGGCGGTGACGGCGTGAAGTAGCAGGGGATCAGACCGCAGCGCCGCCGCGACAGCCTTCTCACCCTGCCACTTCTGACCACCGAAGCTATACCACGCCCCGTTCTGTTCGATGATGTCCCGTTCGATGGCGACGGCGTTGACCTGATGGACGGTGTCGTACTCCCCCTTGGCGTGCTCCTTGTGGTCATCGAAGTAGAAGGGCACCGTCGCCGTGCGCTGGGGCGGGGCGGTCTTGTTCTTGATCGTGCGGCCCTTGATCACCTGGCCGACCTTGTGCTTGCCGGTGTCCTGGATCCACTCTTCACGGGTCACCTCCACCCGTGTGAGGAAGCGGTAGTTCTTGCCCTTGCCCCCCGGTGTCGTGCGTGGGTCGCCGTACATCACACCGATGCGCTCGCGCCACTGGTTGATGAGGATGGCGAGGCAGGCACGGTCGGGATCGACCAGCGACCGACGCTGCACGGCCATGCTCTTGCGCATGAACTTGTTGGTCATGTAGGCGCCACGACCCACGGTCAGTTCCATCATCGACTTGTCGTCCTCTTCGGAGGGGACGAGGGCCGGGTAGCTGTCGATCACCACCGCATCGACGGCTCGCTCTTCCAGGATGGCGAGCACGGCGTCGTAGGCGTTCTCCATCACGTTGGTCATCACGAAGGTGAAGCCGTCCAGGTTGACGCCAAGGGTGGCAGCCCACTCGGGGTCGAACTCCTCGGCCGCTACCCACAGAGTGTGATACTCCGGATTCAAAGCCTGGTTTGCGGCGATGGTCTTCAGGACGATGGCCGTCTTGCCTGCTGACTCCTGGCCGATGACCTCGTTCCAGCAGTTGAGCGGCCAGCCGCCGCCGAGCATCAGGTCGAGCGACAGGGATCCGGTGGTCGCCCGCTGGTAGGTGACGTGGCGAAGGTCAGCCCCACGGATCAGCACCTGCTCCTGCTGCTTCTTGTTGATCTCGCGGATCAGGGCATCGATCTCGGTCGGCATGCCCAAGATTCTAGACCTTGGGTGTCACCCGGCTCCCCACGATGAGGCCAGCCCCTGCGTAAACATGCCGTCGTTGTAGCCACAGTTGTAGCAGTGGCCCGCTGGCTGGGGGCCACGCTTGTTCACCTGGAGGTTGGCGAAGTACTGGTTGCCGCCGCACTGGGGGCAGGGATCGGGGTTGGCCTTGGCTGCTGGCCCACCCTTCCAGTGCCCCGCCGCCTCGTACAGGTTCTCGGTGGTCACCCGCTCCACCTGCGGGGCGATCTGCTGCTGAGGCTGCGGCTCGTACCGCTCGTAGTACGTAGCCCTGGCGGGGTTGTCGTTGTACTGCGGCTGCGGAGCGAACTGACGCCCCTGCACGGGCGCTGGCGGCGGTGGGTTAGACCGGGGCTGCTGTCTTAACGCCTGCAGTTTCCTCTGGTACCACGCCTGGGAGTCGCTCATCTAGATGCACCGTCATCAATACGTCGGACAGGAATGAGATGAGAGTACCAGCCACTGCCTTGCGCAAGCTGGTTTGGGTGGCCAGGACTTGACCAGACAGTGAGTGGTTGAGACTGGACACGAACGCTTCCGCGTACGTGTCAGCCAGAGCTACGACTTGCTCTTCTAGGGCTGGACACATCGATGACACTCCCACATCCAGGAAGGTAACACAGCAGGTGGAAGCTCACTGTTTGGCTTCCGCCCAACTGGGGCCACAGGCGGCGGATACAACAAGCGGGATCTCTCCAAGGATCGGTCTTCCGTGTTCGTCTGTGATTCCTGACATTACCCTCTGTACACAGGCCATTACACCATCGACGGCTGTTTCATCGACCCTTACAACGATCTCGTCGTGGACCTGAGCGAGGATCTGTGCTGGGAACTCGGTCAGTTCAAGATGAAGTTGCCTCATGGCCATCTTGGTGATGTTGGCAGCGAACCCTTGTACGTATGCGTTCACCGCCTGGCGCTCCGCTCGCAGCATCGCCCACTTGGTGTCAACCAGCAGGGGCATGAGGTCGGGCAGCCTGCGACGGCGGTGGGAGATGGGGATGTCCACGTAGGGCGGGAACCGCAGAGGATCTGACATGTCACAGCGGGAGCGTGCCTCACGCAGGAGCGATGCCTTCCACGGCTCCAGCGCCGAGAACTCTTCGTAGTAGCGGTCGAGGAACTGCTGGCCCCTCTTCTTGGTCACCTTGGCCGTCGCCGCGATGCGCTCAGCACCTGCCCCGTAGCCGGTGGCGAAGTTGAGGGTCTTGCCCAGTTGTCGGAGGTCGGAGGTGACATCAGTCGGGTCAATGCGCATCGCCGTCGCGGTCGCTTCACGGTGGATGTCCCGGCCCTCCCGGAAGATCTGGATCATCGCCGGTTCCTCGGCGGCGTAGGCCAGGCAGCGCAGTTCGATCTGGTCGTAGTCAGCGACGATCAGCAGGTGGCCAGAGCCAGCCACGAACAGCGAGCGGATCGACGTGCGCCCCTTCGACTCGCGTGGCAACTGCTGGAGGTTGGGTTCGGCCGACGACAGCCGACCGGTGACCGTGCCATGGAGCTTGAAGCCGGTGTGCAGTGTCGGCAGGCCATCACCGTCACGGTAGAGGAAGTTGTCCAACCCTTCGATGAAGGTGCCCCGCAGCTTCTCACTGATCGACCATTCAAGGAACAACTGCGCCATGCGGTTGCCCCGGTCGGCGTAACTCTCCAGCACCGTCTGCGTCACCTGGGGAAGCCCGCCCTCCTTGGTCCGAGTGATCACCTTGAGGTTCTCCGACTTGAGCGGGCGCTTGGTCGAGCCGTGCTCGCGCTTGCCCTCCCCGAACATGATCCATCGCTTGGCATCGGTGTTGGAGAGGGGGAACTTGTCCCCGGCTCTGGACCACGCCTCTTCCTGGATCTTCTGCTGTTGAGCGATCAGCGCCTGACGGACCACGTCCATGTTTGATGTGTCAACAGGGAACCCGGCGTACTCCATCGACATGATCACCGGGTACATCGACATCTCAAACTCGTAGGTGTCGAGCACGCCTCGCTTGGCCAACAGGGGCCAGAAGGCTTGCTTCATCATCCAGCAGTATCGGAGATCCTTAGCCAGGTATCGGGCGATCACGTCCAGCCCGAAGTTTTCGATCCCCTTCTCACCAAGCTCCGGGTAGAACTTGGCCCGCCTCTTCCACGGGATGCTGAACCACTCGCAGGTCAGGTGCTTCAACCCGTACTGGCCGAGGTCTTCGTCCAGCACGTGCCGGATGATGATCGTGTCGTGGTACGGGCCTGGTGGAACGGCGTGGTCATACCATTTCGCTAGGCTGAGAAGGTCGAACTTGAGGTTGTGCCCGATCTTGGCCCGGTCGCTGAACAGCAGGGGTTCGATGACCTCGCACACTTCGTGGGGATACAACTGTTTCGGCGGGGCGTCGTACTCAGCAGGAAGCGTGTGCGGCACCATCCGCTGCGACGGCTTGCCCAACTTGGTCTGCCCACGGGGGTCGTTGGGATAGAGCAGGTAGGCCGGTGTCTTGGTGGGCCGCTGGGGTGCGATCATCACACCCTTGGGGTGGCCGACCGGTATCAGGAAGTTGCGACCAGCAGCACCAAGGCCAACCCACCGTAGTGTGTTGGCCCTGGCGGTCTGCTTCGTTGTCTCAACATCGATGACGAACTCACGCTCGCCACGCAGGTCTTTGACCGCCCGCCGAACCTCACCTAGGTCAAGCAGTACATGCGGACGGACCATTGCCTATTCGTACTCGTCGGCCATCTCTTCGGCCAACTCACGGAGATCCTTGGTCTTGGCGATCTCCACGATGGCCGGGGTGTACTTGTCCTTGGCCAACTTGTCGAGCGCCTCCTTGGAGGGAGGCGCGATGTCGTAGTCCTCTTCCAGGGCGGTGCGGCTGACCGGTGAGACGTTGTGCTGGACGGTGCCACGCTTGCCGGTCTTCGATGCCAGGAAGAAGCCCTTGGTCAGCGGCCCGATCTTGGGGTCGTTGGCGTAGCCCTTCAACACGGCGAACAGACGTGGCCCCACGTCCCACGACTTGAGGATCAGGTTGTCGTCGTCACCCACGATGGCGATGTTGAACGCCGCCACCGCCTGGGCACGATCCCCGGCGTCGCACAGCGGGCACTCCTTGCCCACTGTCTTGGGGCAGCCGTACGCACGGAGGCTCTTGCCTTCCTTGGTGGTGCGCTCCACCCAGTGACGGCGGAAGTTGGCGTACGGGGTGTCGTCCAGGAACTTGATGACCTGGGCCTTCTCTTCCAGCTTCAACGACTGGGCGTAGCTGGAGGTCGAGGCCATCTGCTTGTCGCCCTCGGACCAGCCGCCCTTGATCATCTCCGACTCGTCGCCGGTCACCCCCTTGGCGCTGGACTTCGGAGCAGGAGCTTCGTCTTCGTCTTCGTCGTCGTCATCTTCGACGGGCTGGGCCTCACGGAGACGCTGGCGTGCCTTCTGAACACGGGGATCGTCTTCGACGTTGGGCGCAGCAACCTCGTCGTCATCGTCTTCGACCGGGGTCGGCGGCAGACGGCGGGCAGGCTTCTTCGATGGTGGCATGTCTTCCTCGCAGTGTTCAGGCGCAGTGTGCAGTGTGTTATTGGGTGAGGCTGTTGAAGAACTCTCCAACCTCGGCGGCGAAGGCTGGCGTCGGGGGATGCTTCACTCCCTTGCGGTTGGGAAAGATCACCCGGTGCTTCTTCGCTAGGCGGATGATACCCAGCACCTGCTCCCTTGTCCAGAGCCTCTTGCCCTTGTTGGACCGGCCCGCTGCGACCGGGGCCGCAGTACGGGGTGACCGGTAGGGGGTGCGGGCCAACAGACCCTGGGCCTCCCAGGCACGGATCGACTGCACGCTGTAGCCCAGCGCCTTGGCCAGGTGGGAGATCAGGAAGAACTCCTGCTTCTCGGTCTGTCCGGGGAGCCGGTAGTACACCGGCTTGGCGTCCCATTCTTCATCGACTACGGCAGTGACCACCTTCTTGTCACGGTTGACCGGCTTCTTGCGGCCGGGGTAGTCGAGGTCTTCGAATTGCTCCAGCACGTTGCTACTCATTGTGATACCTCGGTCAGGAATTCGTAGGTCTGGTTGTTCCAGCGCAGCAGGGCAGCCAGCTTGTCGTGGGGGATGCCCCTGGGCCACAACGACTCGGCCGCTGCGCGAGTGATCTGATCAGCCGTCAACGGCGGCAGCTTCTTCGGTTGTTCGATGACGACGGAATCGTCTGTCTCCCTCTTGGCCTGCGGCACGTTCTTCGATCCCACTGGGCGCCCACGCTTGCGACGGATCCCGGTGACACCACCATAGATGCCATGAACGTTGCGCATGTGCCGACCCACGCTGCCTGGCGTAACCCACGCCCTGCAGCTAGGCACTTCGCACTTGACCTTGCCCCTGGTGTCGATGGCACCGTGAGCAGCCAAGCGGTGGCGGGCCAACCCAGCCCGTGAAGTACAAGGCTGGCCGCACTCGGGACAGGTGGTGTCGTCATCAGGTGGTTGTGATACCGGTGCTTCAACACTGAGAGATTCAGGCATCGGAATGATGTCGAAGGAGTTGATGTCGCTCATGACGCATCCTCCACGTCGTCTTCGACCAGGTCGCCACGGCGCAGCGCCTCTTCTTGGCGGATGGCCAGCAGAACCATGCGGAAGTCATCACGGCTCAGGCGAGGCTCGCCCTTGGTCAGGTCGTAGCCCTGCGGCTTGTGGTAGTGCCGTGCCAGCAACTGTCCGTAGCTGCTGAGAGTGTCACGCCTCTCGGTACCGCAGCGCTCACAGCGCAAGGTGAGAGGGACGCCGAACTGTGGTGTCCACAACGAGTCGTAGTCGAACCATGAATGGCCGATGGTGCGGCAGCGAACGTACCCCCGGCGCTCATGGTGCCAGGTTGAGGTTAGGGCGGCGTTTGACAATGTGTTACTCCTACAGGTGTCACGATGAGGCGACTGTAGCAGTTACTAGCAGCAAGTCAAACCAGCTTCTTCTTCTCCCACTTAGCGAGGGCGTCCACCAGGGCACGTTCGATCAGGAAGTTGGCCGAGACACCACGGCGGGAGGCCTCGGCATACAGCCGTTTGCGCAAGGTGTGGGGGAGACGGAACTGGATCTGAGCTTGGTCGTGTGCCGCCTCACCGTTGCGGGGGCGGTACCGACCACGGGGTGGTGACGCCGCAGGCATCAGGCGTCCTCCGTGATGAGGTAGAAGGCGAACGTCTCGTTCTCGTCGTAGAGGTCGGTCAGTTCGTCGTCTTCGATCTGCCCGCCGTAGTTGGCGGCGAGCACGGCGTCTTCATTGAGCACCACCACGACCTCGGTGCAGGAGTCGAGCAGCCCCTTCTCCTTGAGCAGGGCCATGGTGCGCTCTTCGTTCAGCGACTGGCTGACCCGGCGCTGGCGCTTGATCCCGGTGACCAGCTTGGGCACCGGGTTGCCCTCCTTGACGGCGAAGTACTCCTCGGGCTTGTCCAGTTCGATGACCCGGTGACCCTCGCCCTCTAGCTCACCCTGGGTTTCCAGGGTGGACATCAACTGCTTCTTGAGCTTGCCTTCGTGGTACTCGGAGCGCTCGCGCAGCGAGCGGTTGCTCAGGTAGTCACGCAGGGTGTAGAGGAAGTCACCAGGGCTGGAGCGTGGGATGATGCGGCGGGGCATCCCCCAATGGTAGCAGTCCTCCCCACTGTGGTATGGTGACACCGCCGCTGGCCGGGAGATCCATCATGAGGGGACCGCCCTAGTGCCGACACCCCGAACTAGCGACGGGGCACGCTTCATGAGGCGTGAATGGTAGAGGCCACCCGCGGGTGGCCTCTACTGCGTCTCGTCCAGGAATTCCCGCAGGCTCTGCAGGTCGAGCTTGAGGGTGCCTCCCTTTTCGAACTCCCCGTCGATGAAGGCACGGCTGACCTTGCGCTTCTGCTGGAGCATGTTGTACATGCGCTCTTCGATGGTGCCCAGTCCGAACATGTAGCCGATGTTGATCTGCTTGAAGGCCGAGTCGGTGCGGTCGATGCGTGAGATTCGTTGAGCGAGGGCACCCGAACTCCAAGGCAAGTCGTAACACAACAGGTGAGAACCCTGGTTGAGGTTGATGCCGTACGCCCCGGCATCGGACGAGAGGAACACCTTGCAGTTGGGGTCGTTGTTGAACCGTTGGATGCGGCGGTCACGCTCAGGCCCGGAGACATCCCCGGTGATGGTGGTGTAGGGGATCTTGCTCTTGGCCAGGGCCGCACCGATCATCGCCAGCATCGGCTTGAAGTAGGAGAAGACCACGACCTTGTGCCGTGGGTCGGCGGCGAGGATGTTCTGGACTCGCTCCAGCAGGTTGCTGAACTTCTCCTGCTCGTCGGGGATGCCGGTCAGAACACCGGAGGTCTTCAACTCGCTGGCATACCTGCTGCCCCGCCGTGATACTTCGGTATCGAACTCATCTGCGGAAATTTTTAGAAGACGCGGGTGGCTGCTCAGCATCCGCATGGCGAGCAGCCGGGACATCACCTCCCCCATCAGTGAGATGTCCCGGCCGCTCTGCACCCGCCCGTAGTGGGCGAGGACATCGAAGGAACCACGGATCCCCTCTGCGATGGCCTTGTCGATGGCGTCGGACAGGTCTTGCTTGACCATGTCGTGGAGAGCCATCGTCCGCTTGTCCAGGACGACCGGCATCTCCTGTTCGATCATCTCGGGCAGCCACTCAGCGATGTCCTCCCGGCTCTTGCGGTACATCGCTGGACCCAAACGTTGTGTTACCAAGTGAAGGTTGCGGTAGCGAGTAGGCCTCCCGTAGCCATCCCTGACGATGAACGTGCGGTCGAACTTGTGGAACGAGCCGAGCACGTCAGCGTCAACCCACTCCATGATGGAGAACAGTTCCTCAGGCCGGTTCTCCACCGGTTGGCCAGACAGGGCGATGCGCACGGGGGTGCGCTTGCCGAGAGCCTTGGCTGCCCTGGTGCGTTTGGCGGCGAAGCCCTTGATGTACGAGGCCTCATCAAGTATGCAGAACGAGGTCGGCAGGTACTCCTTGATGTAGTCCCAGTCGTTCACCAAGCATTCGTAGTGCATGATGGTGTAGTTGTATCTGTGGGCGGCACGGATGGCCCTTACCCGCTGGGCCTTCGTGCCGTCCACCACCTGGACCGTGGCCCTGGGATCGGCCTTGTGGATCTCACGCATCCAGTGCCACTTGGTGGACTTGAGGGCGAAGACCACGCCGCAGTCAACAACACGCTGACGACGGAGACGCCGGATGGCAGCGACCGCAGCGACGGTCTTGCCCGCCCCCATCGTCAGCGCAAGTAGTAAGTTACCACGGTCAACGATGCGGTCGATGGCCTCGACTTGGTAGGGCCGTAGCTCAAGCGTCATCGCTGTACTCGACAGCCAACTTTTCCAAAGCCTTTCCGATTCCCTTCTTGGGAAGATGGAGCACCGACGCAACCTCGCGAGGTTTGAGTCCCCCGTCATGAAGCCACATCATGGCGTCCTGCAATGCTTGGGGGTCGAAGTCAGCGTGGTTGAGGTCGATGACCGGAGGCAGGGGGAACCTACCGTAGATGTTCTTCTCCCATGACTTCTCCCAGGGGTCGTAGCGTCCCCACGTCCGTGTCTCGTAGTAATCGAGAACGCTATCGACCCAATCCTCCAGTGTTGTCATATTAGAGTCGTCACGTCTTCTTACGAGCGGTGACGGTGATGTAGCCGGAGCAGAGGGGGCACGGCTTGACCCTCTTGTCCTTGGCAGTGAGCACCATCCCGGTCCACTCCCACACGTTGCGGTTGTTGGAGTGTGACTCGGGATTCTTGGCGTTCATCCGGTCAACCTTCCTAGTAAGCCCTCGTTTGGCAGCGCCGTTAACGATAGAGCCAACAGCGTTGTTGCGGTGCTGACCTGTACCTCCCCTGGGCTTGCCGATCATGTCAGTGAGTATCTCACTATGGAATGTCTCATGGGTGCGAGCGATGACGTGGTTCCACGTGTGCTTGGCGAGGTCGGACCAATCAGGGACTGCAGCCTCGGCCGTAGACATCCCAATTTCCTTCAACTGATCGCCGGAAAGTTTGTGCCCATTGGTAACGGTTGGTGTGATAACAGGAGGGATAACACAACACCACAGTGGGATGATGCGCTTCCGTCGTTTCGGAATGATCCGCTTCCGTGTCACAGACCCATCCTGGTAGTGCGGCCCCAACTTTCTAGTAGGGCGTCGTCGGATACTACATCACCAGGATCCTTGGCGGGTTCTCCGTCCTCGTCGTACAGCCCCTCGTAGTTCCAGCGGATGGGCGCCGTCCCGGCCCGCTTGAGCATCGGGCAGATCTGCTCGCACGCATCGTTGCCGGTCTTGTCGTTGTCGAGAGCGAGGAAGACACGGGTGAAGGTGCGTGCGAGCAGACCTATCTGTTCGGCCGAGACGTAGGCACCCAAGGAGGAGAGTGCCGGGATACCGAGGCCGAACAGACGGACGGCGTCGAGGGGTGACTCCACCAGGGCACAGAACGATCCCTCGCAGCACTGGTGGAAGCCGAAGAACGTCTGGCTCTTCGGTAACCCCTCGGGGAGTGTGACAACGTTGCCCTTCTGGCGGTACTGGGCGCCGAGCAGGTCGCCGTCCACGGAACGCAGGGGCAGCACCCACTGACGGTGCTCCCGGTACCAGCGAACCTCATACCGGTCTATCGCCGTGCGTTGCAGGCGGCGGAAGGTCAGCAGGTTCTCTGGCACGGGGACCATGTCGTTCCACAAGGCGTAGTCGGTGAGGACCGGCATCACCGGGGACAGGACCGGGGCCGGATCCTCTCGGACCTCGGCCATCTTGCGCAGGAAGCCCTGCTTGGACAGTTCCTTGTCGAGATCGTCGGGGGCCGACCCGGTGACATCGATCAGCAGTTGCTGGAGGGTGCTGCCGCCGTAGTTGCAGGAGAAGCAGTGGTGTTCGTACGTGGTCTTGTTGATCGACCACGATGGGTGAGCGTCGGTCTTGCCCGTACGTTGAGCATGCATGGGGCAGGGCGCCCACACCTCCGAGCGTGACTGTCGCACGGGCACGATGCCCGCATTCTCCAGGATGGTGTACAGGTCGGGCGTCACGGGTCGTAGTCCTCATCGTCTCGGGTGGCCCAACGACGGCGGGCAGCAGGGCTGAGTTGCTGACGCGCCTTGGCTACATCGATTTCGGTGACTGATCCCCCCGACCAGTCCCACTCCAACAACGTGTCCCGGCGTGGGCCGGAACGAGATTCAACGACTCTGAACTTGACAATGGCTGGCCCGGAATTGACCTCATCGACTAACTCAGATGGCTCCTTGTCTTCGCGTACCCTCTCCACCCCGAGCATGATGTCGCAATCCTGACCCCATGCCTGGGAGTACATCGCTGACGAGAGGGACAGCCCCGACTTGGACCGTGTCAACGATGCCTGTGTTGTAACAACGATTGGTATCTTCTGCGACTGGGCGAGGCGCTTCAAGCCTCGGCTGATGCTGGTCATCGCCTGGGGGGAGCCTGCCTCTACCCCCGCTTGCTCCGACTGCATGAGATAAGCACCATCCACGAACACCACGTCGGGTTGGTACTGCTGGACCTTGGCCTGTACACCGGAAACGGTTGTCGCCGCCGTGATGTCGGTGGAGAAGATGAACGGGCGCATCCCCTCCACCTGACGGAGTGCTTTCTGAACAGCCTTGAACTCCTTCTCCGTGAGGGTGCCGTTCATGATCTTGGTGAGTGACACGTTGGAGTACAGCGACACCAGGCGGTCGGTCTGCTCCACGTTGGACATCTCGTAGCCGATGAAGCAGGCCACCTTGGCCTGCAGGTGGACGGCCTTGGCCATCGCCAACAGCGTGGCGCTCTTGAACGACTTGGGCGTGCCCAGCAGCACCACGTACTGCTCCGGCTGCAGACCACCCGTGACGTAGTCGATGCCGTTGAAGCCTGTGGAGATACCACGGAGCATGCCGGGGTTGTCCATGCGGTCGAGTAGCAGTTCCTCCATCGCCACACGGGCCGAGGTGAAGTCGAAGTCCAACGAGTTGGATGTCTCCAACCGTGCCTGGATCAGCGCCTCCTGCAGGATGGTCACCATCTCGTCGGGCTGCTCCGTGTTGACGTAGTCGGCAGCGGCGCTCAGACCCTGGGTGAGGATGACGTACTTGCGGTCCTGCTGCATCCGTTCGATCAGGTAGGACAGCGCTTGCTTCTGCGGCTTCCAGCGGGCGGTGGGGAACGCCTGGGCCACGACGTGCTCGTCGGGTGCGGTGCCGTGTCGGCCGAAGTGATCCAGGAGGAACTGGAACACCCGTTTGTACTCGTCGTTACGGAAGAACTCCGTGGTGATGCGGGCGTTGACCGCCGCACCCATCTCTTCTTCCAGGATCACCTTGGAGAGGAAGGCGTGTGCCCAATCGGCCACTAGAAATCCTCCCCTCGTATGACGGCGTGGCCCGCTTGACCATACTCGTCCAGACGTTGGGGGCTGGAATCATAGATGGCCCTGATGTCGGGCTTGAACCGCAGGGTATTCACGAACGAGTCGTAACCCAGGTATCGGATCGAGTCGTAGGGTATGCCAGCTAGCTCCAGGTACTCGGCTGCCTCGTCTGCCAGGCGCTGGTCCACGAACGTGACGATCTCCACGTCGTAGTCAGGCCAACGCTGGGCGATGGACACCATGCGCTTGAGCGGCACCTCATGCCAACTGATGTGATACGTAGGTGGTTGACGACGTAGGTGGCGCTTAGCCCCCTCGGTCACGGCCACCAGGCAGAGGACGCCCTCTAGTATGACAACAAGCTTCTCACGGTTGTAGACCGCTAGGTCACCGTTCTGCATAGCACGTCACGAACCAGATCTGGATGACCTTCTCCAGCCCATCCAGTTGTGGGTCACCAGGTGGCATGTCCGTGGCTATGACAGTGGGCAGGCCGCTCTTCACCCGTTGGAACAACCGGGGAAGCGCATGCTTACGGAAGAAGGTGATGTCGTGCTCTTCGTAGAGGTCATCGATCCACAGCAGCTTCAAGTCCCACAGCTTGCGGACAGCATCTTCGAAGCTCGCTGATTCGACGTAGAGGTCGTAGTCACCGGAGTTGCCCTGCGACACCTTGTTGGCCGACCACGACTCACGGATGCGATCCATGAGGTTGGTGGCGGTGACGTAGTCCCAGGCGAAGTCGTCATCGATCTCTCGGACCATGCGCTTGGCGGCAGTGGAAGCGATGTACGTGGAACCTGCGCCACGATCCCCGTAGACCCACAGCCCGACCTGAGCTTGCTCACCAGCCAGACCACGCTCGCAGTTCTCCTGCCACAACGTGACGGCTTTCTGCTGGTGGTCGTGCAGGCTGCCGAAGCGACCTGGTCCAGGGATGATGAGTTTCGACAAACCGAACTACTCCTACTGCACCATATGACCGGGAGTCCCCCAGGGTTTACCCCAGGTCCATGGCCATGGCCACTGGCCCTGGGGGAAGTCCGGTTTGAGCCACTGACTCTAGGACTCGGATCCTTGGCGTGTCAAGCGCTCCCGTTCGAAGTACTCCCGTGCCGATGGACGGGCACGGTGAACCTTGCCCTCTCGCCCCCACCACCCGACGAAACGCATGAACGCCGACTGGTTCTCCTTGAAGGTCATCCGGCCAGCCGTGGCGATGAACTCATCGATGAACGTGCGGACCTCGTCCTCGGTGTACACCCGACCGGCAGCCGGGGCCAGGAACGTCGCCCGGATGTAGCCCACCGTCGCCTTGATCGACTCGGCGGGACGGATCTTGCGCAGCCGTGGTATCTCAACAGCCACCTTCTGTTCCCACTCGTTGAGGAAGTAGTTGGCCAGTCGCCGTGACGGGTCGGGATCCTTGGCCCGTGGTCGCTTGGTGGCGCGGCGGTCCCCGGCTGCCATGGCGATCTCTTCTGCACGGCTCTTGTCCACCCCCACAAGCGTAGTTTGGGCGGCGGCATCGCCGCCCAAACGAACCGCAGGTTCAGAACACGAAGTGTTCGGAACCGTAGGTTCCCTGCCTGTTACTGGTGTTACGTAAGTAACACTAGGTATCGGAGGAAGATTCTTCGTCATTGATGCCGAAGATCTTTCGTCATGCTCTAGCAACTCGGTGATGTGATACAGGTTGGTTCGGCTGCTCACTCCGACCCCGGCATCTGGTATCACAGTGAGCAGTCCTGACTCCTGTGCCCAGCGCACGTAGTTCTGGATGCTGCGTGTCGTCACACCCATCTCTCGGGCCAGGCGTTCTTGGCCGGGGTACACGTTGGGATACCACCCGGCGATCTTCTCCAGGAACGCCTTGACCCCCACCCACTGGCGCGCCGAGAGGTTGTCGGGCTTCTTCATTGCACGGACGACAGCGAAGGCTTGCCGTCGTGCTGTCTTTCCCCTACCCTGTGCCATGACGCGCTCTCCTTCCCAAAGGCAAAGCGTCGTGAAGAGGCCGGGTGCTTGCCCCGGCCTCTTCCTCGTTACTCGGGCAAGACTTCCACCTTGACCCGCATGCTGTCCAGACCCGGCTCTAGGTGGATGATGATCTCGTTCTTGTAGTTGCCGTGGATGTCGGTGGCCAGCGAGCAGAGCACGTCATGGCCCATCAGGTGGCCGATCAGCATGCCCGTGTTCAGGGCGTGGTCGTCGTTGACGAAGTAGGGCGGCTGCTTGTTCATGAGTGATCATCCAACCATTGCTGGAAGGAGTCAGTGAACCCGCCACCGGCAGCCATGTAGGCCTCAAACGCCTTCTGATCGGCGGGCGACAGGCTCGCGAACCACTTGTTGTGTTCGGCCTCCCCCTCGTCCAGCAGACGCTCAAATTCCTCGTCGTCGGTCATGATCTCTCCAGTCGGGGATACTTGCGTAACAGCTTCTCAACCACCACTGTGGCCTCTTCGGACGGCTCTTCGATGTCGGCCTGGCCGTGGTCGGCAGCCTCGTTGCCCGAGTCGAACAGGTCGTCGCTGGCCTCGGGGATGTCTCCGGTGTAGCCACGCAACCGGAGGGCGAGCAGTTCGTGCTCATGGCCTCGGTTCTCATGGACGGCCACCCAGCCGTGGCACAGGTGGTCGGGCGTGGCGTGGCAGGCGAAGTAGGCGAACGGCTGGTCGCAGGTCACGTTGTCATAGTCGCGCAGCTTCTCGTACTCATCGGCCGACCACACACCGGACGGCACGTCACGCCGGTAGGGGCAGGACGAGCACGGCTGGGAACGTACGCCGCTCACGCTGTGGCCTCCGGTTCGTCGCTCTCCGGGGGAGCGATGTCGTTGATCAGTTCACGATAGGTGCGCAGGTTGCTCTCGGCCCGCTTGGCTCTCGCCTCGGCCGCAGCCTGGGCGGCGGCGACTTCCTCCAGGCGCTCCATGAACCCGTCCACCTGTCCGTTGAGGGTGTCGATCTGCTCCCGCAGGATGGTGTTGCGACCACGGTCAGCGATGGTGGCGATCTTGTCGAGCGCTTCCTCGGGCGTCAACTCGGTCGGCGCCTCTTCCTCGCTGCTGGGGTGCAGCGGGATGACCCGGTGGTCGATGATCCAGGTGGCGACCCACTCGGCCTGATCGACCACGGTGAAGTCGATGCCCTGGGCAGCCGCAGCGGCCAGTGCTCCGTTGATCTCGCTGCGCAGGCGACGGATCCGTGCCTTCTTGGCCGGGACGTAGCTGGGATCGACACCGTCCGGGTCGGCCTGGGGCTGCTTGCCCAGGCCACGCTTGTGGCTGGCGTTGTGTCGTGCCGTCGAGTGCGGGGACTCGTTGGTGTAGGGGCAGTCATCCCACCGACAGGCGTAGTCGGTGGTGCCGTCGTTCCAGGTCCGCTCCATCACGGCGTCGGACGGGTACGTGGTGGAGACACCATCGACGGTGTTGCCCGAATGGGCCGACCACGGCTCTTCCTTCAAGATGCGACGCTTGCGGTGTTTCCCAGTCACGACGGGGGCCGGTTCCGACTCCGAACCGCCACTCTCAGCAGGCGGAACCGACTCCGGTTGTGACTGGGCCTCTGTGATACCAACAGCGTTCACTTCCGACGCCAGACGAAGGAGCATCTGAGCGTGGCCCTGGTCGATCTTGGTCCGGTCGATGACCTGCTGCACCATGGCCGTCACCGGGAGGTTGATGATCCGGTGCCGGAAGATCTTCCGTGCTCGCTGCCGGAAGGCGTTCATGTTGATGGTGTCTTTGTTGGGGATCTCGATCCGCTGGTTGTCGGAAGAGGTCATGATGACGAACCCGCCCGGTCCCCGGTCCACTCTCCAACCGCAGTAGTAGCCGACCCACAGGAGCGCTCTGGCTTCTCGGAGTCGGAGATCCTTGATCAACTCTTGGTCGATCTCGGGGAGATCGGATGCCCAGTCGTGTCCGTTGTCGCTCATGATCTTGCTCCCACTAGTAACACAGTGGTGTCAAGATACCGTACCTTTGACTAGGACACAACACGTTTCCGAATCTTTGTGTGTCAACACGCGCAACGGCCCCCGCACCCACGGGCACGGGGGCCGCTGCTACTTCCAGGCGCCGGTTGAATTACGCCTGGAGGGCTTGGACGATGCGGGCGAACACTGCCGCCGCCACGTCATCCACGATTCCTTCGAACCCGGTGTTGGGTTCGTCGTCGTCCTCGCCATCCTCCACCGTCTTGGTGACGGGCGGGGTGCTGACCTCCACGGCCGGGGTGTCGTCCTTGGACTCCCCGAGGATGCGGTCGATGTAGGTGGCCATGCGGGTGCGGGGCGGGAGGGTGAAGCCCATGCCCTCAGCGATCTCCTTGAGATCGTCCAGCTTCATGTCCTCCAACTCGTCACGGGTGTAGCCCTTGGTCTTGGGCTTGGCCCCGTTGGCGCTGGCTGCTGCTGCCACCTTCTTGGCGGGCTTCTTGGTGGGGGTGGGCACTTCGTCCTCTTCCTCGTCTTCGGTTGCGGCTGCGGTGACCCCGTCTCCACCGAGTTCGATCTCGCCCA